CTTGACTTGGGTTTATCGATTGTCTCCTTCGCTCTTAATGACGCCTCGGTCCTTACGGTCACGAAGCTTTGCAATATTCATGCCAGCAATCGTGCTCATGGGAATCCGTAGCTCCTCGGCCAGTGCCGCAATATACCAAAGCACATCGCCCAATTCTTTTGCAAGTTCATTGCGCCACTCAGGAGTAGTTCCTTCGTAGCCCATGAGTCCTTGGTTGCGCCATAGCTTCTTAATCTTGTCCGCTGCTTCTCCAGACTCTCCAGCAAGGCCAAGAGCAGGATAGATCAGGTTGTTGTGTAGTCCGGGGTACGTTGCCGTACCCAGTGTGTCCTTCTGATAATCGTCAAATGTGTACATTATTCTCCGCAGGGATGGAAACCCCAATCCCTTTTTTTAGCTCCTGTCACAACGAGGGACCATGATGTTCCATAAGGTGTAATTACGTTGTGCTTAAACTCGGCTGGACGGTACAGGATAAAACCCGGCCAACGCTTATGAAACTTCTGTCCAACTTGCTCTAGGTATCCATTCCATAGGAGTAGCGTAATGAAACGCCACGGATGGTCATGGCATTCCGGGTGCCAATTAGGTGCGTAGAGTTGGTGCAAGAACACTCGAAACCACGGCGTCTTTAGCAGAGTGTAGCGAGTGAATTTCTCACCAATAGCTTCCCATCCAATCTCTTTAAAGGGTAGCGCCCAACGAAGGAAACGTTCAATCATAATCCTCGCTATCGTTTACCCTATACAACATCCACGTAATCAGTACGTTGAATATAGGCAAAGATGCTACTATTAGATTCAGAACTTCTTGCCCGAAGTCTTCACGCTTTGGGTTAAAAAGGCCCTTTAGTACTCGAAAGCACCAAAAGAAGCTGACAACCCAGATTGCAAATAAGATAGCCGTCATCTGTACGCCTCCACTTCTACTGCAAGGTTTGCCAGAGCTTCTTCCAGCGTTGCGCCGGTAGCTTCTAGCTCGTCAATGTATTTATTAGCATCAGTATGTAACACCAATCTAATAACTCCGTCTACGCTATCAATTCGAATAGTGCCTAGAGTAATCATCTCAGCGGTGTCCCCCTCGTAGGCATTATGTCGCCGGGATTCTTAGGAACAGAATTCAGCAGACGATACATAATGTACTCTGCATTTCCTGCAAACATTCCCGCGAATGCATCCAGAGTAGTATTGATTACTTCTAAGGTAATTGCAAATTTTACCATGCGTTGCTTGTCTGTCAAAGAGTGCAACCCACGGTCATTGAGAATTTGCATACACGTTTCAAGAGAGTCCCGGTACTCCATTAAATGCTCATACCGGGTCCCAATGTCATCAAGCTTCGGTTCGGGTTTCTTCGGCTCCATCCTTCTCCTTTACCCGTGAACGCTTCACCTTACAGGGCTTCGTGCACTGTGAGCAAGTCCACGAACCGAGAGCGCACTCAGAGAACTTACCAGCTTCCCTGTCAGCCTTGCTGCGCTCAACAGGCGGCTTCTTACCGGGCTGACCGCAACACTCGCTAGTGTAGTTAAACACAGGTTCACCTTTAACAGCAAACACTACCTTCTTATGCTTCTTCACTTTTTCCTCTCTATTCAACGGTAAAGGTTAATGAACTACCTACGGGCATGATTTCCACTTTCCAATCTGCGGGGGCATCACTGAGCAGAGGTTCGATGGACCCGGATTTCGGCCAAACTCGAATGAGCCTGTTACTCTCAGAGCGAATCACATAAAGATAATCAGGCTCATCTACGCCGTCCACAATTGCCCGTCCAATATTCCCCGGTTTAAGTTGCGCTACTGGAACAATGACCGGAGGGCTATGCTTGTTGAGTCCAATTTTCACTTCGTTTCCTTTCGGATTTCAGTTAGCCGGTTACTAATCGCGGCCTTCAATGTTGAATCAAGCTTAACAGCTTCGATTACGTTTGTCAAGCCCTGTGCGATTTTCTCGCCATTGAAACTATAATAGCCGCCCTTTTCTGACTTGTCAAGTGCTCCGACCTTCGCGGCGTAGTCAACAAAATCAGTCCACGTATCGATACCGACTCCATAGATCAGCTTGACGGTAGTTGAACGATAAGGAGAGCCTACTTTGTTCTTGGTGGCCTTAATCTCCATGTCGTGACCGATTGGCTGCTCCTTGTCTCCGATCAATGTTCTACGGCGAATGTCTAGACGAACACTGGCATAGAATTTAAGTGCTCTGCCGCCGCTCGTGACTTCCGGTGATCCGAACATTACACCAACCTTTTCACGGATTTGGTTAATGAAGATTAGAGTGATACCTTTTTCATTTGCCTTACCACGCAGCTTACGCATAGCCTGAGACATGAGTCGCGCCTGTAGGCCGATGTGGGAATCCCCCATTTCTCCATCTAGTTCCGCTTGAGGGACCAATGCTGATACTGAGTCTACCACGATTAGGGATACAAGTCCACCATCGATTAGCGCCTCTACTGTCTCTAGCGCCTGCTCACCGCTATCCGGCTGAGAGATAAGAAGTTCCTTAACGTTGACACCTAGCTTTGCTGCATAGGTGACATCAAGGGCATGTTCGGCGTCTACAAACGCACACAGAGTATCATTATTCTGTTGCTCACACGCGATCATGTGAAGACAGAATGTGGTCTTACCACACGATTCAGGCCCGTAGATTTCAATGATTCGGCCCCGTGGAAGTCCACCGGCTTGTAGTACTTCATTGTCTAACGATGGAAGGTTAGTACTAATAACTGGAATGTCTACTCCTACTCTATTGCCAAGGAGCATGATCGACCCGGTTGTATCAAATTGTTTATTGAGAGTCTTCTCTAAAGCTTTGATCTGATCTAGTGCGTCTGCTTTAGATAGAATCTTTACATTTTTCGTATCTACTTTAGCAACACCCAAAGCTGAATCAACCTTGGGTGTCTCTCCAATTGCCGCCGCTAATGCTGCTAACTTACTCATTTAACTCCTAATACTTGCTTCGTATTCTATCCACAGAGGTACATATTTACGTGCGTAATTAAGATTAGCACGGTTAAACCAGAATGCTACTTCGTGGAACGTTATGGACCATTTACTCGGTGCTTTCCGTCGAAACTTCATTGCTCTCCGCTAGCTGCCATTGTGCGATAGTAGCCATGAACTGCCGCCACCTGTGATAGAACTTCTTGCCTTGAAGCTGGACGATTAATGGCGCTCCATGCTCAGTGAACATCTCATCCAACTGCTTAACAACTTCTTCATGATTCTGGAACCACGCTAGCCAGCATGTGTCACAGTTACGATGACGTGGCTGACGGTGAAGGTCTAGCCGGTGCTGACAGGCTACCACTCTCGGATGTTGAATGGTAACGTACTGTTTGCGTAATAGCTTATACTCGCCTGCCGTTGGTAGCTTTGCTTCAGGATTTGGAATAGTTGTAACGACCTCAGTATAGGAATCTTTTCGTGGGTCAATCTCGTTTACAGGAGGAGCGAATGCCGCGCTTTCCTCTCTCGGCTCTTCAATTATATCCATCATTCTGCCCCCTCTAGAATATGCATAGCTCTTACAATCCTAGCTTCATATCCTAACGCTTCCAATCTAATACATTCAGTTTCCAACCATATTAGCTTTGGCGGGATAATCCCGTACTTCTGAAGCAGTTGGTCTTTGCGGACTGCGTTCTTCTCTTCTTTTAGTTCTTCTGTTTGAATGTCCATAGTCACTTTCTTATTGCTACAAAGTATTTACCAGCAGGACTGATCTTACGTGCTGATAATATACGACCAATGATCTGTTCGATTTCGGCCCGTTGTTTTTGAGTGAAGATAACACCTGATTCTATCCAGTATGTGTTATCAAATATAGTCACTAGCTCATCAAAGGTGTAGTCAGTTTTCTTTTGATACGTTAGTAACCCATCTTCTACTGCGCGTTCTACGTCTACGAAAAAGTCTAGCTGATTAGGTCTTGCCTTGTTCTGAGGACTCGGTGAATTTCCTGCTCTTCCCGGCTCTATGATCGTGATCGCACTGCGTTGCTTCAGTACTTCATAGTTACCCGGAAACGGTTCCAGTGCGTATGGGTCCCCACAAATGTCATCGAATGCCCTTTTGTACTTTGCGGCCAACTCTTCTTTTCGGTTTATCTTTTTTGACTTCACTTACTCCCCTTGCTGCATTGAATTTGATTAGCAGCTTTTCTCTAACCTTTGTCCCAACCTCTCCGGGCGCTGTAAACCGTTCCCCATTGGCTTGTGTAAACGGCGGCTCAGATATGTATTTGTACGCATTATACATCCGTTGGGCATCATCTTGCAAGATAGCAATCCCTTTGTTGCAAGGCCAACATAACAAACCTCTTACGAGTCCAGTCTTGTGACAGTGGTCTACCGCAAGTCTGTACGGAATGCCTTTCTTATTTAAACGATTCTTACAGATCGCACAAGCCCCTCCTTGAAGTGCCAACACCTTATTAAATTCTGCTAAGGTTATATGGAATTCTCGTTGCAGCCTTGTGTCTTTAGCTCTTTCCTGTTTTGTCACCAACTCCCCTTACCAAGCTGTGAAAAGTAACCCATGTCAATTAAAATAGGTTGATTGTTCTCGCCTAGTCCCACATTACCACCGTGCACGTCACATTCTGATTCAGCAGCATAGGGCCACGTTAACTCAATGATGTGGTCCAGCAACCGTGCAATGCATCTATAACCTTTAGGTAACGGCTTATAGTAATGCATTAACATCACGCCAGTTTTACTATCGAAGTAATGAATCTCTGGCATATACTTTCTGAGTTGAGCGTACTTCTTAAAGCGTTGAATACGTCGAACTGCCCGATACTCTGCTCGTGCATGGTCGCGGGGACTGCTGCCAGCATTCTTAGATAGCTTTACTACCAGAGGTAGACCATTGATTCGGTATACTTCACGGTACAGACCATTACCTATAAGCCCTAACTTCAGTCCCATTTTCTCAAGGTCACTTCGATTCTTAGGCTTCTCTTTCACAAACCTATCAATAACGGCCTTTACTTGCTTCTCAGTACGCTCAGTCATGTCAAAATGTTATACCTTCGTCCGGTGAGTCCGGTTCCTTTACGGCTTCTTTCATAGAAGATAATGCGGAAGGTTTCATTGTTCCGGCCTCCTTCATTATTCCACTTCCGGTATTAGCAATCATGGCCTTGACTTTGCCCTCATTGAGTTTACTAAATGTACTAGTAGCTCCGTCAAACCATACTGTCGTTTCGCCCCCGGCGCTGTATCTGGAAATCGCGCAAGTGACAAGAGTCTCAGGAGAGAACGTAGTGTTACTCTGTACGTTTGCACCTGAATCGAATGTCTGCTTACTCACGCCTCCAACACGGCTACGGTTAAGGATCAAACAGCAATCACAGTCCTTGGCAATTTGAGACGCACCATCTACGTTAGAAATGGCTGTAAGCTTCTGTTCTGCCACTCGGTTAGGCTGTAGGATACGAACCATCTGTACGCTGTAGTCTTTACCGATCTGAGAGGTACGCTTACTAATCTCTGATAGCCATTCTGTCCTGTTCTTGTTACCCTTGGTGATATCGCAGAAACGTTGGATGTTATCCAGCATGACCCATTTTACACCGTAACGCCTGATACAATCGATGATTAACTTGTAGATGTCATCCATTGTAGAGAACTTTGGATAACACAGGTAAAGTGTTCCTTCCCTGTTTGCGGCCATTGCTTTGACGCCGGGAATAGCTGCCTTGAACATCTGAGTAAGCTGTTCCGCTTCTTCAGGAGTCTTAGGTAGATTGTCCGGTACCTGAGCCTTGTGACTGACCCATCCTCTTGCAAGCTTGGCACAGGTCATTTCGGCGCAGATAATGATACCATCGTCTCCGTAGGTATCCACCATGTACTCTAAGAGGTTCATGCCAAACTTAGTCTTGCCGATCTTTTCCTCAGCTAGAATGTCAATGCAATCACCTTCATCGAACTGCACAATGTCGGATACAATCGGCCAAACGTACTTCTGAGCAGCGCCTTTGTTGTCTAATTCTTCTGTGAATTCGTCAAGGGCGTCTTCGGCGGAAGATACCCCATCAACGTCAAATAGCGTTGCGCCCTTCTTAATCTCCTCAAAAGCATCAAGTGTTCCTCCCCCCGATTTGAACCATTCATTCAAATCTTTACCATTACGAACCGTTCCATCTTCAGTGGTAACTTCAAATAGCGGTAACTGAAGCTTCCAACACTTTTCTATCCCAATTTTACTTGCTAACGTTTGTGCTGCTTTTTGACCTACGCGGTCAGAATCATAGCAGATGAATACCTTCTCAAGATTCAATTCGTCTAGTTTAGTAACCCACTCAGCTTTCTTAATATTAGCGCCGGGTACTCCGCAGATATCAGTAATACCATTATCCATTGCTGCTATACAATTGGCCTCACCTTCTACTAGTACGATGTCTTTAATTCCCGGTTTCAACGCTTCGATGTTATAAAGAGTGCTACTCCATCCAGCAGGACTGGCGAAATCTTTAGGTACTTTCTTTAAGTCTTTAGGATCAGGTAGAGTTCTAAAGTGACACCAAATTTGGTTACCATTCATCAAGTAAGGATAGACTAGTGCTCGCGTATCTTTTCCTGTTGATTTGAAATAATGCTTCGTTAGGCCAAGTTTTTGCTGCTTAACAATTGCTATTGAAAACCCTCTGACATTGCATAGATAATCCATTGCATCATCATCAGCTAGCAATGCACTATGACATGCATCTAAATCAGGCAGCGGGTCAACCTTCTTTTCCGAGTTTCCCCATTCCTTTTGTGATGACACACCGGGGATTATCAATCCGAGGAACTGTTTGATTCCGTAGAGGTTAGCAGATTTCCCGCAGCGTTGGCATAAGGCTAGTCCGTCGCGTTGCTTTTGCTCATCTTGTGCGCCTCGAATCTCCATGTAACAATGGGACTCTTTTCCGCACCAAGGACACTTATCGAGGACTATTCTAACACTGTCCGTTACTTTGTATCCCCACCCTTGACTTATTACAAATTGGAGCGCAATGCTCCCTTCCATCTGACTTGGTACTTGATTCATTATTCTCCTAAAACTGCCCAAGTACATACTTTGCAAACATCACAAGCTGCTCAGGAGTTGCATCATTTTTCATCCTGTTTGCCTGCTCTGATATGATTTGTATGTTTCCCGGAATATAACCTAGTCCGGGAATAATTTCATCTATTGAAGACGTTCCTCGTTTTAACTCGATTCCTAGATACGGACAATACTTGGGTATGCTAATGTCCTTTACGGTTAAGTTGAATGGAACACCTTTGCGTTTAGCATTTGTCTTTGCATGAATCAAAATGATTCGTTCTGGATTCTTGTCTGCCCATCGCTTGTGTATTGCGTTGACTTTTACCTTATTTCGTCTTGCATACGCTGCCCGTGCCGGAGCGTCGGCTATACGCATACAGTCCTTACATCTAGACTGTAACCCATCCTTACCGACCTTACTTTTGTAAAAGTCATTTACATCTTTTGGAATTTTACATTTGCTGCAAATTTTCATCTAAACCTATATTACCATAGTAACGTTACTTTGTCAAATCTCACCCTTGAACTTTCGGGTCGCCTCGGGCTGACTTGCCAGCGCTACAGCCTCAGCATGACCGGCCTTGGCGTCTGCTAGAGACGTATACCGTACCTGATACTCATTAATCCAGTCGTCGTACTTGCCGCCGAATATCATTGTCTCCCAGAGAACGGGCGGTCCTCCGTCCCAACCGTGGTCAAAGGAAAGGAACACAGTAGAGACTTCATATTCTCCAACCTTGTCCCTAGCTACACGTCTTTTATCCCGGTTGGCCTCATACCATGCTGACCATTTCATAAGGTCAGGTTCGAGCACTGGGTTATCGTTTTCGTCTAGAATATACTTATCGTTCATACTTCCTCCGGTACTGGTACGGTTTCGGATAGTGGATAATAGATGAATTCATTTAAGAGAAATAATTCTTGTGCAACTTCTTCAGCTAATTCTTTATGAAACGGGTAAAACTTACCGTTTGCTACTACTCCCCACCCGGTATACAATCGGCCTAATACGGCCCGGTGCTCAACGCTTCGCATAACGTTGCCATACCTCCGTGTCTAATTCACGAACTGTCTTACCCGCCGCTATCGCACAAGCTTTGAATTGTTCCTCAAACCATCTGTATTTCTTCCCGGCTGGCGGTGTGCTCTTATGTGCATCGAATCCCTTTGATCTTAGATACTTTAGAATGTGGGTATCTAAGGGAACACATTGAGAATCCGGGTCAGTATATAGGACAATGAACCGGGCAGTCTTAGGACCGATACCGGGGATAGCTTCAAGCTTTTCAACTGTCAAGTCTTTAGTGACATCAAGCTTGACAACTTCCCTGAAAGCTTTCTCGATACGTTTGTACTGTCCCATCTTGACAGCTTTCAAATAAGGTAGCAATGAATTGTTGGCAATGTCAAGTCTAACAGTGTCAAAAGGTGAACTAAATCCGAAATTCAAGTATTCGTTAAGCTTCGCCTGCGTCTGCTTGGCACTTTTCCCGGCAACACAGATGGCGAACAGGACAAACCACTCCCGTTCGCTCATCGGTACCGTTTGTGGCATATTTTCAACATCCATACGTATAACCTCGCTTTCCACAATCGGTTAAACCCAGTCAGCCATTTGTTGCCGTCCAGCACATCATAATCACCTTGTAAGGTACTAATGTGAAGTGACATGTTCCGCCACAAGTTGCGTAAGCGCTTCATGGGCCGCTTGACTACCGTCACACTCATCGCTCCAATACCTACGCGCAGAAAGTGCTTCCCACGAAGTCTCCTCAACGTCCCATTGGCCCTCTAGTCCGTAGCAGGAACAATGGCTCCCGTTGACTTCATAAAGCTGCCCGTCCTTCTCAAACACGACCAAGGACGAACCGCAATAACTTCCGTATCCATACCATGCAAGGTGCACGGTAGCTCCGTCAAGGGCATCAGCGGGTGCCGTATACTCCCGGATGATGTCCGCGTTATCTCCAAAGTTCTCAATGTATACGCTCACTTCGTCTCCTTCTCCAAATACGCATTCGATACGATTTTCATCTGTGCGCGTCTGCTATTTCTACCGCGCTCTGTTGCAGTTTTGACAACCACACCTTCACGAATGTTCTTAGCATTTTTAATAGTAGAGGGTCCGTCAACTAACAACTGCTTAATAACTTGTAGGTTGAAAGGTCCCTTATACAACACGGGAACAGTCCTATCCTGAAGATGGGTCAGAATCTCCAAACCCTCGGGCGTAGACTCGTCTAGCCAATTCCCGTTAGGGTCACGAACATCGAATACAAAGAACTGTACGTTCTTGCTACCGTATTCGAATCCGCCTTGGGTGGGAGTTACCTCGCCCCAGAGAACGTGACCCTCATGCGCTCTGCACCATTCTTCAATCCAAGGCAATTCTCTCACAGCACGGCGGAAAATGCAAGTCGAACCGGGTGCTTTCCAGAGGTTACGTGAGCCCGCATACATCACGCCGTCAAGGAAAATAAACCGGGCGTTACTGCCGTGAATCTTCTCAGTGACAATTACCTGCTCACCCTCTTCAAACGTGTCGGGATAGTTCTTCAGTGCGTCCACATCGTAGGTAGGAATTCCTAGCCCTACGTTGTCAGCTACGCCGTCCGTGACTGCTCCCAGACCGAATACTTGCTTGACTCTGCGCCAAATAAACTTGACCCATCCGTGGAACGAACGGGGATAGCGTTTTGCCTTACGAGGAGCCGCAGAGTTCTCACCCCTCGTGCTCTCCGTATCCGGGTCATAATGGGTAATACCAAGAATGTCCGATACATCATCACCTTCTTTGGGCAGGAACGGTGCACACTTTCCATGAGGGTCAATGATAAGTTCATTCAATGTAAAGTCACTAATAGGTAATAACAAGCCCTCTGACCATTCCTTACGAAACTTACGGACAGTAATTCTACGTCTTTTCTCTGGTACAATTACTGGACTGTTGAATTGCTCGTAATCTGGATTGGCTAGCAAGCTTTCATAGTACGGACCCCAAATGAACTTGAAAGGCTCCGTCTGAGGAACAACACTGTCAGGCTGAAGGTAAACGCCAAGGTCACCGATGTTGAATTGGCCTTTCTTGGACACAACCTGATAGCCGCCGATAGGAATAATAACCAACGTATCAGCGTTAGTATGTTCCTTAATCTCGGTGATACGAACTATATTCACTTGATGGTTAGCTTTCTTCGTCATGCCTTTTTCCTTCCAAATAAAATGTATCTCGTAGTGGAGTCTCATTGTTGACTTTGTACAATGGAACATCACTGGTAAGAATGTAGTGATATCCACTCCAGTTCCGCAATGCCTGCCAGAACCTTTGCTCGGGATTCTGCTCACAATAGGTAACAAAACTGAGCAAAGTCTCATAGCTACGGCTATTCTTTGGGTCCATAAACTGAGGTAGCGATTGTGGTTTATCAAATAGGCTCATTAATTTATCATTCCTTCCGGCGCGGAGAACATACTAATAGCAGCTTCGGTTAGGCAGTAAGCAGAGAATCCGCGCATCATAGTAGCATCTGCCTCGCCAGCTTCAATAGCCTTTCGCTGCTCCTCTTGAACTTCCTTAATGGTATCAAGGAATTTGTCCGTGATGTTTTCTGCAAACCCAAGAGTTACAAATGTAGAAAGCATCTTTACATGGGCCGCATGGTTGACTTTTATCTGGTCTGTATCGGTTTCCAAGATATCAGGAACAACGATAAAATAAACGTTAGAGGCACACATCGCTTTAAGTATTTGAAACTGCTCTTCAGTCAACTCCATTTAGCTCCTTCCGGCCTTGGCCGCTCCTATTAGACTACTAGCTTCACCTTTAGTCAGGTTGTCCGGGATTTGTTTTCCCTTGTAGTAGTATCGTAATGCCTTTAACTGCCCTTCGGTTGGTGGGTCCCTATGCCAGTGTGCTTCTCTATTCACTAGCTTCAGTACTTCTGGTGAAGTCTTTCTAACAAGATCGTCGGCGGCAGAGAAGGCGTCACTCATTGAATCGCGTTCTCCCTTATACGTCTTTCCTTTTATCTTACCACGAATTTGCCACTTGTCAAGAAGGTCCTGCTCAATCCGAATCTCATCTTTCTCCGGCAAGAGTAGAACGTAACCGCCCTCGTAAGACGGGTGCCACGTCAACTGACTGTTCGCCTCTACTTCCTTCGGATACTTTACTTCAAAAAGGTTTACATCTTGTACGAATGCTTCAATCTTATCAGCATACTCAAGCGTTGTAAAGTCCAGATGCGGGTACTTCTCTAGGATGTCCTCAATCGCCTTGGCGGTCCCTAGCAGGCTCCGGCCCCTCATATCTAGGCCCTTGGGTAGTCCAAGTAGTGTCGGCAGTGTAATAAGGTTGTGGCGGGTTGTGCTGTCCACAACATCAAGTACAATGCAGTCTTTCTTTAGCGGCGGATTGAGTCTGGTACCGCGCCCAACTCTCTGAGAGAATACTACTCCACTCTTAGTAGGTGCTGCTAGAATTACACATTCAATAGTTGCTAGATCGAATCCTTCTGTTAGAAGCTGTGCATTAAAGAGTACATCTATTTTACCGTCTCTGAATCGGTTGATTTTATCGGCTCTGTCTTTGTCGTCTCCCCAGACGGCTTCGGCGTTGATTCCCCTAGCCTTAAATGTATCTGCAAGGTTACGCGAATGTGCGATGTTGACTCCAAATCCGATGGCTTGGCGTCCCTTACAATTTTGTATATAAGCAGATGCAACAAGATTATTACGAAGATGATTGTCAACCTCTTTAGCCAGATCATTTTCGTTAAAATCACCATTAGTTGTTTTAATTTTGTCAAGTGAAACCTCCGTGTTTACTCTGATTCCGCGCACGTCTACAAGGTAACCATCCTCGATAGCTTCTCGTAACGTATACGTAAATACAATCTTCTGGTATAATGATCCTAGTCCTTGTCCGTCCCCGCGTTGGGGTGTAGCGGTTACTCCAAGTAATAGCCGCTTGCTGTCGGGATGCAGATACCCGCCAGCGTTGTAGACATTCATGTAACTTTCTGCTATACTACGGTGGGCTTCATCTGTCACATGCTTGTCAATTCGGCCCCAGTTGAACTTCTTCACACGCTCGGTATTCTTCCGGCCAAGGGTTTGCACGCTCGTTACGATCACATCGGACAGCGTAGGATCACAGGTAATCTTTCCGGCTTCTTGTTGAATGTTTAGACTAGGATTGCGTAGACGCAGTTTATTAAGAGCCTGTTGAGCTAGCTCGTCACGGTGCAAGAGTACCATCATCTGCCCCGGTAGTCTACGCTTCAATGTTTCAGGAAGATGGGCGAAGACTTCAGTCTTTCCTGTTCCTGTAGCCATAACTAAAAGCTGCCGATTGATCCCGGCAGCTAGTCCTACGTCGATATTGTTAGTGGCTTTTGTTTGGTATGGTCTTAGCATTCCTTCCTTTTATAGTGCTTCCTTAAACTTCCGACCACTAGGCTCTTCTATGACTCTAATTCCACGTCCAATGTATTGTGTAAGCTTCAGGCTCGGTGTAGGCGTCACATCTTCCATGTGCTCACAGGGTTCCCCAGAGTTGAACGATTCCCATACTTCATCCCAGTCGTCTCCTACCCACCAATAGTCACAACTATCGCATTCAATCTTGTAATTACCGTCAATTATAAAAGACCGCCAATCATTGTGCTGGCATTTATCCTTCTTTATCATCACAGGTTTTGATTTGATATTAGATACATTGCAATAAGTGCACGGCATACTAGTAATGCCAAAATAAGAGTCATGAACTAGTCCCGTATCTTGGCAGTGGTTGCACGTCATAAGTCCCAACTTATTAAATTCTTGGCTTAAACTTTCTGCCTGTTGTGGATGGGCAATCAAAGTCAATGGCTTCGGGTCTGGATTTACGACTCGGGGCGCGTCTGGCCATTTCAAGAATTCTGCCCAAGTAGGTGCATCCATAGCCAACCGCTCCAAGTACCAATACAAACGTTAGGAAGGTTTCCATCCTTTTAACCTCTGAAATGATACTACCACGTCATCCGTGGTCTTGTCAAGGACAGTCATAAGTAACCGGCCCCCATGAATACCCTCAATGTGGCAGCAGTTACAGAGAGTTATCAGGTTGTTGAGAGCATCCTCCCCTTGGTGCGAACGATATACGATGTGGTGGGGGTGAAGTCCGTTCCGGTTATTACAATGGCGGCACTTCCACCCATCCCTAGTAAAACAACGCTGGTAGATAGCTAGCATAGTTTACCAAAAACCACTGGATATTGAGGATAATCTTATTCATCTTTCTCCTTATTAGGATACTTCTTCTGTGCTTTTACAAACTCCTTCTTGAAGTTTGTCAGCATAGTGATTGCATGGTTGATTTTCTCAAGAGCGTGCTCATTGTTATTGAATTGCCAGCAAATCTTTCTACTACAATCTGTAAGGTCAATTTCGCCGTAAAAGCTTGGTAAACTCTTCCCAGACGAGTACGTAGTACTAGTAAGCAGTTTGTAGCCTACTGTCGAGCCACAATCAGCCGGGTCAATATAATCAATAGACGCTGCAATCAATTCCTGAGCCATTTATCCTCCTGCTAATACCGTGTTCGCCGGGTCATTAAGGAACGAAACGAATACAACTTCAGCAGCCGCTCCGTCAGATGCATCCTTTGAAACGCCCTCATCGTCCTTGCCTACTGAACCGATCATCATCTTTGCCATGTCCAATGCTGGACGGACTACCTGTTCGATTGCCATCTTCTTCATGTACAGATTGACCCATCCCATAGCATCTTCATCGGCCAAACCTTTAAGAGTCTGAACATGAAGCTTGATATCCTCTAGGTTCATCTCTTCACCCTTCTCAATAAAGGCTGTAATGAAAGTCTTCAGTGAGATTTCTACTTGCGTGTCCGGGTTCGTCCAAGTACCATTTACGTCTAGACTGGTAATCTCCCTAAGCTTTGCGATCCCTAGCGGTTCATACTTCTCGCGGGGAACTTCCATGATGTCCATTACCTCTGCGATCCGTCTTAGATACTGCGCCTTTCTCGGCTTGATCTGAAGTGTCTTTACATATTCTTGGAAAGTTACGAACCCATCATAGTACCCGTTCTTCTTGATCTTATGAAGTAGTTCTCCGATGTCGTAAGCCGATGTGTTTACTTTACTAATTAACTGCTCTAGTTCCTTTCTAACCTTAGCAGCTTCCCCGGCTACCTGTTGTCCGATGATAGCCGGGACATTCTCAAATACTTCCATTAGTCTCCTGAATACTTCTTATATGATTCAATAAACTGTTCCAACGTCTCAAAGTGATACACTCTGTCAATGTAATGGAACACATTTTCCTTTGGCCCAATTACATAAATAGGTTTACTAGTACCAAGTGCGTAGCCAAACTCTACGTGCCTGCCGCCCCTCGGAATGCCTACGCGGGGATTCTCACTGAAGAAGATTACCGCCTCGGCCCTGTCCACATCTTCTAGATCGATGGTGGCAGTTTCAACGTACCAATCGTCCGTCTTCTCTCCCATTTGACTGTTAAGAGGCTCTTGCTCGTCAAGCCAGCGCGAAGTAACCTCGATCCCTAGCGGTTCAAGGACCGCCTTGTGTTCTCTTAGCTCGTCCCTACGAGCATACTGTGCTGCTAGATATGCCTTCAATTAAACCTCCTCAATGTGCTTGTGAAGTTGACCGTGTTGGAATCCCTGTATGTAAGTTACATCGGTCATCAATTCCCCGGTGTTCTCCTGAATCTGTACAGCCCTGTCGTCGTATATTCTAACACAACCGTAGTCCTTTATGCAAGTGACAGGAAGTGAAGTACCAAATACTTCTTGGCTCCATTTGGCGATAGCCGCCAGCGCTCGTACCAGTTTAGTCGGATTAGGCTCAGACGCCCGTGCCGTAAATATCTTTACAATAGTTCCTTGTGCAAGATACTGTTTAACAAGTTCGACCGTCTTGGGAATAGGTGCGCCGATATGGTCCTCACCTTTGAATTCGTCATAGACTGCCAAGGTTTTGTCAAGGTCGAATCCTATCCACGGATAGATGTAATCCTTCCCTAACCTGTCAGCCTTCCGCTTTTCCTTCTCTTCCGGTGTCAGCATACTTTTCCTTTAATGTAGAAAGAGTTATTATCCATCCAGAAAGTTGTAAATCCAAATGGAAAATGCCATTTTACAGTGCGAAGTTTAAGAGCCTCAAAGTTCTCAGTTACGGCGAGTACTTTACAGGCTTCTCTGTAGTCAGGAACGACTATAGAACTGACCATTACTACATCACCTACTTGATATTTAACTGGCATTCTTCTCCTTATCGACCAGTCGCCAGATTGCTCTCTTCTGGCGCTCTTTGTCTTCGTCGTAGTTCAACATAGCGAAGCAGGCTGGCGCATAGAATACGTTCTCCGGCTTCTGAAAGAACATTGCGAATTCCTTTTGCTCGGTACAGACTATCAGTGCTTCCTTGACTATCTCAGCGGCCTTACTATGAATGCGGTTGTACGCTTCCTTGCCGCCGTCATTGCCCTTCAAACGCTGCTCCTCGTAGAATGCCTTGCGGTTCTTAAGGAATGTAGGAAACTTAATCTTCAACTTGAACGGTGCCTGTCCGGGGATGTTATACGTTGCAACCAGTCCCTCATAATGCTCACGGTCCATACTCAAAGCTTCGTCTAGCGTACCATTAAAGCTAAAAGCTCTGTCCAAACTGTTAAGATTACCGTAGTAGTTTACAACCTCAGCCCGGTCACCCTCTTCGCCAGTTTCAACCTTCACAAACGACAGCAGAACTAAGCCATCTTTCGCGTACTTGATAACATGAGGCTGTACTTCTTGGCAAACTATTTCAAAGACTGGCGTGTAACCTTCAGGAAATACAAGCGGCCCATGCTCTTCAATATGCTGCTCCATCCACTTCGTAGCAAACTCTGCGTGCGGTGAATGGAACGAACCTTTGGATGCAATGCCCCAATGGATTCCATACTTCCAGAAGATTCCAAGACATCCGTTAACCTTCTCGGTGATAACTGGCGGTCCAAACTGAGTATCAATCTCATGTACATCTACAAGAGTCGGCAGTTGGTCGATAGAAAAGAACTTCTCATAAGGACGGGCAATGATTTCGCCAGAGTCATCGACAATTAATCCACGAGTCTTAGTAGTCACATCATCCCAAACGCGATTAAAGACTGCCGTCTTGCCGTAGCAGTAAATAGTCAGGGGGAGGGTATTGTGCCTACGAGCAGTTACTAGCCCATTGCTAACATGTCGCTGTAACTTCGCGGTATCGATGTACTCTGACAATTTCATCGTATCTCCTATGTAGTAGGACTATGTTCCAGTTCTGCTTCACACTTTTGATGGTCATCAACTGAGGACTTCAGAAGAACCTGCAATCCCACAAACGTTTCAAACTCATGGTCCTGCTTAATTTCATCCGGCTCGTTCGTCTGAATCGTCTTTGCCATGCCCTTAAGAGTATAATACTCGTTTTTCATGGCGCTGTCAACCTCGGCGTAACCGGCATCCCTGCAACTAGTTTTCATATACTTATCGAAGATTGTGTTGGCCTTGTCAACTTCTTCAAAGTATGCAGTAGAAAAGGTGGTGGGTACAACAGTGACGGTTGGTGCCGGGGGAACCTTATCCCCCATGCCGATAGCCAGTACGAGTCCAAGCAGTAGTGTGTGCATCAATACTCCTCTTCCGATTCAGTAATACGTCCTTGTGAGTCAAGGTTGAATCCAGATTCCTTATCGATATAGGTATGACGGTAAAGTGTACCATCGTTCTTCAGCTTCAAGAGATACCAGTTGTCACCGCTACTAACGGCTTTCACTGTTACGCCCTCGGAATCCTGTTCAAGAGCAATTTTCCAAGTCCTATCGGTTTCCGGTTCTGCCACGAAAAGTCTAACTCCCGTGGCCGTCTTCATCGTCTTAGTCGTCTTTGCCATGTTTCCTCCTAGATTATGATGTCCCCATCTACATATTCACCCTCTGTGACCGAATTGTCAACTGACGCCTGTGAGGTAGAGACTTCGGCCTCAGCGGCGGCTACAGCGGCATCTTGTTCCTTCCTCTGTTTAGATGCAACATAGTTCAAATAGACTGCACCAAATTGCTCTCTTTCTTCCGGCTCGATAAACTTGAAACTGTCAAAAACTGGTACATAGAATTGAAACTTTCCTTGAACTACAAGCTTGGTACGGATACGGAACTTGATGTCAAAGATATTTGGCCGATGTCCTTCTGCCTGAGCCTTTAGCAGAACGCGGGTGAAGTTCTCCATGCCCTGCTCAAACGGCTCCTTAGCCTTAGAGCGGAGGTACATACTCAAGGGTAGCTTGTACTTGTCGTCAATCAGCAATGCCCTGTAATGCGCGTCACAAGGGGGAATAAGGGCCTTGCTCGTTCTGCCGTCATTCTTCTCCTTGTACTCACGCCACGGACCCCAGTCCTGTCGGGGGCAGTTCGCGCAGTTGATAGCTTGTGGTTGACGTGCCTTAGCGTGTGGCTGTACCATATCACTACTGAAGCACATCAGGTTTTCAGGAGTGCGGTTTAGTTCGCCGGGGTCACCGATGTGATACTGGCGCTGCTCAGTGGGCAGAGCTAGGAACGTGGCCCACATTTCCTCGTACTGATCGCCCGTCTCATTGATACGTAGGTTACCCTTAATGGCTCCTTCGGTTTGGTTATTTGGCTGCACGATGATGAGGTTAGCCGGTTTAGCTTGTAGAAACTTGCTGCTAAAATCGATCCCAAGTCCACCCTCTTGAATCGAGTTGTTGTTTAATACTGTAAGTGCTGTGCTCATACTATGCTCTGTCTCCTATATACTTTTGTGCAGTGATCCACGAATTCTTTGGGACTCATCTCTAACTTCATGAGATTACAATACTTACAACATGATGCACAATTATCAGTTGTATAACCTTTAGTAGAATTCAATCTGTCAATTCCATTTACAATTATAACATTGTTACTTGCTATACGTTCCGAAGGTGGCTCACCGCAGTAAACACAATTCCCAGTAATTAGAACATCAAATTGAGAATCTGTTAAATCGAAGTTCAAATTTCTAACTTTAGCATTCTGCTTATAGCTTCGAAGAAAATCATTGCGGCCAGAATTTACCTTCCTTGACTGACCACTATCGTGCCTTAGTTGCATCCTTTTGCGGCTTCTCTCTGCTCCTAAACATCCGCAGCTTTGTGTTCGTCCGGTAATGAGACTGCTCTGTAATACATCTTTTTCAGTCCCGCATTCACAGAGACAATGCCATCTTCTGTGCTTATTAGCCCTTTCTACCTCATATTGTACCACAAATCTTCCAAATTTACAACCAATTAAATCAATTTTCACTTTGTTTCCTTACCAAGTTGAACTTCTTGGTATTTATTTAAACAGGAAACACATGGTTTCCCGTTGTTACAAGTAGGAGAACGCACTCCCTTGTACTTATCAGCGTATGCACATTTGATTGCTAGCTGTGCTTCTTTCTCCGCTTTCTTTTCAGCTTTCTTGATCGCTTTACGTTCGTCCTTGGCTTCGTCTACTAATCGGTTGACTTCAACCATTGATCGGCTTAATTCTAACGCCCGTACAAAAGCGCTCCATGCGGCTTCAGATAAATCTTGCTCTACGTGCCAAGCCTCAAACTCTCCATCTTCTTTACCAAGTCTGATAATGAAGATGTCCTCAATACTTCCACCAGTTTCCTCTTGGTAAGCTTGCTTGTATGCGGCGGTTTGTAGCAGGTATTCCACGTACAGGTAGTTACTAGTCTTCCAGTCAATGATAGCTAGGTGATCCTTGAACGGCTGTCGGCAACACTTCGGATCGTTACATGAGTCAACGAACGCCAGTCCATCCATAGTACCAGCATATTTAAACGTTCTACTGTATACTTTACGCTCAGTACCAAGCCACCTAACGTTGTGGTTCGCCATCCAGTGAAGGGATGCAACGGTACAGTTTGTTACCCGCTCGTCTCCTCTTGGAACATCTATAGCGTAAGTTGTATCGTCATCTTTATGAGCGATGCAACTCTTAATGTGCGTTTCGATCCAATCGTGCGCCTTGTGTCCTACCTCTCCGGCGTCTTCTAGCTTATCTTTGTGGGCAGACTTTGATAGTCTTAGCAGTTCGTCAAAGTCACTCTCATAAATGATGTATTCATTACTAGTACCATTTACTCTATCAGGTTCAAGATGCGGCTCAAGACTAGCTTTAAGCTTCTGCCCCATCATTTTACACCCCCACGGAATGAGGATGTTGCTCTTGTCCATGATGTGGCAGATCGTCGTCACGCCATCTTGAACTTCTAGGCCGTCAGGGGTAACTAACAGGTATACGTGATCCTTTGGGTCATACCTTAACTCAATGGTCTTATCATAAAACCAATAGCTCTCAGTAAACTTTCCGAACTTCTTTATAAACTGATCTAACTCGTTGTCCATTTCTTCCTTAAAAATGGGGGGCAGTTTCCCACCCCCTTGACCCACCCTTACCCTAGGTCATCCTAATGTAATGTGAAACACACTTCCGGGCAGTACATCCCATTGCTTCTTGTTAGGATTGAACCACCATACATCCGTAAAGACCGATGCGGACCCAAAGTAACTACCGTCCAAAGCGATGAATGTCAGAGTGTCTAGGTAGACTTCTCGGCCATTAACCTGAGTATGCGTATCGGTACGGACAAATGATGTCACCTTTGCACTCCCATAACCGGGCAAAGTAACAAGGTTGTATCCGGCGTAAGGAGGATTCAATCTCTGACCCCAAATCGGATTATACCCTACCGAACCTTTGTCTGTCAATACCCGTTGGTTGCAGGAAACATACTGAGAGTCCGCTGCACCGATGGTGTATTGCAGGACTCCACACGATGTAGGAACTTGGGTAGTGAACGTCACGGTTTGCGCGGCGGCAGTTGCCACCATGCCAAGAGCTAACACAAACGTCATAATGCAATTGAAAATCTTCATTCTTTCTCCAGTTAGTAAAGGGGTTGGGGCAGTCCTGCCCCGGATTAGAATACTTTGTTGTAGCGGTAAGCCTTCAGGCAGCTACTACCGAAGCAGCACCACCAATAGCCACCGTAGCCATCAGGAATCGGCATACAGAGTTGTGAGTTGAGCGTGGTTGAAAATACTGGAGCAAACGTTGGCATCGTTGGACACGGAACGGTTGCACCGGGACTACCGCTAGCGGTCATAGCTGCGAACATGAGAATAGCTACGATGCTAAGTTTTGCAAAAAGGTTCTTCATTTTTCTCCTTTTGTTAATGCTTCTAGGTCACTAATGTTGACCCATGTCAGGCGTTTTCTAATCGGCCCACAAGGACGAATGCCTGCTTCGTTCTTGTCTGTCTCCATAAGGTAACCAGTGCGCCACCCTTCATCGTAGTACCGTACCAGTCCCCCTACAGTGACTCCAGTAGGCAATGGTAAGTACCGCACGGGTTCCTTAACTGCCAGTTTCTTCTTCACTTTTTCCTTATGCTTCTACTTCCTCAAATCCAATAGTTGCTTGGACGCGTTGAGAATTCTTTACGCTTTCGAAGAACTGCCGCTCTGCCCGTTTGTATCCACGAATCCACGCAGACTTCAGGGGATTGTCATTATACGGATTGTTGTAAATCGGTACCCGAATCTTGAAAGCGCCCTCTCCTCCTCGGAGCGCATTGGACTCGGTTAAATGAGTGAATGCTGCGGTAGATACTGCTAGGACCGGCTTACGGAATGGCTTGATGCTTTTTTTATTCTTCATAGGATCATTATAGCACAAAAGATGGCGGCTGTCAAGAGGACTAACCGCCGTGAATGCCATTCATCATTCAAAGTCCAGAACAGGTTCAAGTGGTATCTCCAATCCTTCCAATGAGTTGTCCGGTTGGGTGAGGATGTCATCGCGCATCACTTCGACCCATCCCCACCCGGCGCGTCGAGTAATCCCTAACGCTCTTGCTGCTGCAATGCTAAGGTCCAAACTGTACTTGTGCGAGTACGGCCCACGGTCAGTAATGCGGACGTGAAGTACCTTACCCGTTTCAAGGTTTACTACATTCACAATACTATTCAACGGATACGTGAGACTTGCCGCTGTAATAGTCCTTGCATGATAGATACTACCATTTGCCATCTTGCGCCCTTCAAAGAAGTTTGCATAGAATGACGCCTTGATGGGGGCAGCATGTAGTAAACTTGCCCCCATGAGTACCAGTAGTGCTATTCTTTTAAGCATTCGCTCCTTACTCGAACGCTTCCCTCTCCTCAGAAATTATCTTGGCAATTTGCTTAAACGATTTGCCAGTATCGTTTAGTTCTTCCAAATCAGCTACAAAGAATTGACCGCGTTCAGTACCAAATCCAGCCCATTCTTTTACGGGGTCGGGAAGGTGAAAGTTTTGTGTTCGCCCCGGCCCGTACTGATACGCCGTCTTGGTAAAACTAGGCGCGTCGGCATCGTCTGAAGCAACAGTTAACGGTTCAGGAATTACACCCGCCTTGACAGCTAGGTCACATAGTACGCCGAAGCAGCAAAACTCTTCGCCGAATGTACCAGACTGCCTAAGAAAGATAGTACCCTGCTTGTAGTTCCCACTATCCAAGGCTTCCGTCCATGCCTTTCGCACATCGGAAGCCTTGGTTGCTTTAGTCAGTTCCATTGTTACTCCCTAAACAACCCTTCAGGCCGGGACTCGATAATCTTGGCAATAGTTGTAAACTTCTTACCATTGTCGTTTAGGTCAGCGAGACTATCGCCCTCGTAACTGCCGCTACTATCTTCAAGTCCTGCCCATTTCATTACCTCTTCAGGAAGGTTACCACTGTAACCTTCATATCTAAATTCCTGTATCCCACCTATTTCGAGAGTTAACGGCTCAGGGATAACCTTGGCTTTAACGGCCAAGTCACAGAGTACTCCAAGGCAACAGAATCCCTCTTTCTTGCCTTTCTTTGTGTGGAGTGCTCCCTTCGTTTGCTTGTACTCACCACTTCTAAGCGCTTCCAGCCATGTAGCGATGATGCGCTTGTGCGATGATTTCTTCGTCAGCTTTGTCATATTCCTCCATAGTACCACGGTCAGTTTTGAATGTCAAGAGAACGCGCCTGCTACTGCTTTACTCGCCGTCTCATCAGATTCGCGCAAGTACTCTCCGGTTGAACTGATTGTCTTGTGGCCCAAATACTGCCGTACCATTTCGATTCCTGCTACCTTGATTGTAGCCATCGCGCAAGAATGCTTTAAGACGTGCGGGTGAACCTTGTGCTTAGGTAGGCCAGCTTTTTCTCCGGCCCGTTCCATCAGCTTGTAGACTCCAAAACGGGTCATAGGAAACAACCGCTCACCGCTCTTGAGAGTACCAAATAACGCTTTCAGTTCGGTTGCTTCGTCTAGCTCCGGGTCCGTACTCGATACGTATGGCTGTATGGTCTTAAGTGACCCTTTCAGCCTTTGACACTTCACATAGCCGTCACGGATGTCCTCTTTAGTCAGTCCGATTAGCTCCGACACGCGCAGTCCATGCAAGAATCCAACCTTAAGCATCAACCTTTGGCGCGGCTTCTGTACCTGTCGGAGCAGTTGCTTTATTTCGTCTTGAGTTAAATGCTGCATAGTTTCCTTTGGTCCCCAGTGATGGGTTTGAACCACCAACCTCTCGCTTATCAAGCGAACGCTCTAGCCGGTTGAGCTAACCGGGGGATAGGGGGTTACTTGCTACCAGTTGTGCTGGAACTTTTGAACAACAATCCTGCAAGTACCAACAACCCGTATGCCTGCCAAAAGCCAAGCTTGACAGTGCCAAAGACTACAAGCAACGCGCTAGGTGCAAACAGAAAGTTTACAAGCCACATCACGGGGAATGCTAGAAGTAGTCCAATGACTACAACTAATACGATTATTCCCAAAACAAGCGCTAATCCTGCAATAAGGTATTTCATAATTCTCCTTTGGTGCACGTTGCTGGATTCGAACCAACGTCAATCGGGTTAAAAGCCCGGTATAATAGCCACTATACGAAACGTGCATGGTGCATACGGCTCGATTTGAACGAACATCCTTCTGCTTAAGAGGCAGAGATAATGACCATTATACCACGTATGCAAGTTTAGTAACTTTCTACCGTGACACGAACCACACGGCCATTCAGCACGTTGTCAATGCGCCGAATCTCATGGCGAAGAGACTCCAGAGAACGCTCCACATCATTAGTAACAATGATAGCTTGCGCCCAGTCGTTACCCTCCTCAGACGCATCGCGGTCACTCTGGATGAAATCCTCTGCCGCTGCATCCAGCAAATCGGCCAGCGGAGTACCAACAAGCGTATCATCAGGGATAGCCAAGGCCAGAATGAATATACGCTTGCGGACATGGAGCACGATTGTGTCACTACCGTCACCGGTTACAGTGTTGCGCTCAGTTGAAATTACAAAATTGGTTTCAGGAGTTGCCTCAGCAAGCACCCGGTCAAAGTATTCGTCACTAGGGACGGTTGTGAATCCATAAACGTTTTCCATATCTCTCCTTAGATCATGCCAGTATTACGCGACTGGCAACGCGGGATTGCTACAGCCCACCACCCAATTACGTATTGGGACCGGTTATGCTACAGTGTAGCGTTTACGATAAACATCGGGCTTCAGCTTTCGAGCACTCCGGCCACGTCTTGTGCTTCTCGTAGGCTTTGTCGGCCATACGTCGTGTTAAACTATCGGCTTTTCCTTGGCTCTCCACACGCGAACACCACCCTCTTCCGCGCGAAGTACCACGTTAAACTCATGCCTGTAAGCATACTGGCGAATGCTTACCGTGACTTGCTTCACCTTGTCAGGAGCAGCAGGGACCAGAAAGCTAACAGTGCTGCCAGCTTCCAGTTTACCAATCGGATAGTTAAGCCTTTCCTTGCGGCCAGTCGTAGGGATGGGCTTGGTAGCAAACACGTACCCATCAACTGTTGGAGCAGATTCCTTGATTTCCTCAGTTGGTTCCTCGGCAGGAATCTCCGGTTCAACCGCGCGAATAACGATATCGGAATCACTGAAAGCTTGAACGTTGTGCTTCTTATGAGACATTTGTACCTTTCTGCCCATTGGGCGACTTCATGATAGTACCACAGCTTGTTTCGGTTGTCAACTACTCACTCAACATCACCCACAGCGTTAAGAAGATGAAAGCGACCGGCCATAAGATTATTCCCGGATGCAGAACAATATAGGGAAACTTTGTTAATATCCAATTAACAGTTACAGTTATGACTGATATGAGTCCTGTAAATGTAAAAATTAGAAACGCAGCACGTTTGAATCCTTTAAATGTGAATATCCTAAACATTAGTCCTCCGTCCATGCGTCCGCATCTACTATCGGCTCAGGCAGTGCTAGAGTATCATACGTAGGGCTTGGCAGTTTCGGAGCAGTAGCCTGTAAATGCTCAAGTCCCATCGTTCTAAGACGAGTACCAACATAGCTTTCAAACTCTGTTACCGCGTTCTGCATACGCTTCTCGGTTGCCTCTTCCATGCACTCCATCACGTAGGGCAGATTGCTTTGAATCTCCTGCATTGATTGAGCGAGTCGTTGGGCCACGTCCTTGAGGTTCGCCTTTGTCGGCTTCTCAGTTCCGTCAACCAACTTGTCCACAAGAGACTTGGCGTAACGCATGTGCTCATTCATCAACTGAGCGCGGCGTTTACCCTCATCCTTGAACCTGTCCGCGAACGGTTGAGGCTTTGGTGCCTCTGGACGGTCACCGAATCGCGTATCCCACTGAGGGTCACCTTGCGCGTGTCGAATGGTGCACGGCGTACCGCTCCCCCTGTTCGGTGTTGTGATGAGTTCGGCGAATTGTGCGGCACTCAGCCATACACGAACTAATGACTTACCGTGACCCATCACCATCTCGCGGTCACCGTCGATATACTTAGTAGCCTCTTGGACGGTAATCTCTACAAAATGATTGTGCTGGATGTCACTGTTGAACAGTGGAACTTGTCCAGAAACATGACTGATAGAGATGGTACCATAACTCGGGTGAGTTTCCTTGATTCCCATAATATACTAAAAATGGCTGTGTACGTCAAGTTAACCGGGATGCTCATGACACAAGCAAGGATACAGATGGACATCATAATCTCTGAAACGTATTTGAAAGCTTTCATTACCATCCCTCTCCTATGTCGTTTCCGTTGTCAGTTTCGATTGCGAACCTGTCAGCAATGGCGAGAATTACCACAACGATTATACAGAGTGCCGCTATCGGGTCCATACTTCACATTCCTCCCAATCTGCCACGTAGAAAAACGGTACAGTAAACGGGGTTGAGTGGCCGTCATTCTCGCTCAACTGTTCGGCCAGTGACTTGAGATAGTCGTACTGCTCTTTGGTCAGTGAACGCTGAACCTCTGCTCCATTGCCACAACAAGCCGATAGACACATTTTAACAGTTCGGGTTTCCATACGTCTCCTATTGCAACCAATAGCGAAACCGGTTCCGGGTAGCTTCGGCCATATTCCATTTGTTGACAAGTTGATAAGCCTCAAGAACTGGCATACCGATTGACGGTGAGTATCCTACGCCAGCTTCCCGGTAGTGACTCTCGTCAAATAGAATGAATTCGGGCGAATTGGGCGAAACCTTTCGCCAGTAACCTTTAAATCGCATCATCCCTCGTGTGGTGACAAATCGTAGCATTTGATAGAAACGTTTTTAATAGGACGGCGCATAAGATTCATGCGGTCGATTGACTTATCCCATCCAAAAGCCTGAGCAAAGGTACCATCGAGACTCTTTCCAAGTTCCACAGTCTCATCCTGCCTTACACTACTAAGCTTACTCTGCTTCGAGCGTAATGTCAAGGCAAATAATATGTTTTCCGCTTCCTCGGAACTAATATCAATGGTAACTTTCATGTGCTCCTCAGTTCTTCCCGTAATGTACAACGGGCAATTCGGGGTTAACTGCTAGTCCTTCGATGTCACTGCGCTCAAATCGACAAACTTCGCCGTCTATGTACAGCGTACCATATACGGCACTGCCGCGCGTACCAAGTGAAGTACCAAAACCATCAGTAGGTTTGAATCGCCTGTCCATAAGCTGATAGTCGGGCAATAGAGCAGACTTCTTGAGGATTACCACTTTGCCCCGTATGGTTCCCTCAGTCCAAGGCTTCGACGCGTTGACTTCGGCCAGTACTGGAGGGTCGGGGGGAATCTCTCTCACAGTTGAATTAAATCTCCTTGCCATGCGTTTCCTTTCCGAATGGGCAACCCTTGGCGTGTACCACGGGCAAGGCTACCAGTTTAAAACCGTTGTCAATCGTGGATACTAGCGGCCAGCATAGCTCACACCTATGCATGTTCACTGACTGTCCATTGCGTACTGTTCGCGTGATTTCCATATCTCTCCAATGGGTTAAGGAGAATGCTAGTAAGTAGGACAATCAAGTGCTGCCGTCTTTAATCGGGCCACTATATCGCGTCTACTAGCATTCTCCTTAACCCATTTCCGTTAGCAGTTAAGGGGCAGGCTTTCCCTGCCTGTTAGCATACATTCTCCTTGTTCGGTTCCTTGTTTGCTTACTTGTACCAACTATACTATTGTGCTACCGGTATGTCAACGTTACTTTAGTTCTTGACTTTCACTTCGATGATATCTTGAAGTGATGCAAGGGTAGCAGCCAAACCGAAATCCCCTGCGCTGCCGAATGCCTTGCCCACGGTGCAAATGTCACTCATCGCGGGAAGCAAGAGAATCGCGGGAAGTCCTTTTTCTTCCATGCGCTTTGCAAGGGCAAGAATGCGGTCAGCGATTTCCCGTGCGTCGGACTCCATACTATACAGGGCTTCCGTTGCATCGGCCATTGTCGAGCCTACTTCGATTGCTTCGTTCAGTTCCATTTGTTCCTCACTTTCAAATACAGAGTACCACGGTTGAAAAACGAATACAACATCACTTTAGTAACTACTTGCGTCGAAATATAATAGAACATGCAATTCACAGCAATAACTGTACCAGAGTGAGCAACGTCAAAAAAGGTTTGCAGATTTCTATCTTTCATGATAGTATCAAACGTGCACATCATATCAAGATAGGTACATGCCGACAACCCCCGCACGAGCCAAACCAACCATCTGTTCAACCGCTTCACCTTTAAAGAAATATGCCCCCGGATGATACTTTGCCACATCCCGCCGCATTGCTTCATTGCGGTTGATAGCATAGATATTCTTAGGCTTAAAGTACTTGCCCCATTCTTCGATATCTTGACTGGGATGTGTACGTGCATATCTCTTATCCGCGCGAGTACATACCAGCGTTACTAAAGCATCGTCGTTCTTGTAGTTGAAACCTGAGAGAGCGATAACGCGGCTTAGATGCGGTGACTTTGTAGAATGATGCGAATTGTAACTAGCAGTTGGTCTGGGGGATTTCCGGTAGCTCAGGGCAAAGTGAAACCCCCGGAAGAATCCGGGGGTTTAGGGGTTGGGGGTGTTGACTGAGGGTTAAAGCGCTTCTTTAAACTTCCTGCCCGGTACTTCCTCAACCAATGCGTTTAGGGATTGACCGAATGCAGAAACCCCCGCAAGGATGCTAGCCTTGAATGACTCATCCTTCTTGATGGTATCAACGTGTAACTCCGGGGTGATAAGTGTACTAATCTCTGCAATTAGTTTGTCTAGTTCGGTATCGTTCGTGATGTTCCGGGTGGGGAATGACTTCACAAAGTCTTGGATGTTGGTGACAGCCGATGCAAACAAGCGCTTTGGCTTCCCATCCGCATTAGGCTCAAGTGACTCCTTCAGATGGTTTACCAGTTCGGCCAGTGTTGAGCGCATCAAAAGCGTAATCTCATCCGCTGCTTGAGACATCTTTTCCGCTGCTTTGGCTTGCTCTTGTTCGTACATGCCCTGAAGCTTGAGACTCTCAGGAGTCATAAAAGACAAATATTGCCAGTCAAAGCGAAACTTCTTCCGAACGTTAAACACATCCGGGTAAGAAGCGCTATTCCAAAGCACATCGAACGGAATGTTTAACTCCGCTGCTAGTTCTTGAGTCTTGACTTTCGCTTCCTCAACCCGTTGGGGATAGAATGAGACGTAAGTATCTACCAGTCCGTTGCGCGTCTCTTGATAATCTTTCAGGATGCTTTCCAGTTCGGGCAAGTCAGAATTCAGGGCAAGCATAATCCCCATGTCAACGTAGGGCAGGCAAAGCTTTGCAACCCTTGCTCTTAGCTTGCCATCCGCCGTTTTGATTGCTTCAAGTTCGGGGGATTCGAGCAGCGTCTTTTGAATCTTAAGCAACTTTGTGTTAGCATCCGTTTTCAGTACTTCCCTGTTAGATACTTGCGTAGAATTCCCCATTAGGCCAAAGTTGACCCGAAAGAATACCGCATTCTCTGTAATGCTTTGGTTGTTTGCCATGCTAACTCCTTGGTCGAATTGAAATCCATATACAGTTTAGGCGAGAATCCATCCCTACACAACAGTACTAAAGTTATAGGAAGTTTTCCTCTAGATAGGATACCTCTGCCTGTATCGCTTCCGAGCGTATCGAATACACCCCCGGTAATACAGGGCCATCTATCGGGGCAAGATTGACTCTCCAGAGTCCCGGATATCTCCGAGTAAGGTTTGCAACCCTGCCCGTATCTCCGAACGTTCTACGGGCAAGATAGAAGCATAGACGTGCTAACCGGTTTACAGGTTCTACATGACTTGCCCGTCTAACGTTGCTTGTCTCATCTAGCAGGCAGGCAGAAAGATTAGACAAGAGGAATTGATACTCCCCCGTTGTGTCATCGATACTGACTGTAAACCGGTTAGCGTTTTCCATTATGCCCCCGCTTTGACTACTCTTTGTGTAACCGTCTTTTCGCGGTATTCGGGTTTATGTGTCCGGGATGTGATTTCCCCTAATTCGCCGAATGCGTCTATGATTGCTGCGCATCCCTGCCCGTGGAATCCGGTTAAATCAACATCGAATTCCCCGGTATTGTCATCTACTGAAATCTTGATAACTTGCATAATCCCCCCTAAGCTTTTGCGATTTGGAATTGCGTCTTACCATTAACCTTGACGGACCCGAGCACGCGCAAACCTTGCTTAGTTGCTTTCTGGATGATTGCTTTGCGAGTGTATGCAGCGGTCAATCTTCCCATCCAAGCAGTGTTAGCGAAGTTGGAGTCATACGCTGAAATAATCCCCGCGTAGGTCCCATCGGGTTGACGTTTGAAACCGATATCGTTCGATGCGCCACTAGAGAGATGACGGTTAACTGATTGACGACGGATTACGATTTCTGCTTTATCCCCCGCTGCATCGGTGTAATGGGTTGCTCTGCCGTGATAGTCAAGAAGTTGCTTTGCATCGGTGTTCTGTTCGATTTCCTCAAGCGGAAACCCCATTTCAACCAATGCAGCTACAAGCAAGCTTGCATCCTTGAAAATCGTCTTATTCGTACTGTATTCGCTCATTGCTCCCCCAATCTGCTAAAAGATTAGCATAGAACGGGGGCAGGTTACAATCCCCACCCCCATTACTTTAGTTACCGCATCTTTCGCCCGGTTACCGTTTCAGGGATAGATGGGGTTTCCGTTTCTTCCCCCATGTACTGGTAGACTCCGGGATGTGATGCTGACAAGTACTTCCCCGAGCAAGCATTACGCAACGTTGCAATTTTGCCAGCATCGGAAACGGTAACCGGTACAATGTAATTTGCAGCCTGCCTGAGCGTAATTTTCAGTTCGTATGCGTTCAAAGCGCAATTGCGGATTTCCGCTCCAGTCCAACCCTTATCGTTCGGTGTAGGGTCCGATGCGGGGATGGAATACTTATTACGGTAGACATCCCAAATGGACGCGCGTTCTACTTCCGTAGGTGCATCAAAGAAGAATATACCTTTGTTTGCGAATCTACGCTTAATCTCCGGGGGCAGGGATTCGATGCTATTGCACGTTGCGATTGATAGAACCTTTTTATCCGATATCGAATCAATGACTGCCTGAGCGTTGCGCAAATATTCGTTCGAACTGCCTACTAGTCCGCTTTCCATATCGGCCAGATTGAACGCGATGCAAAGCTTTCCGTACTTGTTCGCAACTGCCTTGACTACTTCACTCTTTCCTGCCCCCGGTACACCTACGCCGATGATTCCCGCCATACCGGTATCATTTGACCATGAAAGAACATTGCCCCCCATTTTGGTAGTTGTCCCGGACGTGTCTGTTCCCATCCCCGCGAAACTCTTTTCGATTTCATCCCACAATAGAATAACGTTCGGGGGGTTATTGCCCGTCATCACTTGCTCTAAAAACGTTTTGAATTGTTCCAATCCGCCGATGTTGTCAAGGTTCGCATCCGTCTGTAATACTTGCAATCCCCGCGTAGCATTGATAGCCTGCCGTTTACGCTCCCACAACCCGGACATGTCAAGCTTGCCATTCTCCAGACACATAGCAGTTGCTTGCTCCGCTGGAAATGCTGGCAACCCGATTAACGCTTTGGTAGCATCGGCTGTAATAGCATCGGTCAGATTCTTTTCCGCTTTGCCATTCTTAAACGTATCAGATACGATTACGGCCAGTTCAGCTTTCGTTGGCAATGGTTCGTCAAGGGTAAGCACATCGGACGCAAGTTCTACGGGCATTATTGCCCCGTTGGAAGTCATCAAGAGCAGCATGCAACCTTTTGCCTTGAAATAGTCGCGCAAGTTCCAAATAGCTTGGATGATTTCAACCCTATCAGGGCCATCCAATTGCATGTGAGCATTCGACACAAAGATTATGCAATCCTCTGCTAGAAAGTTGCATACCCGGAGGGTTTCTTTCAGTGATGCCGTTAACTCAGGCATACTGCTAGACTTTTGCATAGCATCGGTTAGAACGGTTTTGCTCTTTTCATCTTTGGCCGATACCGTAAACCCTTTGATGCAATCCCAGTACATAACCGGGGGCAATTCCTTGTTAGCATTCGTCCAAATACCCTTGATGCGGTCAATCGTGCTTTTCGCGTCGAATGTGCGGATTGAGAGCAGCGGAGTAGAAACCCGATGCGCTGCTTTAAACTGATCGATAAAACCCATAAACCCTCCTAAACCTGTAAACATCTTAGGCGAATTGCAAGGATAGTGCAACGGTACGAAAGTTACCATTCCTCTATTGGATTTCCGTTAGCGTCTAATGCTTCCTCAGTCAGAATGAATTCATCCTTGCATGTATGCAATCCGTTGACTATGGCCGTTGCGCTCAGGATATCCCCGATAATGCACAAGGTTACCGGGACATTAGAATACAGCGCATATTCGAACGTATTCGGCATTAGGCTTCCTTTCTGACTTGCAAAGAGCAAGCAGCGCTTACAGCGTTAATGAATACCAGCACGGCCAGAGCAGACAACGAAAGTACAATAGAATGAGCGAAAGTAAGAATACCCTCAAGCAGTATGCAAAACCCGATAGCCTTGACGGTTGACCCGAATGCGGATTTGGCCCACATGAATACCGTCATCGCGCTGTAGACTAATCCGCCTGCTACCAAAACCCATAACGCGGGGATTGCAGCAACTTCGAAGTGTACAACGGTATAGGTTGCCACGGGTACGAATCCCCCGATTACAAGCCCAATAACCCCCGCTAGACGTGCACCCCGAGAGAATGAACGGCGGGTTTGTTGGATCACTGTCAAACGTTCGAACTGGACGGGGGTTAGAGTCCCGGTAATTGCTTTGCGCTTTGCCACGGTCAAAACCCTCTCAGTACATCGGTTAGTTCTACGTAAAAGGTTATAATCCGTTCAAGCCAAAACGGACCAACGGTTAAGCGCTTCACTTGCATCCCTTGAAAGCAATGTAACCAAAGCTGAAGCAAATCACATATCCGATTACTTGTGCTATCGTGCTCCCCATGCGTTTATCCCTCCGATACAGCCTAGAAATACACTACAGGCAATCCAAGCAACTAGCAATATAACTAAAGTCACTACTTGCCCCCGAGCGCATCGAATACGTTTGTCAAGTCAGCTTTCCATTGATACTCCGCTAACCTGAGAGTGGAATGATTATCATTAACAGTATTAACCCAAACTGTAATGATTTCCCCTGAGACATTCGAGCATACGCAAATTGAGCGTAAACCGCTATCGTTGCGCATCACAAAGCGGATATCCGGGTAATTGTTCGCATGGCATTCGATTAGCTCACCCGAGCGTATCGCCTGCCTGATATCCGCATCGGACACATCCCACTTGCTCTTACGCTCACGCACATGGGGATTGTCAAACCCGGATAGTGTTAACCCTTGGATATGCTCTAGGACGCGCGTAATCTCCCGCCTAGACATTTGGGTAACATGCTTGCGTTGATTGGTTGTCATCGCCTGCCCCCGAATGCGTATCCTGTTAGGACAATGAGTGGAAATGCAATCAGAATAGAGAGCATAGTTTTTTCCTAGGTTTGGGCCGGAGTGGATACCGGCCCGTTGTGTTTATCGAACTACAAGGTTAGTAAAGCGATTTACACGTTCATATTTGCGCTCATATATAAACTCAGATACGCGCATCCCGGACTCTGTTGTAAGCATGTCACACCCTACGACAAAGTATCCGTCACGATACAGGTTGACAGTGAAACCGCACACTATACGATTTTGGTGCAACCCGGTACACATCCGAGCAGCCATCATATCGTTGATTTCAGATTCGATCATGTGATAATTCATATACTCTCCTTGATTGCATGTACAGAATACGTTAATTCGGCCAGTGAATACAACATCACTTTGGTAATACCCTTTCAACTTTCACCCATGAACTGATACAACACTTCTAAGTGGCCCGAACATGAGCTAATAATAGCCTAAAGATTAACCCTATAGACTAGTAAAGTGATTTACCTTACGTATAGGATACGCTGTAGTTTGCTGTCAGCATTCGATTAGCTAGGCTGATAGTTGAATGATCGTTCAAGTACACCTAAGCAGCTTAGGAGAAATTCAACATTAGCGTGTATTGTGTATACCGGAGGGTAACCCTCCTATTATCAGGCAGTTAGGGACAAACACGATTACAGGCTAACAGGGAATCTGATAGAAGTATTGTCAAGATTCTTGCCCACAATAGATTAGTTGCTGTAAGTCTTTTAGGATCAGTACTATGACCAAACCAACCCTCTCTTCCGGGGTGGCCGGGGGGATTCCCGTATAGCGCGTGGCGCGTTGGACACGGACCCGGCCAACACGTATAGAAAAGGGGACCCTAAACCTAATAGGCTTAAGGACATAAAGGGGACCCTATTGTTTTCAGAGGGACGTACAGAATAGGTAGTGTCAGGGAAGTTGTTAAGGAGGTTATATGTTTGTATAACAGAAAAGCCCCCCGCCGTAGCAGGAGGCTAAGCCAAATAGGTTAATGGCTATATGGAATGTTCCTCTGGTGAATCCTCGTGGTCGCTTTTTCCACGTACAGACAAATCAATACCCTTCATATTAATACGCGCGTACCTCTCTTTAATCATCGGCCAGTCTTGTGCCTCCCATCTAATATTTAACATTGTGTCAGTAAGGAGCCTGTATGCTTCCGTGTTGTCCGGTTCTACTACCTTAAGGTATTCCCTAGCTGACCACACATGCTTATATGCATCCAGTTTCTCATGGAGGTAGTCCACACGGTCATAAATGTCTAGGTTAAGTTGCCGTAGGTACTTGATAGTTCCGTCCAAAGCTTGGGTTAATGAGGTTGACATATCGGCCTTCGTCTGAAGTTCCCTAAAAGCTTTTTTAAGTTCCATGTAATCCTTGGCGTGGTAGGCAGTCACTCGGATATCAGCAGGCACGAAGTCAGGGACATAATGCTGACCATTCCACGTCAGGGTAAAGGGTTGGTGGACTGGGGGGACATACGGAACCCCGGTAGTATAGTAATGCCCAGTCGGTGGGTTAGAAACTAACTCAGACTTCTTCCAAAGTTTAGTCCAGTCCTTCGTGTCCGTCACTACACTGGGGTTGATGTTCAGGCTATTCGTTGGATGACTTTCAAGTGTGTATTCCGTGGGCGGTTCTAGTCTCTTCTTTTCGTTAAGCATTTCCTTCTCCTTAAGTTCTTTTTGTTTGGCTTGAAACATTGGATGAGATACCGGTTTAGTCCGTCTCATAGTTTCTCCTTAAACTTCCTGCCAGTTGGTTCTTCTACTTCCTTAACCAAAACTTCTGGTTTCCATGTAGTCTGCGTGGGCGCGTCTTTCCATTTCATTTTTACTTCGTTAATTGCAGCCTCTATTGGTACAGTAAAAGTTCCCGTGTATTGTTCATAAGCGGCAATATTCTGAGTAGTAGTGGTAGTAGATACTGCAAAATTCTGAGTATTCTTTTTCAAATCTTCTACAAACTTCTTACCGTAATACTTTCCTACTGTCTGCTGTGCGCCTGCTTTTGTTACCTGTCCAACGGGCGGTCCCATATACCCCGTATTCTTCGCCCACTTATCCCCCAAGGGACATTCACAGGGATACCATGCTCCTGAATGTTTACTAAGAGTTGAGCTAATCTTACCATCGACGCACAGTTTACACTCAGGTTCGGGCAACGGGACCGGTTTGTCTTCTTCCCATACTGCCTTTACCTTACCATTCTTCTGAACATAATGCAAGTCCCCATACTTGTCGGCCCAAGCTTTATTAGCGTTGACAGCCTCTACTTCTTCCTGCTGAAGCTTTGCGGCCATCTCTTGAATCTGCTTTTTTAATAAGTCTTGCAGTATCGGATCGGCTCCCTTAGCGATTAACTGTCCCAAAGCCGCCTGATAGATAGCTAGGTCTTGGTAAGAACCGCTCAATCCGGCAATATAACTAATCTCCATAGCCATAATGCCGTGAGGATACTCCACGCCACCTAGTAACATTTGTATGCGTGCTCGAATTTTATCCCTTTCAGCATTACTGACATTCATCTGAACTTTCGCCCCGTAACTTCCTCTACCACTCTTGCTTCTATATCGTGCCTATGTTCTTTACAGAACTTTATGAAGTTATCATCAAACTCACTTCTAAGGGAAACATCTTGGCTGATAGGTATACTATCATTACAAGCAGTACAGATAGCACGGTAGCAGTTAATACCAAGGGTAACCTTACACTGAATGTCAACGTTGAAGTTAGACATACGAGCAATATTCTTAAGAACGTGTTGTGTAGTTGTTACCATTATACCTCGATTACCGTCACCGGGTTTACAGGGTTGTACTGCTCGTCACAGATGGATACATTGTAGAATCTAATCCCATCATTGTAAGTTCCGTAGCTGCCATGAATATGTCCGAAGATGTGAACTTTTGGCATAATCCTACCAAACTGTTTGCCCAGTTCCTCACAGCCGAGATGCTCAGACGGATGGACGATGATATCACTGCTCCACTCTCCCCTAACTTCATCAGGAATAGCTTGGTCTAGAATGCCATAAGGAGGCCCGTGCGTAATCAATACGTCCGTATCTCCGGGGATTTTCGCCCAATACTTTGCTATCTCTGGTCCTCTCGGGACATTAAATGCCCAGTTGTAAAACCAAGGTTGCCACGGACTGCCCCAGAACTTTACACCATTGATTTCAGTCCCGCTATCCTGAAGGTAGACAACATTGGAAAACTTTGACAGACAGTAGTCTAGGTTAGTTTCAAACATCCGGTCATGATTACCTGCTACCAGAATTTTGTACTTGTGTGGCTGATTCGAGAACCACTCTGCAAAATCCTTTACCTCAGAATGCTTGTATCCAGAACCCATCAGGTCGCCTGCAAACATAAGAACGTCACCGTCAGGAACGGTAACGTCTCGGTGCTGTCCGTGGGTGTCTGATAGGGCTACAATCTTCATGTTTATCCTATAACTACTTTGTTGTATTTATCGCCTAGATTCTTCATAGCTTTCTTACGTCTCTTTAGAATAGACTTCGCTAAAAGCTTGATAAGAAATCTCTGCCATCTAGTTCCAGTCATTGCTGCGCCATCTGGCAGCGCAATGTCGATTAAATGCACGGGGTCGGTTATCGACGGTCCCCAGAAAATCTTTGCTTGAATCGGCGTACCTTCGTATGTCATATCTTCTCCACTTTTGTAGGCGGTTCAATCCAGCTATAAGTCAATGGGTTAGTTTCGTGCAAGTACGCAAACCAACCGTTACATTCGACTAGGCGGGGGACATCTGGCGTCGGCCCGTCAAACACGATAGGAACCTTAATGGTCGCCATGTAATCCCCGTATGCGTCAACTACGTGCGCCAGTGCTTCGCTCATAGCTTTATCTGATACTTGATGATGGTTGTCGCATAAGGTTCCACTTGCACAAACTCTACTTCTTTATCATATTCCCAAGGTTGCTCGTCTTGGTTCTCGGTTGCGCCTTTAGAATAAGTACACATATAGTACTTAGATGTTTGAAGGTTGTAGACAACTAACCTATGATGGACTGACCATCTTCCGGTGCTAATGATTTCATCTACTTCAACTTCAAACGCTTCATTCTCGCTGTAAAGAATATCCCTCGCCTCTTGCGCTGTAAGGAACAGACTGTTAGGGTTTTTAGGCTTTGGTTCCGTTACTGGCATCTTTGGTGCGTTCATACTAATCTCATCTCCTTTGTACACTTCGCGCAAACTGTAGGTGAAGTATTGGTTGCTAAGAATTTGTTACCACACTCACAAACCCACTGACCGCCGTCGAATCTTCCCTTCCGCGCCTTAAGCTTCTTATCTAAATCTTCAAGGCTAATTGGGTAAAAATTTTGGGCGTCAACTCCTACATCAGTCGAAAGGTAATCGCCCTCGGGGAGAACATTATGAGTATGACCGTACACATGGTACGCGCCTCGGTGTGAGCCGTTCCATACCCGATGGGCATAATGTGATAGCCAGATATTAGGATAGCCTTGAACCTTCAAGTTATCCACGTCCTTGCACCATTCAAAACAATCGCGCAGTTCCTTGTGTCGGAATAGTTCACAATGGTTGCCATAAATGTAGAAGTGTCTTCCGTTCAAACGGGCCATCAGCTTTAGCGCCGGGTCCAGCCCAAAGGTTCTCCAGAACATATCTCCGAGATGGAATACATGGTCCCCCGGCTTGACTACTTCGTTATGGTTAGTGACAAGCTTCTCTGTCATCTCTTCGATGCCACTAAAAGGACGCTTACAGAAACGGATGATGTTCTCGTGACCGTGATGCTCATCTGCTGTGAAAAAGATACTCATTACAAACCTTTCTTAAACTTTCTACCAGTTACTTCAGGAGGTTCTGCCTTAAGAGTTACGGGAGCCTCTTCAATGGTGACACGTGGAATCGTACTAAGGTCAGGTTGGTCAAAGGTCATCTTTACTGTAGCGTTGAAAAGAAGTTTACCTCCGTAGTAATACTTCTCCCATAGGTCACCGCTTTCCTCTCCCTCACCGTGCAGTTTGAAAACAGTTGTAGGAAAAGCCTTACTGAAGGCTTGCATAGCAACATCGTGCTCATACCATTTGCAGGCATCAGTAGTATCACCATCTTCATCTACGCCGTACATGTCATCTTTGTGCGCCTTGATATAACCGGCGAACCAACTATCAGGGATAGAATTCTTTACCTGTGTGAGCGTGTAGTTAGTGTAGTAACCCATGTTATCCTTTCTGGCGGGTGAGGTAGGATTCGAACCCACGGAGCCGGGTCTTAACCGGCTCTCCGGTTTTCAAGACCGGTGCATTCAACCACTCTGCCACTCACCCTAAAACTTCTTACCTAACATAATCGCACCTAGAGCGTGGTCTGTCAAACGTTCTTCTATCCAAGTGCGAGTTGTTAGTTTTTTGTAACCTGTTTTGTATTTCTCTGCCAATTCACTTGTGCGACAAATAGCAACTAACTCTACACGATTATCTGTCAAGTCAAAGCAAAATACTAAAAAGAGTTTAATATGATGTGAGTCACAGGTACACTCTTTGCACAAGTCTTTCATAGCTTCCTTTCAAATTGGCGGAAGGTGTAGAGAATCGAACCTACGTATCCCTTTCAGGATAGCCTCTGTTTAGCAAACAGGCACATTACCGCTCTGTCAACCTTCCAAAATAAAACCCTACAGCTATACTACCACTGTAGGGTCTGTTTGTCAATAGGGATGCTCGTAACAGAAACAGGGGAATCGGACCCTCTTTTAGCCGCCAGCATTTCCATGCCCTTACGATGGGCGCATCCCTAACTTGGTGCCGCGAGAGGGACTTGAACCCCCATGCCCTTACGGGCGGCGGATTTTAAGTCCGCTGTGTCTGCCAATTCCACCATAACGGCATTGGTCCCCGGAGAGGGACTTGCACCCCCACGCCCTTACGGACAGTGGCTTCTAAGACCACTACGGCTTCTAAATTACGTCATCCGGGGTAAAACTTTGGCTGTCGTGAGATGCATCGAACATCTAACCGCTCTCTTATAAGGAAAGTCCTCTATCCAATTGAGATACACGACAATGATATTTTACGCTTCTTTCTACAACTTTTGCAGTACCTCTGCTTGCCAGATAATGTAGTTCTGTTGTTTCCAAAATTATCACTATCTAAAAAATCTTTGCATACATTACACCAATTTTTACCAACTGGGCAGATTATCTTATGTGGAACTCTACTAGCAGCGCTGTTGCAACTTCGATGTGAAAAAGCGATGTTGTCTAAATCCCAGAACAGAGTTGCACTAGCGTCTAACCACGGTTCCTTATGATCTACACTAAAGTCGTCTTCATTGAGTATTCTAGTGCCACACCTGTAACATATATCCCGATTCAATTGCTGTAGCATAGAAAAGAACAACTTATTTCTCAACTTAGCAGAAGCTTTACAAAATGACATTCTAAGTTGTTCTGATTTTTTCTTTGTTGCCGCTATTTGTCCGGGTTTAATTGTCATTGTTCCTTTAAAAGTTTGGTGGGTGCAGATAGATTTGAACTACCGTACCTCCGAAGAGGGCCTGATTTACAGTCAGGTGCTTTTAGCCTCTCAGCCATACACCCAAAATAGTCCCCGTTTTACTATTGAAAACTGGGGCCAAAAAGTCACCCGTTTGCTTTTTAACGGTAAGTTGCGTGTTTGCGCCACGACGCGATAACATTTTACGGAAGTTATCAAACCCCTGCTTTTTACTAGTTGACAATGTGCTACTAAAAGCAAGTGAAACATTTCACAGCTTGGTGCCGCGTACAGGACTCGAACCTGTAGCCTTCTCCGTGTAAAAGAGTTGCTCTACCATTGAGCTAACCCGGCAAGTTCGCCCCTGTACCTTTTCCGGTTGGTACTACCGTCCTTTCGGAAGTGCCAACCGATAGGGATACCAGTTACTCCTCGGTTGAAACAGAGTATCTGTGCCTTGGTGCCGAAGCTAGGTATCGCACCTAGTTAGGGAAAGCTTATGAGACTTCCTAGCACACTATGCGCCCCGGCAATTTACTTCTTCACATCCAGAGTAGGAACCGCTCCCGTGCCTTGGATGAATGTACATGCTGACTTTCCGCAAATGTTATCCAGCATCTTGATACGTTCCAACTCAACGTACTGCTGAGGAGAAAGTTGCATCTTTTCAAGGTAAGCCTTGTCTGCTGCTGCGCGGCTTTCCTCTGCTGCCTTACGTGCATCTTCAGCAAGCTTCTTCTGCTGCTCGGTGATTACACGCTGCTCTTGTGCTGCCGTCTCAATACGTTGGTGCTTAATAGCATCAGGTGGAAGGATACGTCCCACGTTGACTGAAAGCAATTCGATTGGGAGTCCAGTAGACTTGGCAATGTTAAATGAACCTGTACTGATTTGCTTTGACACAGCATCCACTGCTGACTGACTGATAGCGATATCCTGCATATCATACGCCTTCACAGAGTCGCGCACAAGTTGATTAATCTGCGAATCCATTACACGATTCCATGCGCCCTTTGCTTCGCCAGTCTTTTCATCTACGCCATATCCTTGAACGAGTCTGACAGCATCCGTTACTCGGAACACAAACAATACGTGAAAACTAACAGGTACTCCTGATTTAGTCATCATGTCATCAAATTCCATGTCGATGCGTTGTGGCTGCATAGTTACATCAATGGCATTGCTAGTAAATGCTCCGTATTCTTGTCCTGCTGAAACGGGAGTTTGGTCAACTCCGCCATGCCCAAATAGCATTGGCTTTTCCACCCATACCGCTTGATGACCAGCATCAGGGGACGCTACAGTACATCCAACTGTTGACATAAGTCCAACTGCTATGATTGCCGCAGCAATCGCCTTCATTACACTTTTCATATCTTCCTTTCGCATGATCCTAACCCCTTAGATCATGTTGTTTGGATGCCCTTGTCGGTCTAGCCTTTCGGCAACAAGCTATCTTTCGATAACACGGCTTTCGCCATCAGGGGTTCATCCATTTCCATCATTCCACTCTAATTCACCGTCTACTGCGTCAAAATGTGGAATCTGTTTTATCTTGTGCTGGCAGAAATCGATAATGTCCTGATAGAACGACATCGGAACACAGTCCACTCTGCATCCATCAAAGTACAGTTCGTCCAAGAACCACTTAGTATCCGGGTCATGGAAGTTCATCGTGTCGAAGTGAAACGTAATCGACGGATGATCGTTCATGCCGATAAAGGTTTCGACGGCAAATGTATTAGCAAATGCATTATCCATTAGAACCTCTTGCAGCCCCATTGCATAGGCGACGGCACGGCTGGCACTTGTTGCATCTCCACGGCGAACGCTGAATCTTCAGTATCCGTGCAAGTGCAATGTACAGGATTAGTATCGCTCATCTTGCGGAGTTTGTCAACTGTCTCCCCGCATCGGGGGCATTGGTACGTATATATCGGCATACTTCTCCTAAAAATGGTCGGCGTGGCAAGATTCGAACTTGCAGTGCTCTTAAGCTCCCGCTTCCAAAGCGGGACGGCTCCCTGCTACCGTTTTACACACCGAAAAGTTATGCGGACTGACCGGACTACCTTGGCTCTGTTATCCGCTGAACAGGTTCTTTGCCTCAGTTGTTTTTCCAGTCTGACATGGAGTGAAGGGTTGGATTCGAACCAACATCATGCAAGGAGTCACAGTCCTGCGCATTGCCATTTATGCTACCGACACGTTATTTACTCGTGGTCGAAATCGTCCACTTCAATTCCCTTTGCGGTGATAATTACCTTATAGCCATCACCAAAGAGATTTTCCATATCCTCATCGTCAAAGTTATGTAGAAATTCCTGTACAGCTTCGCCAGTCTTCAACTGAGCAAGTTGGTCTTCAGTCAAAGAAGCCTTGAGAGTCTTGGTTTTATAATCCTTGGACCAATCGTAGTAACTCCAAGTATTCCATTCCTCTTCGTAGCGGTCATAGTCGTCGTCTTCAACTTCTTCCTCATCAGGAGCAGGGCTAGTGAAATAAATGGCCGGAGAGTCATGCGATGACCGGAACGTGCACGGGTCGCCATCGTTGAAGTAAGGGGTATACTGCGTCCAGCTTAGACGCTTCAGATTAGGATACTCAGTGAATAGTTCTAGCACAGCCGTCTTGAAGATAGCTTCTACCTTCTCCTTGGCTTCTTTACGTAGCTTTTCGATTTCTGCCTTGATAGTTTTAATCTCTGACAAAACGCTCATATTTCTCTCCTCACTGTTTTCGGCACAAGTTTTGCGAAAGATGGCGGTGCGCCTGCGCCTTTTACCATCCAATCCTTTATTTCAATTTCTTGAAGATAATCTTGGGCAGATGGAATATATCTGCCGCCGAAGTCTTCTAGAACATGCTGCTCACCAATATCACGTACTGATACGAGCCGCCCATCGCTGTTAGTAATGTTGTGACCAAATACCTTTTCAAGAATTGTCGATAGGAACCATGCATTATGCGTCAATGCTCGATGGCGGCTATCTGCAATCTGCCCCTTGGAGGAGTCCAGTAGATCATGAACAGGAAGATAATCCTCTGGAACTCCTCCCCATTTGCGAACTGACGACATCGCGTGAATAAACGGCTTTGCCATGTTGCCTCAAATTTCTAGGTTTTCTGATCGTATTGACAGAAATTCCCCTGCCTCTTAACACAGTCAACTACCGAGTTTCGTACTCTTGCTCGTCCCACCCATTGAAGGGTAGCGACTCATACTGGGTTTGATAGTATTCCCTCTGCCTCAGTCTTATGACCCTTTCTGTTGCTAGGTGGGTCAGACCCCGGTCCTATTACTAGGCCATCACGAGGCCACTAACGCGCTCAGATGTTGCCACCTGAAGTCCGTTAATCATCTCGTCATAAATGGTTGCGCCATTTATTAGGTTACGCTGTTAAGGTTAGTCGTCTACCTGCACGTCTGCTAACAACATTCAACATCTACCGTCGAAACCTTGGCATCCCCATTTTTAGAGCAGAGTCTACAGAAGAACCAACTCTACCTTCATTAGTCCGTATTTAGTTCTTACATACGGCTAACCGCTTGATACAAAAATTGGTGGAGATGGCGGGAATCGAACCCGCGTCCGATAGCGCGGCTGCGCTTCATACGTGCGTACTTGTTAAAGCTTTCCCAGAACTGACTTAAAACGTGCGTTAAGTGCATCAGCAGTTGCGTGAACGCGGTCAACTTCCTTTTCGAGAAAGTCTACCACTTCAGTCTTTACTGAATGTGCCGCATCAAGCGCAACGATCCGGCCCTTCGCTTCTAGCTCTGAAGAATCGGCTTCTGCTAGCTTTACGAACGCGGAACCATCGGCCTTAGCCGCGCCCAATAGGTTACTAAAAAATCCTGCCATATTTCTCCTCTCTAGACCTTTATGGTCCCAAGTTCGATTTCTAGGGGCGTCAGAGTTTCCTGACTGCCCTCCACCACTTGTGTTTTGTGAAACTCTGGTACACAAGAACCAACAGAATCTATATTACCACTCTTTTGTTGCTTTGTCAAGGCCAACTGTTGGATTCTACGTTCTCGCCTAGCTTTCTGCATATCTTTAACCCGCTGTTTGTTTGGCAAACGGGCCATGTGTATATCCGTAGCTTGTTTGAGAAATGTAGCTATCTGGATCATGCACTTGTCATCAAAAACGGAATTTAGGGGCATGAAAACGTACTTTCTCCAGCCGTTCCACCATTTAATGTATCCAAGCAACGAGCGATTGCTCCTTGAATAGACATTAAACTGCCTAGTCTTGGCCCCTATCTTCCACGGTCCTTCATCTGTAAATGCTAGATGGGCGGAATGCCACCTACCTAGATCAACCATTTCTATCTCATCTAGTTTCATCTAATATCCCCATTGTATCCTACTTTTTCTTCTTTGTCAAGTTCGCTTTTTCTTGGTCCGCTACGACCATTTCGACCAGATATCCCAGATGGTACGCAAATAGTTCCTCTTCGTGCTTCGCGCTGATCCACCTGAACATATTGGTAACCGAGTGGTACGACTCGTGCGTAATCTGGTTAATGTTTGCATCAAATTTCAGGACGATGTAGCTGAACGACTGATTCGGCATCCGAACGTGGAAGCCATCTGTAGTATCGTCTACTCCGTGGGTTTTTGTCAAGTGGCCCTGCTTTGCCAGTTTATCCGCCGTAGCTATCAAATCGTCAGTAAAGATAACGTAGATTCGATAGTTGTACGGCGGGAATGGTACGAATGTTTTAGTCTCTCTCATTATTTCTTCCAATAACTTGCGATTGAATAATCGAATTCCATCACGACACGTTTCATCTTAATAGCCGCTGCTCTCTTAAAAGCATCACCAATGAGAGCGGCTACCTTCTCACCATGCTGCTTAGGACATTGTACGACCAATTCGTCATGCACGAACTTAATTAGCTTCGCGCGGTAGAGTGGAAGTGTGTGCCACAAGAACAGCTTTCCATTGGGACAATACCCGCATCCCATCGCTTTCTTAGCAATACTTGCATTAGTTGCCTGAATGCGCGTATTCTTTCCTTGACGAGAAACACGACTTGTCATTTGGAAGTAACTACGGCTAACCTCATCCTGAGTAGGCTGTCTGTGAGTTAAATCGAACATCTCACTTTGAGTAGGCTTGCGGCCCTTCACTTGCGTAAAGATGGCAACATTCTTCTCAGCATCTTCAGGAGTAAGTCTAAGCTGCTTTTCGTTCCACTCCTTGCAGTTATCTCTTGCACGGGCGTTTGTCGGCTCAGGTAACAATCTACGTCTGCCGAATAAATCAAATGCCCTGAAGTCCCTCGCTGCATCTTTTCCAGATTTCTCCAGATAAGCCCAGATTCGAGGATTCTTATGCTCATGAAGCGCCATTAATTCTTTAGCAATCTTCTGAGCCTGTTTGATAGCGGCGGCAAGAGCACCCGGCCCTCCACCATACGCCAATAGGAAGTTAGTGGCCTTGTTATTATCACGCATCTGCTTATGCTCAGGACACTCGCACTTTCGGCGCATTGGTTCACCAACCGTGCACAATGGATTCTTCTTGACGGTTTCCTCAGTATGAAGCTTATAATACTCGCACCAATATGGTACTAATTCTCCCTTCTTGTTCTTTAACTCCTGTCCTTTATACTGAGCCTTGTGCCACTTCTCATCGTACAAAAGTTCTGTTCCTACTGAGTGAACGTCTTCGCCTCTGCGGAAAGCACCGATCCATACCTCATCGTTCGCGTCATCGGCAATGATACGCAACTCGGCACCGGACATATCAGCCGTAACGAGTACGTATTCTTCAGCGTGTGTAGTACATTGTTTTTCACATTTGGAGCAAATAAGATTGTAAGTTACACCGTTCCATTCGTCTTCATACGTATCAGCCTCGCAACAATCACTAATCCGAATGTCCTCGTTCGGCGGGTCCGCAATGAACGATCCACGCACTTCCTTATCTTGGGGAAGGTTTTGTGCATTTGGCTTAGAGCTACTGCTTCGCCCAGTACCGGCATCATATTGGTTGAACTCGCAGTGGAGTCTACCGTCGCCGGGGTGAAGCCATCCTTCCTCTTTACAGGGGTGAGTTGTCCATTGAGTCGCCCATTGATCGCCGTAAGTTCCCACATCTTTCGATAACCCGTGGTACTCGCGGATAAGCTTCATGACAGGAATAGATTCATACTTCTCAAGAATCTCGTCATCCATGCCTTCTAGCTTTTCAAGCTTCTTAATGTTCTCTCTGAGACAGTGCATCAATTGTGCATCTGACCCATAGTTAATAAGAGCTTCACCTTCACAGTCGGCAGCAAGATTTCTAATCTTTGTGCGTTTTTTACTCAGGTCGCCATGCTTCTTCTTGATGATTTCTTTCTGCTCTAGTCTTACATCTTGTAGCTGATTGAGTTTAATTTCGGCTTCAGCACGCGCAAGTTGCAGTTCTCCAATGTCGAGGTTCTGTTTAATTAGCTTTTTAATCTCTCTGTTAGCCTGTGAAATAGCAAGCTTTAGCTCAATCTCGGCCTCAGTAGGATTATCACGCAACGACTTCCACTGTATCTCAAGTGCGGCAATCGTGTCATCGTCTACGGCATCTAACTTTGAACCTACCCACGGGAGGAAAATCTTGTCCAACTCTTTAATAACAGCTACTAGTTTATCCTTGGCCTTCTGTACACGCGCAAGCCACTTTTCACGGTCTAGACGTTCGCCGTGCACATGCATGTCAATAAAAGCGCCGAGTGCTTCGTTTTCAATCTGAATGACTTCATGAAGATTATCGCCTAGAATAATCCGGTCCAAATAGTATAGATAATCTGCCAGCTTCGGCTTTCCCTTGGCTTTTAGAGATTCAATAGTCTCTCCACTTGCTATAAGATTTTGAACAGCCTTTATAGCCAATGGAGTACGCGTATCAAGTGCGGCGTATTCGAATTGAGCATCAGAAAGATCGTCATCTAAATTAAATGATGTCTGTAGTGCTTTGTCAATGGTTATTCCAAAATAGCGTTCGAACATAGAGGACATACTAAAGTATTCATAATTCTTTAATGAAGCACTTCCTCCCATGCCTGCGTATATGCATTTTTCTGCTAACATGCAATCGTAGTAACCAGATGAACGTATCCCTAGTAACCAATACAGACACTCGTACTCAAATCCAACGTTTACGCCGGTTTTGGTCCAATCTGATGAAATCAAATACTTTTTAAGTTTTTCTAAAAGTGCTTGTAATTTTGGAGCTTTCCAGAGATGTTTACCGTACTCACCTTGACAATTATGTAGTAACTCGCTATCTCTGTCACAGTAGTCTAGAAGATCAATTACATACTGTTCTTTTGAGTTTCCAAACTGTATTGTACGAAGTCGTCTCCAATAAAAATCAGAAACAGGGGTAGTTTCAACGTCAAATCCGAAATCAAATGTGTTATCTAAGAAAGATAGTAATTTATCTTCAGATTCTTGACTAATCCGCAACACATTCATCGGCGGATTGGCTACAAACGGCTTCAATTCCCTTTCGTCTATGATCATTATTCCTCAAATAGTCCAAAGCCTTGATAAACATCTCAGGCTTATCTTCAAATCTCCCTAACCAAGCGTTGCATCTAAGGCAAAGAATTCCTCTAATACATTTACCACATGTACTCGATCCCGGACAGCAAGTATGGTCGTGGTCTACTCCCGGACGCTCATCCCATTTTTCAGAGAACTCAACGTCACATAAGAGGCATTTACCTCCTTGATTATCTATCATTTCGTTTCTTTTGTCAAGAGATATGCCGTATTTTGTACGAAGTTGTGAGTCTTTTACTTTTTCTGGATTCTGCTTGCGATAATTAGATACACATTGTCTAGTAGAATCTGGGTTATCTTTACGGTATTGAGCCGATTTCTCTTTATGGCACTTCTTACAATAGTAATGAAGTCCATCTTTCTCGGCCCGGCGAATTCCAAAGTCTTCCAAATCCTTCATCTTATTACAATTGATACAAAGTTTCTGATTCATAATACCTATTATAGCACACATTTCTCCGCTTGTCAACAACATAATTGAATTTATTTTCTAAAAAAGCTTGACATCGCTGTAGACTTGTGGTACTCTGGTAATAGAGTTTGAACTAAGGAGTCTCTGTGTCTGATTATTCATTGTACTTTGACGGAAGCTGCGGACCGACCAACCCCGGACCGTTTGGGGGCTATGGTGTTGTAATTAAAAGAGAAGGAACACTGGTTTACAGCGAATCCGGCCCATTGGTAGCAGAATTGCTTAGTAACAACTATGCAGAATTCTACGCCGTGTATAAAGGATTAGCGTGGGCAGACCTAGTTTTAAATAAAGGTGATCGGCTCTTTGTAAGAGGAGATTCCCAACTCGTGATAAACATTATGTCTGGTAAATTCAAAGGCAAGAGTAGTAGTTTATACTATCCTGCTTATGAGAAGGCCAAGAATGCGCTAACTAGCATCAGAAGTCGCTATGTTAATGTTTCTTTTGATTGGGTACCCAGAGAAATGAATAAAGAAGCTGATAAACTTAGTACAGAGTATAGATAAAACGGTAGCTTCGCGGCACTGCGTATTCCTTAATTAACGGGCCGCTGCGTCTTCTATGGACGGAATCATAGAAAGGTAATAGAAACAGTAAGATAGGTTCTGGGAATAAACAACCAGTTTTCAGGCAACGGGTAGCTAATAGATGCTACATTGGCGAAGGGTAACCATAACAGCGCATGAGCGCGGCCTACGTCCTGTCGATAGTTCCAAGACTAAATGAAAAACCTTCACAAGCTGTCTAAATCATTTAAAATCAACAGGTATCTCAGTGTATCTTGTTGAAAGACGGGGATTTAGCTCTATTGCATGGCCTATAAGTGCCAATAGCCTGCCAAAACGGTTAAAGTTAGCCTGTAGAGGGTGTTTACATAGCCCTTGATGGTTACCCGACCTTTGGACGAGGGAAGCCCTTCGTGTACCTTTCAGACGGAGTAGTATATGAATTATGAGAATATTTGCCCATATTGTGACACTGAACTACCAGCTTCAAGTGGACGTAAATGTATATGTGATCGTTGTACTAAATTGCGTCCATATGTAAATAAATATGGATTAACTGTCAAGGAGTATGATAAAATTATTAAAGAACAGGATGGACGATGCGCCATTTGTAATGATATATTGTCAACTGACAGTTCTGAAGGAAGACTACCGTCCATAGATCATTGTCATCAACTTGAGCATGTACGGGGTATACTTTGCGGCAATTGTAACATGGGATTAGGACATTTTAAAGACAACATATACAGATTGAAATCAGCAATTAAGTATTTGAAGGAAAATGAAATAACACGTACTTGGTATTTTCAAAAACAATTCGAGGAGTAATGGCTATTTATTCAGACAAAGAGAGGATTATCGAGCGTCAAGAAGAAATGAAAATCAGACAGGAACGAAAGAAGGAAACAGACATGCTGAGAAAGAAAAATCTTTCTTCTTTAAAATCAACAACATCTGGGAAATAAGCTTGACTTATAGGAAAATGGGTGTATACTAGAGGTATAGATAAGATAAAGCACAGGGGACAGGCTCCTCCACGTTAGGCCACGGTCTAGCGTCCTGTCTCCTTATATTATACATACACCGAGAGGAACCGGGGCTAGGCTGCAAGGGTCTAGCCCTTATTATTTGGAGACACAATGGCACAGGCAAATTTAGGACAAGAAACAGTTGCAGCAACATCGACACAGATGCCTAATATTCCAACGCAACAACAGGTTACGTTTACTGCCAAGTCTACGAATACCGGTATTGTTTACATTGGAACGTCTAGTACAGTTAGTTCCGCCAATGGATATGCACTAGAAAAAGGCACATCCGTTACTTTTGTTATCGGAGTAGGCAATACTAATCAATTTTATTATATTGGTACAGCTAGTGATGTTCTTTCATACGCAGCAGTTTAGGAGCAATAATGGCATTTGATAGTGTATTTCAAGGACCGCCAAGTGGTGTGAACGCACCCGGTACGGCACAATCACCTACATTTGGCATCGACGTTACAAATGCCGAATTGTACTACTCAGCCGGAAGTGGCTGGCAACCGATCATTGGTGCTGGTGATATTTCTGGATCAGGTACTACGGGCTTCGTTCCAAAGTTTACAGCAGGTGCCGTAATTGGTAATTCATCTATTGATGACGGTGTTACATCTGCTGGTAAGGTTACAGTGAGTAACCCCCTGAATGTAACGTCTGCTTCATCTAGTTCTTTTACAGGAAATATTACATCTTTAGGTACAGGAACTAATCCTTTTAGCGGTCCTGTTGAAACTCCATATACGTTGCCTAGCGTTATTTATAGCGTAGCGGGTACGCCTCTTCCCTCCCCCACCGGACTTGAAGGCGCTCGTGCTTTCGTAAGCGATGCAACTGTTGCGACATTCGCCAGTGCATACGTAGGTAGCAGCACTCATAAAGTTCCAGTTTACTGTGATGGAACGGGTTGGTTTATTGGTTAGAGTTTAGGCCACCGAATCGTTAGATTCCTGACAGCGTGGCTATGGGGCAAAGACCCCATTTTAGGGCAGGGACTTCTTAGAACGAGTCCCTGCCAAGGGCCGAGAATGACTAAAGAAGAGAGACAAGCATACTATCAAAGTCATAAAGCTCAGTTCAAGGAATATCAGAAAAGATATAAGACTCAAAGATATGAATATCAGATTAAATATAGATATGGTATAACATTTGAGGAGTTTCTTGAAAAAGTAGTAGATCAAGAAGGTAAGTGTAAAATTTGTGAAAAGTCTATGACTTTTGGGAAAGGACGACACGCTGCTTGTGTAGATCATAATCATGGTTGCTGTCCCGGTAAGAGAAGCTGTGGCAAATGTATACGTGGTATAATTTGCAGTAGTTGTAACAAACTTTTGGGCCTATCTTACGATAATATATCAATTCTAAAGAAGGCCATTGTCTATTTAGATGGTGACCAATGTTTAGTCAAGTCCGACTGAAAAGAGGGGCGCTTAATCACTTTCGAAAGCTATCACGCGAAAGCCCCCTAGAAATACTCGCATACCTGATTGGAGAAGTAACATCTCCTGAAACAGTTGAAGTGCACTCATTCGTGTACACTAAGAATTATTATCTTCAAACAGAGAACACAGTTCAATGGTCTACTGAAGAATATACTAAAGTTCAAGCAAAAGCTGACGAAGCCGGTCTAAGAATTGTAGGATTCATTCACTCGCACCCTGAATGGGATGCAGTCATGAGTCCCGATGATTATTCATGTTGTCTAATAGAAGGACATATACTTTGTGGTATTATATCAGTATACGGGCGCAGAACACGCGCACGATTCTGGACTCCTACCTCAGCAAAACCTTGCGAAATCATTTATACGTAATGCCTAGTAGGAGAGACTATGCCATTCGCTAAAAGTGATGATACACCTAAATTCTACACGGGCATTAACATGCTCAAGAGTTATTGGAAGTCTATCATCGAAAACATAAACTCGACCCCATATCATCAAACCGAAGCTGTGAACAACCTTATGTATCTTTGTGCAGAAACCGAAGAAGAGAAGGAACTTCGCAAGCTTGCATTGATTGCATTTTATGGTAAGCGTCTCGGATACAAGCCGTCTACACAAGTAGGCGAACCGAGCGAACCTGACCCAATTGATGCTAAGGTACAGGACTTGATGGATAGGTTAGGGGGAAAGTCATGAGTGTATTCCAAGTACAGAGAATAGAAGCACAGAAGTTCGCACAAGTATGGAACAAAGGTGGCATCTCAATGATCCTCCCAGATGTGGCAATTGACTTTGCTACTGACTTCAGTAACGTTGTTCTCAATAATTTTATCCAGATGTGTCAGGCTAACGCTCAGGCGCAGGTTGCAGCAAATGAAGCCGCAAAGCCTAAGATCATCATGGAAGGTATTAAGTAAGTTTTATTTCGCGGTCGTCTAATTTGGCAAGACGAGGCACTGTTAATGCCCACGATACAGGTTCGAATCCTGTCTGCGGAGCCATGTTCCTTTCGTTCAACAGATAGGACTCCGGTCTACGAAACCGGTGATTCAGGTGCGAATCCTGAAGGGAATACCATTTATGGAAGAAATTTATACTAATATTTATGTGGGTGACGATTTAGATTATGAAAAGATCAAAGATAAGCCTGATTGGGCCGCAGCTAGAATGTGTAAATATGGACCCGGTGGTCATCAACAAACACTTGGCTATACCACACTAGCAGCACCCAAGGGTAAGAACTATCTTTCAGTAGAGAAGGACGATCATATTGCAATCAACATCATCGATATGGAAGACCCTAATATGATTCCATTCGAGTGCATCACCAAAGCACTAGATTACATTAAAAAGAAAATGGATGAAGGAAAGAAGGTACTAATCGCCTGCAATTCTGGACACAGTAGGGGGCCGACAACGGGCCTTATGTTTCTAAGAGCAATCGGCGATATGCCTTATCATTTCGTTAAATCAGAGCAGATATATCGAACGTTATACCCTAAGTTCGATCCGGGTATGGGAATGCGACAAGTCGCAAGAAGCCATTGGGCCGAGCTAGACCGAATGGAACTAGGAGAAAATAATGAAAGCAAGTGACGCAATGCGTGGCGCATCCGAAGCCCTTGGTGGTAAGGAAAAAGCACCGAAGAAAGAGATTAGTCATATCGTGACGAAGAAGGCTCACAGTGGCGGATATGTTCACGAACATCACCACACTCATCCAGATCATCACCCTATGGAAACACACGTAACGCCAGATCAGGATTCAATGGCAGAGCACATGATGCAAAGCATGGGAACACCTAATCCCGGTGAAGCGGAAGCAGATGCGGGTCAAGGTGGAGCAGCGCCAGCCGCGGCCGGAGCGCCAGCAGCCGCCCCAACTCCCGGTATGTAAGGAGTAGAAATGGCAAAAGAAACAGTAAAACTTTCACATCATCGCGTAGTGATGCACCTTAATAAAGGTGGACTTCACAGAGCACTTGGCGTACCTGAAGGCGAAACAATCCCTACAGATAAGCTACAAGCGGCGATGAATAGTAAGAATGAACATGTAGCAAAGATGGCGAATCTTGCTCACACTATGAAAAGCTGGAAGTAACGCACCTTGGGAGGGGTATGCGTCTAGAAAATCTAAAACAATTATACGAGACGTGTAGACATCTTCCACATTATCATTTTAAAGATTTGAGCGATGAGGAATTCTTAGAAAAGGCTAAGAAGAGTTTTCAGAAGTTAAAGGATTCCCAAAAGAAGCAAGTACTTCAAAGTTGGCTGAGTAAGACGAAGGATGATTCTGAAGATTCTGTCAACTCCATGCTCCGTTATAGATTCCTTTCGCAGACTAACTTATATTTTCTATGTCACCTACTAGAGAGTTATAACTCCACTACAGAAAATACACATGAAGATATCTGCAATGAATTCTTCGTACAGAAAGACCCAACATTCATAACATTCGACCACTTCGCAGATCAATATACAGATTTGAAACAGAGAATGTTATTAGTTCCAAGAGGCGGATTTAAATCTTCTCTCAACATGGCCGATTGTGTGCAGTGGGTAATTTGTTTTCCCGCAATTACAATCGCCATTCTGACCGGAGTTTTGCAACTTGCAAAGGACTTCGTTGGTGAAGTGAAGAAGCATTTTACTTACCAAGAAACCGGCACAGACGGAAAAGGGAAAGCACAATACGGCGTAAGACAAATCATGGATAAGCAAACTGGCGATTGGTCGGACAGCTATTTCCAAGTCTTATTTCCTGAACATTGTCTGTCTCCCCTTGAAGGTAACCAGTTAGAATTTCAGACTCCCGCCGCCGAAGAACAAAAAGAACCATCTGTCAGAGCCGCATCTATCGATCAGGCTTTGTCAGGTAGTCACTATAACGTATTAAAACTTGATGACGTTGTTACTAACGAAAACACAAAAACAGAGAACCGCATCAAGGACACGAACAAGCAAATCAGTATTGATAACGGTCTATTGAATCCTAACGGATTTTATGATGTAATCGGTACATGGTACGACGAACGTGATTACTACGGTGTGACAATTAAGAAGATTGAGAAACGCGCTAAGGAAGAAGGACTTCTTGAGTCTATCAAGGGTTCTGTAGATAGCGGACGTTTTAATGCAAATCTTGGATTCAAACTTTACCTACGCGCATGTTGGTGGCCCACTGAGGAAGCGACTAAGGCCGGGAAGATTGAAGAGGAGATGACTAAGAAGGACTGGGTGCTATGGTTCCCAGAGAGACTTAGTTACGAGTTTTTGAGAAGCAAGCAAGTAGATGACTCAGACTTGGATGATGAGGAAGGGGACACTGGATACTTTGCAATTAAGTATCTAAACAACCCTAGAAAGATTAACAGAGTTAAATTTCCAAGAGAACTACTGATGCGACGTACAATTCCGCACAGTCAGTTTCCGCCACAAGGAATCATTGTTACGACTGTTGATACTGCATACAGTATTAAATCATGGGCCGATTACACGGTCATCATGACTGCTCTCATTTTTGGTGGTAGATTCTATATCATCAATATGGTGCGGGGTCGCTTTAATGAATATGATCTACCAAAGGTAATAGCTGGTGTTGCTCACAAGTGGAAACCGAAGAGCATAGCTATTGAAGAGTCGGTAGGCGTCAAATGGATGGCCCGTGAACTTCGCCGCGAAATGGATAACATGAAGATTTCCGTTCCGGTTGAATTCATCTCGTTAGGAAAAGGCTCAAAGTTAAGATCAAAGCAATTGAAAGCTAAACCAGTCCTTAGACTGCTTGGCGATGAACGCTTATATTTCTTGAACTCATGTGAAGGTCTGGACGAGATATACAATGAATTGGAAAAGTTCACAGGAACAAGTGACGACAAGCACGATGATATCGTATCTGCCATATCCTTGCTTGTGGAACAATTCATTGGCTATGCAGACGTTGATAAACGAATTAACTCTTATCAGTCAAACTTCGTTGCCGATCAAAAATCTAAAGACATGCATGACCAAATGTACTGCTTAGGGAAGTATGCAAAATACGCACAACAGAGCGATAGTCCGACTACAACATACCAGTTAGAACAATCGGTAGCGTCCTCTCCTATAGCTGATACCTATGTGGACCCTTTATCTGACTTGTTCTGAGGAGGGTTTCATGCGTACACGTTTAAGAACGAGTGACGAGATTAGAAAAGCAGTAATCGCCAGCTTTCAAAGGGACTTTCCCGGAGAGAGCATCAACAGTGTAGTATTCAGTACGTACATTTTGGACGTGTACTGTCGTGCTGTAGAAAACTACGATCTATGCAGACAAATCATCATGAGAGGGGTTGATATTGACCTATAGGAGCTACAATGTTGCTTGAAAATGAAGCGCACAATAAAGTGGAGTTGATTCCCACAGATTACAATTCACAAGGTGATCTGACAAATACTGCCGCTGAAGTTGCGCTTGTAGTAGGTGCAGCCGGTCAAGCCGAAGCATTTATTCAGAATAAGCAATATGCTCTACTATGGCGTGATGCGGATTTGCTTTTTCAAAGTCCGCGCCCAATGTCAGTGTTCGAGAATACATATATCCTAGAACCTAACGTACAGCGTTTCACAGTCGCTAAGGTAGTAAATAGTATTGTTCCTCAATTATACAAGGGTTTGTTCTACCAAGACCCTCCAATGATCCTGCGTCCCCGTCCGGGAACATCACAGAACGTAATAGACGCGAAGACAGCCATGTTTTCTACTCTATTAGATCAATGTGACTTCAAGATGGAAACTAAAATTGGCTTAGAACAAATGGCCCATCTTGGTACAGGTATTTGGAAGTGGGGAATAAAGTACAAGAAGATTATTACTAAGAAGAGAAAAGCAACTGTACATAAACTTTCAGCAGGTCCAGTAGGCGCGGTGGGAACCGCAATGATTCCTACTGAAGACGCGCCAGATATCACTATTTCTACTCGCTACGCGCCTAGACCTTACATCGAAAGCCGTCCAGTAGATAGAGTAATGGTAGACCCTCATACATGCGTGGGTGATATTCGTAGAGCAGATTGGGCAATTGACGTTCGTTTCATGGACTTTTATCAGTTGCAAGATTTGATTAAAGGTATTGCTACTCTTCCTGATGACCATCCTGATAAAGAGGGATGGACACTTCCTACTGAATCTGAGTTGAAGAGTTGGTTCATGCCTCCTACAGACGCCGGTCAGCTTGGAGAATCTGTAAGTCAGCAAGCAACTTACGTAAAAGGTATCGTACATCACTCAGAGGATATTAACATTCAAGTTAGCCCAGATGTGCTCTTTAAGAAGTTAGAAGTTCTTGAGTACTGGGATAAGCGTAGAAAGATTATTGTTGTCCAGCGTAAGAAGAAAATCTGTGCACAGGACAATCAATTCGGAGTTATCCCCTTCCTTTCAGCTAATTGGTGGAATAGACCAAGAGCATTTTACGGAATGGGACTTGGCCTGATTGTTGGACAGAATCAACGTGTAGATCAGGGAACTATCAACGCAATTCTAAAAATCCTGTCATTCGGTGTCAATCCTATTTATTTGCGTAGACGTGATTCAAACGCGCCTACTCAAATGATTCGCACGGGATTGGGTAAAATCCTGACAGTAGATGGTGAAGTTGATAAGGCTTACAAGTTACTTGAAAGTCCTAAAGTTCCTAATGATATTTGGTCCGCGTTGCAGGAGTCCGAAAAGGCTACGGAAAGTAGCTCAGGAGCCGATAGTCAATTGATTCAAGGCTCATCAGCAGGCCCAAGATCGTCAATGGGGCGCACGGCAACGGGTGCTACCAATCTAGCAGGAGCATCTGCTACACGTCTTGATGGACCACTCGATAACTTTATTGAGCAAGTCTTCAAGCCTTGGCTGTACATTCTGGACATGCTTGTATTCGAATATTTCTCTGACGCAGAGATTTATAGAATCCTAGGCGAAGAGCACGGTAAAGACTTTGAAGTAGACTTGCAAGAATATCATGACGGCGCGATTGAGTTTGAAACTCTAGCCGGTGCGTCACTAGCTGCGAAGAGAACTATGAGTCAGTCAATGACTCTTATCACTCAGCTTCTAGAGAATCCGAACATATCTGAATTCCTAGCAGATATCAATGAAGAATATATTGATTGGAAGCGAATCATTAAGATGGAAATGGAAGCTTCAGAATGGAAGGACATTGATGACATCATCAAACCTATGACGCCTAAGATGATTCAGAAGAGACAGCAACAGTCTCAGGCCGCACAGCAACAGTCTAAACTAGCAACACAACAGGCAGTTAGCGCACAAAATGCACAACAGAAATCAAAGCTACAGGCGGAAGCTACTCAGCAACGCATTCAAGAAAGACTTACTGTAGGCGCAGTTTTGAATAGTGCAAAAGGTGAAGCTAACGAAGGTTCTCCTACTGACGCAGGTTTAGGCGGCGGCGAACCTGAAGTACAATAAAAATATGGATATGTGCCAGATAACCGGGACATATTAAACGAGAGGGTATATCACGTCCGTAAGCCGAGATGGGTGGGTACTTTTTCCAAGCGTGTACGTGTAAACGTGACCGCTTAGAGTCATCTCAAGAACCCCACAAAAGCCGGGTTTTCAGGTGCTTTTCCCTTACAAAAGCGCCAGCTTCATCCTTGGGAGGGGACGATGGAAGAGTTTGGTTTTAATCCTGACCTTGTGCTAGAAAGAGAGGAAGTTGCATATCTAGCTGCTCTCGTTAGCCAACCGGGATTTAAGATTTTACAGAAGATTTTCAGAAGTGGCGTAGATCAGTTTGCAGTTCAAATGATTAACGCAGATCAGAAGAATGAGAAAGAAGTTCTAGCGCGGCATAATGCAGCGAGAACGGCAGCACAGTTTTACACTTGGGTAGTAAACTCTATCAACAACGAAGTTCAAGAGTACATCCATTCGGCCCCAAATGACAAGCCGATACAGTCAGCAGAAAATATAGACATTGGTGAGTACACTAGTGAGGAAACTATTACGGAAGAGGAACCTTGGTAAAACCCAATTTCAACAGAACTCATTGTAAAAACGGTCACGTATTCACAGAAGATACTAAGTATTTTCATCGCAAAGATAGTGACGGTAATATTTTATATAACTATTTCTCTTGTAAAATATGCCGCAAAGAACGGGATTTTTCTATACAGAGTGCTCTTGTGGATGAGCTATATCAGGCTTATGGTAATAAGTGCTCATGTTGTGGGGAAACTAATAAATACTTCTTCACCATCGATCATATATTTAACGATGGAAATATAGAACGCCGTGAGTCTGGAAAAGGCAAACACATTTACCGAAAATTAAGGGAACTGAACTACCCGCAAGATAGATATAGAATCTTATGTTTTAATTGCAACATGGGTAGAGAACGAAATGGGGGAATTTGCCCTCATGTTTCTGGAGGGAAACAATCGTGAGCGAACAGCTAATCGAAAAGACATATACGTATCAGCCTACCGATGAAGAAGGCAGACCTATTGGTGGAAAACAAGTAATCAAGTACACTACTCAAGATGAGCTAGTGGACAAGCTACGCACGCAGAATACACTTCTAATTCGTAAGCTACGTCAGGAGACAAAGAAAGGCCGTCTTGGTATTGGTGAGGATGAAGTAGTTCCCGAGAATGCACAGCGCTTTAGTGATCCTCTGGAATTCAATCCTCGTGAACTTACACAGGACGAGCGGTACGATATTTCGCGTAGACTACTCGATCCTACAACTTCTGCTGAAGCGGCTTCCGCTCTAGTAGAAGCGCAGCTTGGCGCACCGCTGTCACAAATCGGCAGAACGATGCAGACCATTCAGCAGGACAACATTAGTCTAAGAGCCAAGGTAGAAGCTAATGCATTCGTCGCGGAGAATCCTGACTATTACAAGTGTCAAGAGAACTTTGAAGCATTGGCTAGTTGGATTGTACGCTACAATCTTGCTCCTGTCAAGGATAACTTCCAAAAGGCATACGATACGCTTAAGGCGCAAGGTATCCTTATTGAAGGTGCAGCGTTGCCGCCTGAGCCGGTTGCTCCCGTAGAACCTGTAGTTGTTCCGGTAGAACCCGTTGTGGTTGAACCTGTTCCGGTAGTTCCGGTAGTTCGCATTCCCACTGGCCTAACTAGGGAAGAAGCATCTGACTCCGGTGTACTAGTGAAAACAGGAAGCGATATAACTTATGAACTTACCGTTGGTGGACAGAAGAGAGTGCTAACTGGACTGGCAGCAATTAATGCCATGCCGGGAGAAGAGTACAAGCGCCGTCTGCTTACTGACCGTGAATTTGGTAAGAAGGTAGAGAAGTTGGAAACTGAAGCCAGAAAGCCGAGAGGTTAACATGGTAATCAGAGACTTCGAAGCTAAAGATTTTGACCGCGTAATGCAGATTAACGATGCATCCTTCGATGCGCCAGCTACTAGGAAGTTTGTCCTAGATAGTATTACAGATGGCAAAGCTTGGGTAGCTATTGAGGATGACGTAATTGTCGGATTCCTAATCGGCAAGATGAAGCACAACACACCTTATGTAAATAATGTAGCCGTTGATCCTGCCTATCGTGGTAAAGGAATTGCAAAGCTTCTATTTGCAAAGTTTGAAGAATTATTTGGAATGAATCAAAAACCTGAGAGCACTATTTTCTGGCTTCAGGTTCAATCGGATAACCCCGCTCAAAAGCTGTATTTCGACTTAGGATACAGAGTTGGTTGGGTAGACCCGAATTACTATGGATGGGCTAAACATGCGTTATGCATGTATAAAAGTAGCCGTCCACTAGCACAGTTTTAAGATAGGGCATTCGCTGTCGGATTACAGTAGAGCCACCAATGAGCGTGAGGCAACCTTAGTTGAAGTCTTAACAAAGGGCATCGAATAGCACAGTCGGATTACTGATGTGAGTAGATGACGCATAAGGACATGGATTTCTATTCTGGGAGGAATAGTAGGAATTCCACTAAAAAAGGAAGACTAACATGGCCGCATACAGTCCATCAAGTATTAGTCAGTCAAATCTGCCTCAGTCAACGGTACGTTACTACGACAAAAAGTTCCGTGAAAACCTGAAGGCACAAACCCCCTTCGTAGCATGTTCAGAACGTCTGGACCTTCCTATGAAGAGTGGTAACCAGTACGAAATGTTCATGTACGTTCCGTTCGCTGCAAACACTACGCAGACAACTGAAGGTACAGTAGGTAGCGGTATCAGCATTAACGTGCTGACTACTACTGCAACTATCGGTGAATATGCCGACTACGCCAACTTCTCAAGTCTATCTCTTGCTACGGCAATTGACAACACTGTAGAGAACGTTGCTCGTGAACTTGCATATCGCCTTGGTGAGTCTCTAAGCGCTCTTGTCCGTGCAACTGCTGACGGTGCAAACGCTGTTGACTCTAGCGTTCTGGTATCTCTAGGTGCAACTTCAACAACTTCATTCACCACTCTGAGCCTTAACCAGATTCGTAACTCTGTTCAGAGCCTAGCTGGTCGTTCGGTTCGTCCGTTCGATGAAGCTTCAAAGTCTTTCTGCGGTGTAATCCACCCGTTCGCCCTTGGCGACGTGCTTGCTGATAACAGCAACGATTCCCCAATCGACATCCTGAAGCACACCCCAGTTGGTCTAGCACGTATGGAAGACCTAATCTCTGTTGACCTAACAGAAATGATCGAACTGCCTTCAACCGGTGTTCGTTTCTTCCAGACTAACCAAGTTACTAGCACTTCGAACTACAAGGGCGTAACCGGTCTAACCGCGCTTCGTACCTACATCTTCGGACGTGACGGTATCTTTAGCATCAAGCTTGGAGCGCAGGGTGATACCGGCTTCGGCGACGGTGAATGGCAGAACATTAAGTGCAACATTGTGCAGAACGCAGAGCCAACTGTTGCTGATCCTGAAGGTCTAATCCCCGGATGGACAAGCTATCGTGTTCACTTCACCACATCTCTTGGACCTGATACCACTATCCGTATCCGTGAGATTGATGCAGCTAGCGCCATTAGCTAACCAATGAGGGGCATTTAATTATGCCCCTTGTTCTTTGGTAAAAAGGAGAAAAATGAGTCTGCTTAATCAAGTTTTCCAAGGGTCGCCCCTTTCATTAGGTGCTACGGCAGCGGGTGGAAGTCCAATTGCCCCTAACGTCGCCATTGATACAGTCAATAACGTTCTGTATCTAAGTGCCGGAAATGGATGGCAACCCGGAGTCCCCTCAATGCTACAAAAGGCATTTCTATTGAATCAGTCAGCTAACGTAGCCAACGTGTCAACGTTTGCCGTTCCTGCCAGCCTAGGTGGCCTATATAGCGTTGAAATTTATGAAGTATCGTCAAATACCCCAACAGGCGCTACACTGCCTGCGGTAACCGTGACATTTACGGATATTGACCTTGGTACTTCAGTAACAAACACTCTTGCATCTGTTGGAAGTGTATCTGCGGCTGGCGTTGTCAACCAAGGTATTCTATACGCAAACGCAAAGGGTGGTACAAACATCGTCGTTGCTACGACAAGCTATGCTGCCGGTAGCGGAACAGCATTAACCTACAATATCAAGGTTCGTTTTACTTGGTTGGGGTAATCAGGAGATATAATGGCTAATATTCAAGAATCTTATCCTGCACAAACTACCGGTCTTGGTGTAGCTGCTAAGATTGCAGTGCAGGGCAATCTAGGAACAAGTACTAAGCCCGGTTACAACAACGTGACCCTTTCAGTGGGCGGAACTAACGGACAGACAACTTTCCAGTTGAACCCACAAATTCAGGATGCTTCAGGTGCAGCTTATGATCCTAGCACAGACACCGTATTCGCAATTACCAGTGTCGCCAACTCTTCACCGGGGTCACTGACTCTGACTTCAGTTGCGGCATCTGTAAATGGTGATGCTGTTTACGCTGGTACTATCACAAGCGGCGGTTCAAACGCTTTTGTAGGTTTGCTATTTACTGTTGCAGGATTTACCGGTGCTAACAACAATGGTACATTCGTTTGTGTGGCATCAACCACACTTGCTCTTACACTGGCTAACGTAGGTGCGACGGCAGAAACTCATGCGGGAACTGCAACTTCGGAAGAAGGAACAGCCGTATACACTGGTACTATCGGCGTGAAGGCGAACAGCCTTGTTGGTCAAACATTTGTTATTGCTGGATTCGTAACTAACCCTTCGAATAACGGTACATTCATTTGCACAGCGAACAACGGCAGCACCACAATCACTCTTGAGAACAACTTTGCTGTCTCGGAAACTGCTACAGCATCTGCAACTTCTCAGGAATCAAGTGAACCTGTATTCACTCTTACATCAGTAGCTACCACAAGCGGTGGTGTAGCAGTTTATACGGGAACCATTGGCGTAGCCGCAAGCAGTCTCGTAGGTAAGACATTCACTGTAACAGGATTCGTAACAACTCCTGCAAACAACGGTACGTTCGTAGCTACTGCTAATAACGGCAGCACTACACTTACTCTTGCTAACACGGCGGCTGTTTCGGAAACGCACGCAGCTACGGCTACGGGTGTTCCTCTGTCCAACCTGCTGACTTATGTGGCTTACCCCGCAAAGACCCTGACCGGGAATACCTATCAGCCTTCAGGTACAAGCACAGCAGTTGCTACCGTATCAACGTCCGGTGTAATTACCGCCGTTGCTCCGGGCGGAGTTGAAGTTGAAGTATCGTTCCCGGCGTTTAACAACACATCAGGAACCACAGGAAATACATTTGCGGGTAACCTACCTTTGGGTAAGATTTACGCTACCGTGAACGTTCAAGTCCTGCCCTAAGCAGTAATACTTTGAGGAGGGTATTATGGCGGAATGGAATGATGATAACGAGCGAGAACTTGTTATCAAGAACCACAATCGAGTACTACGGAGGGTGAATAAAGCCCTTCGTAGTTCTCACCGAATTACACAAGAGTATAATGATACTCTATTTAAAGAACTATGTCATGCAGACAAGAATCAAGAGGCTGCATTGGCCCTGCGGAGACTCTGGGAAGAAGGCGGGTTTCAACCTCCCTGTAGTCCAGAGGATTATGACACCATAATCGATGTGTCCATACGAGCGTTGAAAGCCTATCGTGACACGGCTACTAAGCCAACCCAGAGCCAATATTTCTTTGATTAACCATCGCGGCCCTTGTGGCCGCACCTTTTTTGTTGTATGGGTAAACGTAAATAGGGTGGATTACCCGAAGTTACTCAATAACTATACGACTACATCTCTTTCTGTCAGGTGTGTACAGCCGGGTAAAGAGACTCCCACCTTATGAGTGTTATAGACTTCGTTTGGATGGGAGACATGTTTTTAGGAGAGGAGCCTAATGACACAGCCTACAATGCAGGAAATACAAGCGGCACAGGGAACGCGTTTAAGCGAAACTGCCCCTTGGGAGTCTTATGAAAAGGAACTAGTTGGCCGTCAGGTAACCCCTGAACTGGCCGCGCAGATCGCGGATTACGCTAACAAGAGACATCAAGACGCGCCTGTAAGTTCCCAGACTAAAGAACTACTAGCTGAGAACCAAGAAATCAATGAAGGCATCGCCAGTCAGTATCAATGGCTCCAACCCGGTGACTATGCCGATGTGGAAGCTAGAATCGGCAAGGTAATGTCACATGCTGAGTTTATTACTAAACTTAGACAGGCCGGAGTATCCTGCCATTATAGACAACATCCACATGCGGATAAAGTTACACTATTGTATACAAAACTTGGTGTAGCCGAGCCGGAAATAGCATGTTGGGCGCAATACGGACAAATGCCGGAACTGTCCATTATGAACTTTGACCAGTACGGTGCGCCTCTAGCAGAACGTCGCAGAGGGTGGCGTACATGTTTGCTTCAGATCATTCTTAAAGGAATTCTGACTGAGGAAAAAGCAAACGAAGTATTTGGAAGGCCCGGTCAAGGCAAAGCTTTTGCCAGATACAATTCAACACTACAGGCATTCAGAAACGCAGGTAGTAGTTTAGGTGAATAGAGGAGATTCATGGGTAAACTTGGAGATATCGTAGAGGGGGCGAATCAACAGTCTGCTCCCCAGACAAATCAATTGGCCGCTAAAGCGCTGCCTACAGAGCTAGAAAGCATCGCTCTAGAAAACGCGAAGCTTGAACAGCAGAGACTAAAGCTTGAACTTCTTGAGAAGCAAGCAAACATTCAAGACCTTCAGGAACGTCTTGCAGAACGTGAGCTACGCCGCGAAACTAAACGTCAGCGTAGCCTCACAAACGGCGCTACCTTGAAGCAACTTGCACAGCAGGATAACGCGGCACAGAAGCGCTGCAATCACCGCAAAGGTGGTGACGGACTCCACGCTATTGTAGGTGGACAGGGTACAGACTCGCAGTACGCAGTTATGAAGCATACCTTCTGCAACGGCGACATGTGGGTACGCTGTCTACGTTGCGCCAAGACATGGAAGCCTCCCGTTAAGGAAAGCTACAACAGTGAGCAGGACTTCTTGAAGGCAGTGGTTGAATACGAGACTGCTATCAATTTCCAGACGCGTAATGTGGCATCTGGTTCGGTACAGTTCCGCTTCTCGGACAACGGTGCGTTTTATCGTGAAGTAACCGCGAGTACGACACTTCGATAAGGAGACACATGCAGGAAAATGTGACCATTCCATTCACAACATCAGCACCGGGTAATTTTACCTTGGCTCATAACCTTGGAATGGTCCCTACCACGGTGATCTTTGAATTTACAAACGGTGGAGTCGTGTGGTTTCAAAATCCACGATACGACTCCATGAATCTCTATTTAGTAGCATCAGGTACAGGAATTACAGGCGTTGCAATAGTGTTCGCAACATGCAGCAGTTGTTAAGGAGATAAGATGTTAACACAAGTTCAAGTAGCATTTACAACTACCGCGCCCGGTAACTTTACCTTGCCACACAATCTGGGAGTCGTTCCCGGAAGCGTAATATTCGAGCTTACATCAGGCGGGGCAATTTGGTTCCAATCTACTAAATATGATGCTAATAACCTGTATCTAGTGGCGTCTGGTGTAGGTATAACAGGATTTGCAATTATATTTGCCAGTGTTACTCCAGCGTGCACAGTATACGGTAATTCCACAATTAGACTACAAGATGTTGTAGATGATGCTAATACGCTAGGAGATGTTGCTCCGGCTCTATCAACGGGCGGGTCTGCCATGCAACCTGCTATGTCGATTGCCAATGACGTAATGCAGCAGTTGATTAACGGTGGTCCCGGTGGGCAACCCTACAACTGGAAATGGAATAGATACAACATTCCAGCGTTTACAACTATCAGTCTTCAGCAAGATTACTTTATCCCCGGACTTGTCAACCTTGGTTGGTTAGAATCCGCATGGGCAGTAAATCTTAATCAGACATCTGTGCCTAAGCAGAAAACATACCTAGAAGTTACGAAGGATTTGATGGTAACAAATAACCAGACTTCGTATCCCGGTAAGATTAGCTGGCTTCCAAATTCAATGTTGAATACAGGAACATGGGGACAGCACCCATTAGGGCCTACGGCTGCAAATCCAGCAGGCGAGACGGTAGTATCTGGACCCGGAGCAACCGGACAACAGAATCCCGGCCCGAACGTAGTATACACTAATCCTATTGGAACTTTACTAACCCCACAGAATGCTATTACGGCGATTAAGGACCCTTATGGAAACCTATGGTGCTTGACAACATTCGGTACGTGCGGTGCAACTCAACCCGCTTGGCCTACTAACCCAACGTTCCCCACTCTCCGTAACCCAAACATCTTGGCGACAACGGTAGTAGATGGTACATCCGTATGGACGGCAATTAATCCTGTAGGACAGGGTATTAGACTTCTACCTATCCCGCCTCAGACCGGAGTGGTATGGCAGATTCAGGCAGTAGGACAAATGAAGGCTCCACGCTTCTATAACCTATCACAATATCTCAATCCAATTCCCGATGACTGGGAATGGGCATTCAAGCAAGGTTTCTTTGCAGAATGCTTTAGACGTAACCCTGATCCTCGTGTGAGAGCTAAGTATCAGCAAGAAAGACAATGGTGGTTAGAATCACTCGATAAGGCTGTACGTCAGGCTGACCGTGAGATGGATGACTTTGGCTTCTATCCTGCCAGCCTTGTAATGGACACGGGTTGGGGAGTAAATCCTTTGAACCCGGCTCAACCCTTCGGCCCCTGGTCAGGTTGGTGATAACAAAGGACTTATGCGTACTGGACCTGCTCACAAAACACACTGTAAACGCGGACACGAGTTCACCGAAGCGAATGCTATTCAGTTGTTTAAGAACGGCATTAAGAATGGACGTAGGTGCCGAAAGTGCCACAACGAACGAGTAAAAAAGAACGCCTTGGAAGATAAGAACGGAACTTTTTACAGGAATAGAACGCATTTCCAGTTACGTTCCCGTTACGGTATTGAATCTTTAGAAGAACGGGAAGCATTGCTAACCGCTCAAGACAATAAATGTGCCATTTGTGGAACCGATACCTGTACATGGGGAAAAGGATTTGAAAACAAGTGGCACATAGATCATAAACACGATGGCACTGCCAACCATCGCGGCATCTTATGTTCACGATGCAATTTGGTTATAGGTAAGGTCAATGATGATCCTGACCTGTTAGAGAAAATGGCAAAGTATCTAAGGGGTGGATTATGAGCACTAAGGTTCAACTTACAGGCGGAAACTATCAAGATGCCGCTGGAAACCCGTTGGCTAATGGCTTTCTTATCTTGGAACTATCACAAGACGGGCAAGTAAATACTTCTACAGAGGTTGCTGCGGGAAGAAAGATCAAAATCCTACTAGACTCTAGTGGCAATGTGGTCACTTCCCCGCCTCAGTATGTGTGGCCTAATGATGTAATTACCCCGTCCAACACATTCTATATTGCATCTGCTTACACAGCAGCGGGACAATTGGTATGGGGACCTAACGCGGTACAAGTATTCAGTACGCCTTCTCCGTTTCCTATCGGCACTTGGCCTCCCGGTGGGGGGTTATCTCCAGTTCCTACAGTTGTAACTTATGATATAGGTTGTTTTGTAGGCACATACACAACAGTTCAAACGTTACTTCTACTAGCCTTGGAACGATCAGTAAGATTTGCAGCTAATATGGTTCCAAGTACAGCGGCTTGCGGGACCGATTCAACAGGAACCGTAGTTTTTTCTATACAACAAAATGGCGTACAGTTCGCAACGGTAACCTTCTCACCTAGTTCTTCAGTAGGAGTATACGCCAGTGCGGGAGCTACGTTCTTTGCCGGAGATGTTTTGACAATCATTGCACCATCCGGCCTAGACGCAACTCTAGCGAACATTGGATTCCTACTAAGTGGAACCGCTTTGAACTAAGGATGAATAATGGCAACCTATACAGAATCTCCTACATCTCTTGTAAGTGCGGGAACCGGTGTTCCTTGGCAGAATCCTACTGAGGCAACTGGTTCTGGAATAGGCTCTACCAGTACAGTTATTGTACAATCAGTTACGATATCTTCAAACGTAGTATCCTTTGTCACCACGACACAATTCACCCCATTAGTAGCAGGACAGACTGTAATAATGGGGAACATGGTAAATAGTACATTTTTGAATGGTGTTAGTCTTGTGGTTCTTTCAAGCGGATTAAGTACAACTTCGTTCTCAGCTAATTACACACACACTAATATTTCTACTACAACAGACGCAGGCACAGCAACTCCTACTACCACATATTCATTCGCGCAGAACATTGACGGTGCTTTTACTCCCGGTCCCGGTCAATTCGTGGTATACGCTGCCTGTGAAGGGCCTTGGACCGGAGGGGGTACTGTTACTTCTAATCAACTACATGAACCATGTGCATATAGTGTATTTGATAGAGGATGCGCCGGATTTGGTGGAGGTTCTTTTAATCCACAAATTTCTACTACTAGTCCATTTGCTACAATTCCTACTTTACCTGCCGGAGCAACTGTAGTAGGTATATATGGAGTAGCTAACGCCTTATCAACTTCAGTTTCTGGATCGTTCATTTCATTAAAGTTATTTTATTCAGGGGCAGGAAGTCCTAGTTCATTTCTTATGAACAGCACGGCAGAAGTTACAGGTACTCTAGGAACGAACCTAGCCATTTTAAATACAGCCTTTTTTCAACTAGGCATCGAAGCAACTTTAGCAGGCATTGGTGGGTATTATGGTGGAGTAGGTTACGCGGGATTCGCCATCGTGTATACATTACCGGGCGGCGGCACTCCAACTCCACCCAATCAACTACAGACCCTTGAGGGAACTGATTCAGGGTTCGCTCTACCTGTAGGATCAGTAGTCAACGGAGTGGAAGTAGCATTCAGTACTGGCATAGCATCAGGAACATCCTGTACATTGGATATACAACTTACTGTGGCAGGTACACCTATTGGTACACCAAAATCTATCACAGTAGGAAGTTGGTCTACTAGTTATGTGCTAGGAAATTCAACAGATTTATGGGGTACAGGTGGACTCAGCTTGAGCCAAGTTAACGGCAGCAATGGATTAGGTGTAAACATATATGGCACCATAGCAGATAACAGTCAAGTTAATTTGAACGGACTATCTATTACTATATTTGCAAGCCTTATAGTACTTTCTCACATTCCTGTAGTTTGGGTAAGCGTAGGTAACACCAGAAAACAAAAATAAGGAACCTAATGGCAAATTCTTCAATAACAGTACTTCAAACCGTTGAGTGGGCAAAGCGTTTTGTATTCCGCCGCCCGTTGGCACTTGGTAATTTTCTAGAGCCTGCTATCACGAGCGCTAATACCATTCTTCAAACTATCATTGGCGCTCCTTTTGCATGGCGCTGGAATAGAGTGGCAACTGGATTTATTACCAATCCCGGTCAACAGGATTACACCATATTCAACTGGGGAGCGACCACATCGGTTTCACTTGGTTATGTACTGGTAGATTCAAATGGGTTCTCTCAGCAAGTAACCACAGCGGGTACAACTGGAAGCACCATTCCAACTCCATTCAATGTAACTGTAGGCCAAACGACTACGGATGGCTCCGCTATCTGGACCAATATGGGCCATATTGGAACATCAAATCTCAGCCAAACATATTCTCTAAACTGGATTGAAAACGCATCTATTCAAGATCAAGATCAGAATACATGCGCGTTAGTATGGAAGCAGATTACTCCGCACCTTGACCTTGCTTTGGAAACCCAAACAGCTAGACCACATAGTATATCCGCCCAATTCGACGTAGGTAATAATAATGTAACATTCCGTCTAATGCCTTGTCCTGATAAAGCATATCCAGTTGTCATTCAACTTCAACAGAAGCCGCCCATTATCGACGGATTGGATGATACATGGTCACCAATTCCAGACGAGTACTCCCGTCTTTATAACTGGGGTTTTCTAATGTTTATGTATCAGTTTGCCGATGATAATAGATGGCAAATGGCTAGCCAGAAGTTTGTAACCAACCTATTAAGTACGGCTGAGGGCCTGACTGATACGCAACTGAATATCTGGCTCAATAATTGGGAACAGGTAACCGGGGCATCCACTGTTAAAGGTCAAAATCTACAACAAGGACATCAAGCAAAGGGAGCGATCTAATGGCAAGAAGCCCACTTCCAATCACTAATTTTCAAACACCGGATGGAAATCCCGTTGTCAATGGGTACGTTTTGATCCGTTTGAGCGATGATGGAATGGCTTCGGGGGATCAAATTCAGAGTAATTTTACAAAGCTTCTATTAGATTCAAGCGGTAACTTAATTGGGACTCCGTTGTTTTGGCCGAACGCGAGTATTACCCCTGCGGGAAGTTACTATATCATTCAAGTATACGAAGCAAACGGCCAACTAGTTTCAGGGCCTAATAAGATAACAGTTTAAGGAGATACATGAAATTTATCAAGAATATCATTCTTAGTCTAGCCCTGATGGCGAGTACTATGGGCCTTATCGCGCAGCAGCCCCAAGCTGCTCCCGGTACTCCTCCGTTTAACGCCGATGCCACTACAACGAACGGCGTGGCTCCCGGCTATTATCCAACTGCCGGAACTGGATTGGTTTTGAAAATAGGGCCGGGAACTGTGTACTGTTCTCTAGGAACGTTCGTAACCTATCCCGGTGGAACACTGACAATGGCGGCGAACGCGACTAATTATGTATACCTTAATGGTGCTAGTAGCTGTACTCCAGCCTCTAATACTTCAGGATTTGGTGCAAGTCAATTTCCTATCGCTATTGTCACAACCGGGTCTAGTGCTATTAACTCAAACGGTATCGTTGATGACAGAACCTTCTTCTCTATTGTTACAGTTGGAACTTCATTTACTCTAACCACAACTGGCACAAGTGGAGCAGCTACATTTAGCGGCAGCATTCTTAACATTCCACAGTATCAAGGTCAAATTACTCTAACCACAATTGGTTCTAGTGGAGCAGCTACATTTAGCGGTGGAACCTTGAATATTCCCAATTATACCTTTAGCAGTGGAATATCAGGTGGCACATCCGGCCAAGCTGCCATTATGGGGTCATCATCTACAATTACCAGCAGTAAAGCTTTAGCAGGAAGTGGCGCAGGACTGACTACAGGACCTACGTCTGGTACTACAGCAGGCGATGTTGTTACGTATTCTGATACGAGTGGTACTACACAAGATAGTGGAACACCAGTTGCATCATTAGCTCCAAAAGCAAGTCCTGCATTTACGGGAACACCCGATGCAAGTGGCGCAACCCAATTTAAGCTACCCGTAACGGCTGGAGGAGCGTCTGCGGCTAACGGTGAAATTATATACGACTCTACTAACAAAAACTGGCACATTTGGAAAAATGGTGCTGATACCCTTCTTATCCCTTTTCCAGCATCTCCAGTTAGTGGAGATTGCTATGAACCTGTCGTAAGCGGCGGTACATGGTCAATGGTAGATGCAGGGGGACCGTGCGGAATTTCGGGCGGTGGTGTTACATCTGTAACGAACTCAGATGGTACGATAACAGTGAGTCCTACAACGGGCGCTGTAGTAGTAAGTGTCACACCAAGAGCAGTACAGATATCTTCTACATTCGTAGGCGTTCCGGCTAACAATCAAGTTATGCTGTTTATTCCAATCTCTCTAACTATAACTATCCCATCGTCTTGCACAGGATCGTACATGGGCGCACTAGTAGCCGCAACTGGTTCTACAACATTTACTGTTACCAAATTGGCCGGTGGACCTACCGGAAGCCCTACAACACTTTGCACGGCAGTATTTTCAGCATCGGGTACCTCTGCGACCCTCTCAGGGAGCGGCGGATCATTAGCGGCAGGGGACTACGTTGAAATTACAGGACCGGCAACTGCTGATGCTACGTTAGCTACCATAGGAGGAGCTATACATGGGACTCATTAAAAAACTACTATCGTCGGTGGTACTTTTTGCAGCACTGATGGCCCCGGTTGCACACGCGGCTCACGTACAAAATGTACACACAGGCGGTAGTGTAACTACAATTAACATTACACCAGTTACTACAGGGAATTTGCTAGTTCTATCGTTTCACACGGAAAGTTCATCTACTCCAACTGTATCAGATAACCATTCTAATACTTGGACTATGGCAACTAATACTAATATATCAGGGTCATTCCTGTCTACTTGGTATGCCTTTGCAAATACAAATGCTGCAACTACTATAACAGTAACTCCTTCTAACGCATTTAACCAGCTAGCCGTAGATGAATACTCAAATGTAACAGCTTTTGATACCTCAGTTACTACTACAGGAACGTCAGCAGGAACAGTAACTAAAAGTATAACTGTAGGAAGTGCTAATGAATTGATAGTTTCAGCAATTGATGGATTCCATAGTTCTAACACTTTCACAGCAAACTCACCATTTACTCTAGGTGGTCAAAACAATGGTGCAGATGCGCTGGCAACTTCTTACTTTTCAGCCGCCACTTCGGGAACATATACGTCATCATTTACTATTTCAGGCGGCAGCACACAGTATAACCTGCCTGTATTGGCTTTCACAACATCCACGTTCTCTGTTTCCGGTAGCATCCCCAGTACAGCTACTCCTACAAACATTGCTGTAAAATCTGGATCGACAATAGTAGCTACTACATCTGTAACAGGTTCAACTTCCTATACCATATCAGGTATACCTAATGGTAGCTACACAATAGTACCCGCAGGCGGATGTATTAATTTCTCACCAGCAACTATCAGCATAACAGTTAGCGGGGCAAATCTTACAGGAGAAAACTTTACTACAGGAGCGGGGTCCGCGCCTTGCTTTGTCCAAAGTGCCGGATCATCGACTACGACCACAGCTACATCAAAGACATTAACTTTAACAGGTATAACTGCCGGTGATGCTCTGGTAGTAATGGCTGTGTGCAACGCTAGTCCATATCCCGGCCCATACGTATCACTTACTGATAGTGCAAGTAATGGATTCAAAGTAGTTAGTTCCACAAATTCAACGTTTGCTTCAGCGGTAGTTGCCGTAGCTGGAAACGTTTCGGCTGGCTCAGATACAATCACATATACTTGTACAGGTGCCGGTCAAATAACAATGTACGTGCAAGAATTCTCAGGAGTCGATTCTAAACCTTTAGAGGGAGCAAGTCTGCTTGTAACTTCTACATCTGCTTCATTATCCTCTGAACAGATGTTTGCTCCAGTAGGAGATTTAGTAGTAGGCATGGTAGCTAATGAGTTTCAACCCGGAAGTATCATTAGTGCTAGTTCTGGCTATACAACTACAGGAAACGTGGTTGGTGCCACGAACGGAGTAATAGCGGGATTCTACCAAGCTTCCGTTGGAACAACGTATTCTAATACGGCCTCGATAAGCGGTGGCACGCAAGCCTCATTTAATGAAATTATTACACTAAGAGCGCCGACATCCTCTACTCCTAGATTCCTTCAGGCAGTCAGAGCAACATCAAGCACTGCGGTTAGCAGTTTGGCATTTCCATCCATAACTGTTACCGCTGGTGATACACTTTTAGTATCAGCCACGGGAGGCACGTCTCCATCTGTCAGTGGATGTGGGGCAACTTGGAACTTGCTATCCTCTACAATTAACAATGCTAGTGCAACTGTTTTCTATGCTACTAACGTAAGTGCGGGAGCTTGCGCTCCTACTGTCAGTTACACATCATCTGTTCAAGCCTGTAATTTATTACTGGAATATACTGGTGTAAGTACTACTTACACTCCTGATGTATGGACTGTAGGCTCAGGGTCCGGGGCCATTGCAACAACCGGCTCTAACGAAGTGCTCGTATCTCTTTTCAGTACATACCAGATTGGTAGTCAGGGTCAATTTTCTGGCGGAAGCGGAAGTTATATTTACCGACTTGAAACTAACGCTGGAAGTCAGTTCGAAGAATACGCCTACGACCAAGTTATTAGCTCACCTACAAGTTTTTCATTCACTACTTCAGGTGGGTTTGGCTCCGGTGTAACTAATGTTGGATTTTTGGTTGTAGGTCTTAGATCGGCAACTCCTACTTTTGGTGAAATGCAAACAGCTTTTAAAAGCGGAACTGCAACCACTCAAACTTTAACTCTGCCATTTCCTGTAACTTCTGGAGATACTCTTATACTTGCTGTTACTTCAGCTAACAGTTCATATCCGATAGTGAGTGATAACAAGGGAAACACTTGGACCGTTGTTCCATATGTAAATAATAGTGGTGACGTTCCGCAAACAACGACTACCTTCTATGCTACAAACGTAGCAGCAGGAGCTACAACCATTTCTGTAACTGAGACTGGTGCTCCTTCTGTAACCTACGATCTAAATGCAACAGAAGTAATAGGATTAGGAAACGCAAGTCCGTTTGTCGCTGTCCGTAATGTGCAACCCAACTCCACTCAAAATACCCAGACAGATTCAATTACATTAGGTTCTGGTAATTATTATTTGTATTCTTTGATCGGAGATAACGACACATCTCAGTTTTTTTATACAAATTCATCTGGTTGGGTGCAACGCGGATATCCAATTGGTTCGCACTTTTTAAAGCAAGTGTGGGACGAATCGGTTACGGCTGGAACTTATTCTAGTCACGTAGCAACAAGTGGAAGTTTTACAAACAATCTATCAACAATGTTAGTTTTCTCAGCAGCTAACAATAGCATAACCGTTCCTCACCGTGTTCAGACTATGAACGGAGGAACGTTTGCCGGAGCAAATACTCCAACTGCTACACTTGTTCAAAATATAACATCAGGACATTTACTTGTTGTCATAGGGGCGTGGCAGTCTGGGACGGGAACAATTTCCGACTCACTTAGCAATTCATGGACGCTGCTTCGCGGAGGAGGAACGAATGGTTTTGGCGTATGGTATACAACTGCTAGTTCAAGCGGAGCCGATACTGTAACCCTTACTACGACTGATCTTGCGGCATTACAAGTTATCGAAATAGCCGGAACACATCCATCTATTGATACTTCTAATGGTGCAACAGTTACTAGCACATCCGCCCCAACTGGTAGCATTACTACAGCAGGGGCCAATGAGTTAATCATATCGTTCTATCTAGGTGCAGGTCCAGCTATCATCATTGCAGATTCAGGTGCTCCATTTTACTTTGGGTCTTATGGATACTCACATGGACCTATAACATTAGCATGGGAACAGTTTGCGACAACATCTGGTTCCTTTTCAGATACAATGACGCAAGCTAGCAGTGGTTTGATGAACGTAGGTATATTAGCTATTAAGGTATTATCTACAGGTGGCCAACCTATTGTAGACATTATAATGGGAGATTAAATGGAAGCAAATATTCAAAAGAGTCTGACTTGGATAAAGTCTATATGGAGTGAGCCTGACGGATCAGGCTCCTCTACTCGTATACACATTACTGCTTTAATCGCATTCGTACTAGGCGTTGGTATTTCCTTTGGAATAGCCACGCATCAGAAGAAATTCAGCATTGAGCAGTTCAACTCATTCCTAGCATCAGCTAGCGCATTCATCGTCAGCACATGCGGCCCTCTGTATGGAGCTAACAAGTTGGCAGATTGGGCTAAGAATAAAGATAACAACAAGCCGCAATAAGGGAGTGTCATGCCTAATAATCTAGGGCTAGCCGGAGCGCAGCCGCAAAAACAAACTAAGTTTACCCCGCTCTACACAGGTAGATGGTCCAGTGGTATTTGGACTAATCGTTCTCCGTTGAGAGACGCGGCCACAAGTCGTATTGCTGAAAAGTTCTACGGACAGGCAGGAGATGCCCTTATTGCGGGTTCGAACGTAGAAATTACCAACAAGCTAACCCTAGCCCGTAGACCGGGAACATCCGTATTCGATAGCAATAGCTACTCCAATGTGGACCGCTTCTATGAGTTTCGTCTGTTTAATCAAAACACAGAAGAAATCATAATCATGGTAGATCAGTCTAATGCCTTGTACTCCCTAGAGAGTGGAACTAAGACTCTCGTATTTACAAAAAGCACAGGATCGGGCGAAACTTACATGCAGTCTGTAGGTAACATTCTGTACTTCGCGGACGGCATTGACAACAAGAAATGGCTACAGACTCTAAACACATGGCAAGCTAACTATAGCTATGGAGTAGGAACTACCCCATTCCTGACCACTTATATCATAGATGTCAACGGAAACATCCAGCAGTTGTATGGCACTTATATCCCTATTAATTCGTTCTCAATTGTAGGGCCTACTTCCACATCTGGACCCATTGTTACATTACACTCAAGCGTAACATTAAGTAACATTGTAGCTGTTGGAGACATTTTAGAAACTCATGGTATATTTACCACAGCGTACGCTTATCCGAATATACCGTTTCCTGATGTAACTATTTTGAGCATAACCGGGACATCAATGACTGTGAATTGGCCATTTCCAACAGATGTTGGTTATACCTTTCCATATACTAGTCCTACTATCACGGCGCTCTGTTATGCAATCAACGCGGGAACACCTGTATCTGGATCGACTATTCCGACGTTCAGCACTGTTACCCCTAGTGTATCAACTCGCTTCCAAGGTGGAATCACTATAGATAACTCCGTAGTGTGGGTAAACAGAGGAGCGCCTGTTGAAAATTGGGGCATTGCTAACACTAATAATGTTCCAGTTGTGCCGCAATTCTCCCCTTCTAGTAATCTAGGAGATGTCAACAATCTTCAGTTCTGGAAGACAGGAACTAGCTATGGCTCTGGATCGTTTGTAGTAGATGCTAATAACAATGTGCAGGAAGTAACCACAGGCGGCACACCGGCAGGACCGGAACCTAATTGGGCGCAAACGCTAGGAGCAACTACGACAGATGGCACGACAATTTGGACGTTAGTCTATCTAGCGGCTCAAAGTCCTCAGAACGGCGGATATCGTTATTCTGTTGCGTTGGTAAATTCTTTGGACAATACCGTATCAAATGGTTCTCCTATGTCAGCAGTAACCGGTAATTTCATCGGATCGCAGGGTATTTTTCTTGCTCCCGGTGCGGGACTACCTCCCATCACGCGTGCTCCTCATAGTGCATTATCTAACACGGTAATTGATACGCAATCTGACTATGTTGCTATTTTTAGGACCACAGATGGACAATCAGTGCCGTTTTTAATTCCCGGACAGAATGGTCAAACGTGGACCGTATCGCTATCAAGTTATTTAAACAATGGATATCTTGATACTACATTAGATACAGGACTAGACAATTTGATATCTGCTCCTATCAACGATGAAAACACTCCTCCACCTGTAGGAGCACTAAACCTTACATACCATTTGAATAGAAATTGGTACAGCATAGGTAATGTGGTTTATTGGACATCGGGGCCGGATGACCCGGCTGGCAACGGACTAAATGGTTCCAATCCTTTGAACTTCGATTATTGCCCATCACTGGTAAAACGTCTAGTAAAGACCACTGCGGGTATGTTAGTATTCACTGTATCAGACGTTTACATCATTCAAGGATTAGGTACAGCCTCAAGTCCCATACAAGGATCACAACCATTACTTCCCGGCATCGGACTGTTAAACTACAATGCATTGGACGTGAATGGGGCCATTATCGGTCTATTTACTACTGACAATCAATTTATCATTCTTGATCCTTCTAACGGCGTAAGCTATGCAGGGTTTCCAATCGGCGACCAATTCCGTCTAAACAATGGTACTCCGGGTCAAAGTTGGAATCCCAATAACGTATATGTTGCGTGGCACGTTCAAGGCGAAGATGCAGCTTGGTATGTAGCCGATGGTGTTAATGGTTGGTATCGACTTATGTCAACACCGGCTCCTGAAACTGGATACACATGGTCACCTTTTGCTACTATCGTAGGTGGCGTGCAAGCTGTTCAGTCTATTGAAGTATCACCGGGCGTTCACCAGTTGCTACTTGGACCTACACTAACGGGTCCTATTTCAAAACGAGATTTGAGTGTATTTAGTGACGATGGAACCCCATATTCTGCGTATGCGGTTATTGGGTCTGCCGTTCTGACACAACCCGGTCAGATTGCTCTTGTAGATCACATTGTAACGGATGCTGTGAAACTTGGTTCTCCTTTGACTATTGGACTTCTAATAGATGAAGCGCTACCTTATTACACAGGACCAATTGATATCATCAAGAACTGGGAATCTGATCCGCCTAATCTTCCAGAAAGTAGATCGTTATATAGTCAGCGTTTCTATCTATCTCAACTTAGAGAAGATGCAGCAGCATGTAGGCACATGCAGATTCAGGTAATATTCTCACCTAGCGACACCGTGATGAATGAGTTATTTACTTTGAGTATCTTCGGCAGTTACCAACAGGAGATATAATGCCAGCACTTAATGAAATGCTACAATCAAATCTTGACCTATCTGGGTATGAGCCGGTTGATAAGCCGACTCCACCCGGAGGCGGGTCATTGTCTAACAACTTGGAACCGGGAACAAGTATCTTCTTGAGAACTCCGATTCCTCCAGTATGGCAAGCTACATCAGACTCCCTTAGAACGTTCTTTAACGGCGGCACTGTTCCTCAACATAGAGTAATGGCTCCCGGTAATAGACAACTAGGAAGCTAAGGAATAAATGGTAACCAATAGATTAATTACAGAGAATGACTACACTACACTAGCAGATTCTCTTATATCTGACGAATATCATAGAGAAACTTCCCCAGAATTCTTCTATGAAGAAGGATCAGTATGTTTAGTGTATGAAGATAGCAATGGGCCTATTTGTTTCGTACGTGGTCAAGCCTTTGGTGTTGAATCGTGCAAATTTATTCAACTAGACATCCAATATATAAACAACATGGATGCTAAACGTAATATGAAAGCTATGCTAGAAGGCTTTCCAGAACTAGAGGCTAAAGCCAAAGATAATGGCTTCACTGGATTCTTCTTCTCCAGTGAGGTCCCTTTGTTAAGAAAATTCTGTGTCAAGCGATTGGGGTTTGAAGAATTCAGCGAGAGCGTGCTCGTTAAGAGATTGAGGGAATAATGAAAATCTATACGAAATTGCAGTATCATTGGGATGATAGTCTGAATTCCTATGTCCTTGACAAATCAGAGTCTTTTGAGTATAATGGAATTATTGAATTGATGTGCGGGGCATCCAGCCAACAGAAGGATATTGGCGCGTCTCAACAAACGTTCATGAATCAGTTGCAATCACAAGCTGGACAGGTTTTCGGCGCATCTTCAACTGTGTTCCAAAACCTCTTAAACACATTTACACCAACTGTTCAAGCAGGTCCTAATCAACAAGGATTCTCTCCGGCAGAACTGGCGGTTAGAAACTCACAAGCGATCACTAATGCAGGAACGGCGTATAAGAATGCCAAGGCTGCTTTGGGCGAGAACAATGCAGCTACGGGCGGCGGGAACACAGGATTGCCTAGCGGAGCCGCTGCAACTGAAGCAACAGAATTGGCGAATGCTGGCGCAAACAATACAGCCAATCAGCTTAACCAGATTCAAGAAGAGAACTACGCAACTGGTAGACAGAATTATGATACAGCAGTATCGGGATTAGCACAAGCACCTAATGTATTTGGGGCGGCAACTAGTGCAGCCGGAGCCGCTAATAATGCAGGTGAAGCTGCTGCTAACACAGCTAACCAAATATCTCAACAGAATAATAGCTGGATGTCAGCAGTTGGAGGTATTCTTGGTGGAGTTGCTGGCGCTGCTACTGGCGGATTAGTAAAGGGATTCGGCGGCGGTGGTAGCAGCATGTTTAACGGCATGAGTGGTTCACAGATTCAAGGTGCTACTGGCTATGCCGGAGATGGCTCAGGAATCTCAACCACAAGTCCTGATCTTGGCAACAACACGATAGGCGAATAGGGGGACAAATGGCAGACGATACACAGAATATGCAAGGCGTTTCAAACCCACCTAACGGCGGGAACATCACTGACGTTGCTAACCCAGAAGCTAATGATGCTACGGTTTCACAAACTGCCGTAGCCTCACAGCAACAGCCTCCGCAATCGCCAGCCGATAAGGGTCCTCAGACTCCTACACCACAGGCTCCTCAAGCTGCGCAGGCTCCCGGACAGCCACAGGATCAAAGTAACGGACCACAAGGAAAACAACCTGATCTTTCAAAAGGACAGCAACCAGTTCCAGCAGCGGCCCCGGCTCCTACCCAGAATCCGGTTACTGCTAAAGCTAGTATGTTCCATGACATTGCTGAGACTCTTGCCGGTGGACCGCGCTATAAGTATGATGTAGATGCTTATGGTAATACTACGAAGCAAAAAGTTCCCGTCAGTGGTCAGCATCTTGCCCTCGCCCTAGCGATGGAAGCATTGACAGGTGGAATCACTGGATTAGCAAACGGTCAAGGTCCTAACGGAATTGCTAAGGGAACTGCCGCAGCTATGGCGCAGAGTAATCAAAAAGTACAAGACCAAGACGAGCAGGCGAAAAAGCAAGCACAGGATGACTTTGCCCGTCGCGCACAAGTTACTGAGACTAACATGCGTCTATACGCAAATGCTCGTAATATTGGGCGTATGGATGCAGAGGATACTGATAAATATCTTTCGCAATATAAGCCAACTATCGATCAAATTCAACAAGAATATCCCGGCATGGTAAAGGGCATTGTTAAATATGCTGATCTTGGTAAGTATAACGCTACCGCTGATACTGCTATTCCCTATGCTCGTGTTCCTCGTCTAGACCAGAATGGTCAACAAGCTACAGACCCTAGTGGCGTCCCACAATGGGACATGGACTACATGGTTCTTGATCCAAAGTTTACAGCACAATTCGAGCCAACAGATGAAGAGCGTAAGAACTATAAGGAAATGACTGGACAGGATTTACCTCCAATGACTGGTAACACGGCCATGAATGCAGGCTTGTGGATGAATAAGAAGTCACAGCTAGCAGGGTGGGGAGTAGCTAAGACTAACTTCAAGGACTTCGAAACAACGCTTAACAAAGCGGAAGAAGAACAAGGCGGCAGAACTTCTACGGCTGATCTTACTCAGGAAGGCGCATTAAAGGCTCCTCCAATTAAAAATGCACAGATTCAAAGTTTGGCAGATTCTACTGCAACCGCTATAGCTCCACAGGTTAAGACCGTTGTAACTCCTGATAATTTCCAAGCACTTATTCATGGTATTATTCATCAAGAGTCCGGTGGAGATGCAAACGCTGTAAGTCCTACCGGCGCTACAGGAGTCATGCAACTTACGCAAGCAACTGCAAAGCAAATGGGAGTTACTGATAGAACCAATGCTGAACAAAATATTAAAGGCGGAACACAGTACTTTGCACAGTTATTGAATCAATACAAAGACCCAAAGCTTGCACTGGCCGCGTATTACAGCGGACCCGGAGCCATTCAGAATGGTAAGATTGTGGATACACAACTGCATACAGCGGCGGATACAAATAACTATGCTCAGTCTATTGCGAATAACATTGGATTACAAGCTGTAGCTCCTGTAAAGGAAGGCGACCAGTTTAAGCTTCCAGATATCGGTCAGTTCTCTCAGGCACACCCAACGTTTCCATCTGCCGTAGAAAAGTTCAATGCTTCTTTAGGACATACTGATGGAAGTTTTGGTGCAGCTTTGAAGGATATGGAATCAAAAGGATTCGGTAAGGATTCAGCTTTGATCCAGAACTACCTTGGCAGTGCACAGAACATTAAGAATCACGATGATTATATGCAGACTCAAGCTGAAGTTCGTAAGGCTCAAGTCGCAACTGATGCTCAAGAAGAACGTGCCGCTAATAAGGCAGCGCAATCCGCTCAGGCCGATGCCAAGGCTTACGATGATAGACAGGAAAAGATTGGAACTTTGATTAATGCAGATGTTCCTAAAGATTCTCTGAACATGTCTGATAAGGATTTGACAGCAAATCTAGCAAAGCAGGGAGTAACTCTTCCTCCTTCTGTTCTTATTGACGCCAAAGCAATTGGAAGATATGAAGCGCCACTTAGCAGTGTATCTAATAAAAAGTGGTACAAGGATCATGGCGTCACTCAAGATGAAATGGTCAGCATTGTAAGACAACTAAATCCGTCTTATAGTGAACCACTATACACTAACCTTAAGAAGTTCCAAGACCCGAATAGTGCTGACATGAAGACCATCACGGCTTCTGCTGGCGTTGCGAACCACTTGAATATGTTACTTGATGCCGCTGAAGAAGCAAATAATGGCGGATCAGGTGTTGCGGGACAATTCCCTGCAATGAACAAACTCGCCAATGCGTTTAATTATCAAATGGGCGGGAATACATATTCGAACCTATCCGCTTTAACCAACGCGGTTAACGGTGAAATGGGTAAGGTTCTATCGGGCGGATTTGCTCCTGATAAGGCTGAAATCGAAGCTCTAATGAAGAACATGAATCCTAATAACTCCTACCAACAGATTCATTCGTTGGCAAAGTTGTACACTGGAGTTATGCACGGTAAGGTTGCTCCTCTTGACGAAGAGTATAGTCAAGGCACAGGAGGAGTTGCACATTTACGTATGATTCCTAAGTCTTCAGATAGACTATATCAGCGTATGGGTTATGAGACACCTTGGAACACGGAACATGCTTCGCAGAGCGGAACAGGCGGCGGTCAGCAAGCATTTGCACCTAAGCCGGGGAATGCTAACCAGTATAGACAACTGAGTAGAGATGGAAAACTTGGCATAGGGGCCGATGGTAAGAAGTACGTAGTTGCTACAGGCCAACTAGCTCAATAGGAGAAATATGGAAAATCAACAGGCAGGTACTACTCCACAAACCGGAAGTGCGGTACCTGCATCTCCTGATTTCGTGGATAACCCAAATTATCAACCACCCCTTGCGAATGCTTCTAGCGATTTCGTAGATAACCCAAACTTCGGAAAGCCACAGTCTGATGAGATTCAGTCAGGGCCAAATGATAGTTGGGCAACTAAAGCGGCTAAGGCTGGAGCCGGTACCCTAGAGGGCATCGGCGAAGGAGTATTCGGTACGCTAGCTGGCGGTGCCGATATTGCTAACAAAGTAGGGTCACACCTTGGATTAAGTAATGGTCAGCCGGGAGTAGTAAGTAAAACACTCCACGGGCTAGCCGGTGATAATAACGCTACGCACGGAACGGCACAAAATATCGGACAAGGAATTGAAAACATTGCTGAGTTCATGATGGGCGATGAAGCCTTGAAGGGACTATCAATGGCTGATAAGCTAAAACAAGTTTCCAGCGTAATGAAATACATTGAGAAGTCACCGGCAATTGCCAAGGCATTAGAACTTGGTATCAACGTTGGAAAGGCTGGTACAGAACTTGGTCCTGAAGAACGTGCAGCTTTGCAAAAGTATCCTGTCCTTGCTCGTCTTGCAGGACACGGATTAGCAGCGCTCCGTCAAGGTGTAGTACAAGGTGCACAGACGGCAATTAAGACTGGCGGCGATCTTGGTGAAGCTGCGAAGAGCGGAGTTACTACCGGTGTAACATCGGGAGTTCTTGGCGCAGGAATGGGAATAGCAGGCGGGTTACTTGAGAAGGGAGCTAACGCTGCAAACACCGCTGAAGAATTGGCAAGTAAAGCCGCAGCGGGTCCCACTGAAACTGAACTTAATAAACAGCTAGGACAACATGTAGAAGGCGCATTACAACCCCAGATTGATACCGCACAGGCTGCTAAGGATGAAGCTGAGGGAAGACTAGCTAACGCTGCTCAATCTCCAGCAACGATGGCGGCTAATGCTCCTGAATATGCAGCTATTACAAGTGCTGCTCAGAAGGCCGCGCATAGTGCCTACGAAGCTTTGGGCAACGAATTCGAGAAGGGACGTGATACACTTAAGGCTGCTACAGAAGGACACGAACTAACCTATGAGAATAGCCCACTACATCAAACAGCTAAAGAAGTAATGGGAATTGGAAAGGACGAAGCGCATCCTCTAGATGAAGCTTTTAGTCAGACCCGTCCGGGTTCTGATAAAGCTAACACTATGTTGGATAAGCTAATTGATCCATACGGTGAAAAGGAACTGCAAGAAGCTGCTAAGGAAACTACTACCGGTGCAGATGGCGTTGAAACTCCTACACCTTCGGCGCAAGAAGCACAGGACGAACTTGCTAAGATTGCTCAGAAGAAAGAAGACGAGCCGATCACTTTGAACATGGAACAACTGCTCGATAGACGTAAACTTCTTAACGAGCGTATCAGAAAGACAGGATGGGCAACGGATGAGCAAAGAGCAGATAGAGATATCTACCACAAGCTTATCAACGGAGTCGATGATTCTATTCAACAACTAGCCGAGCAGAGCGGAGCACCGCCTGAAACCATGCAAACGTTGCAGAAAATGAATGCAGACTACAAGACTGGTATTGCACGGTTTAAGAATACAGATGTCAAAGCATTGCTCAAGGGCGGTGATAATGACGTGGCTAAGAGGTTGATGAGCGGCGGCACAAGTATCTCTGACATTAACACAGTACGCGATGCTATTGGCAAAGACGCATTCAAGCAACTAGCTGATTCATCTGTACAGCGCATGGCAGCAGATGCAGTAGACAAAGCTACAGGACAGTTTAACTTCAAGACGTTTTTCAATAACTGGACTCGTATTCCTCCTCAAGTCAGACAGACTATGTTTCAAGAATCATTGAACGGCGGTGCTGTTGAAAATGCTATTAAGCAGGCTCAACAGATTAACGGGTCTGGAGTAATACCCGGCGCTGAGGCAACTATCAAGGATACGACTAAGACTATCTCAGATTTGATGGGCAATGGAAGTGTGAAGTCCTTACTTGGCGATCCTGAACGTGTGCAGCAACTATCACAAACAGTAGGACCGGAAGCAATGGGTGAACTTGGTAATTCAGTTCTTCAGAACCAACTACGTGAAGCTGCCACGAATGATAAAGGAGCATTGGGAAGTGTCAACACAGATAAGCTGATGAAGTTTGTTAGCTCATTAAAGGATTCTCCTGAAGTTGTGGATGCCTTGTTCAAGTCTACTCCTGAACGTGCAGCAGCTTATGATAAACTACTGAAGGATGTACAGAACGTAAATGGCGTTAAGAACCTTGTGAAGTTTGGGGTAATCACTCCAGCACTCGGCGCGGTAGGTGGAGCAGCAGTAGGACACGGTATAACTACGGCATTACTAGGAGCATTTGCAGCCGAGGGTGCTAACGGATTCACCGCAGCACGGGAATTTCTAGATCACATTGCGAACCATCCGGCTACATGGGCCACTTTGAAAGCTGCCAATAAAGCGGCATCTAGTTCAGTAGCAACTGGGGCTGGAATTGTAAGTAAAGTAGCCGCTGGTAAAACAGCCAATGCTCTACGTCATGCTATCATGGGAACGCAAAGCAGTCTGCAATAAGGAGAGGAATTGCTTAGACAAGATGACTTTCAAAAAGCCCAACTAGTATTAGCTGGTTGGAAACATGGTAAAGACTTTGGGGGTCACCTTGGGAGTTGTATGGTGATGTCCTGTTTAGCTAACCGTCAGCGTTTAGGATGGGGAAGCTGGTTAGAGATTATTGATGGGATTCCCACGAAAGCTGCCACTATAGAGCAGCCGGAGGGAACCCCGTCAGTATGGGAACCGAACTTTGTACGATTACTTCATGAAGTTGAAGCGATCTATGATGGTTCAAAAGATTATGCAAAGGGTGCAGTATATTGGGCCGATACATCTAAACCGATTACTAATCCGTGGTTTCAAGAGAAGATTCTAAACAACCTCACGAATCATCCAAAAGTAGCTGATATGAATTCGTTGATGTTGTTCCGTTAAAGGAGAAGTAATGGTCGATCCTATTAGTGCAGTAGCAGTACTTGGTGGAATAAAAGTTGCCAGCGGTGTAGTATCTGGTTTAGGTTTAATCTTTGGAGTCTTCAAAGTGATTACATGGATCAAGAATAAGTTTACTAGTATAGATGCTAATGTGGTAGAATTAAAGAATAGCATGGATACGCATATTACGGGGTTACGCGAGGACGTTAAAGCCCAAACAGCAACAATTGCGGCGGCTCTATCCGAGCAGCGCCAAGACTTCCGTACTTTTTACGCTCCCACACTTTGGGCCATGCAGCAGACACAGCAACCGGCCCCCGCGAGAGCCAAGCCCCGTAAACGGGCAGTTGACAAAAGGAAATAGATGTGTTACTATAGTAATGAAATCGAAACCTATGGAGGAGAATGGAAGCCGTAACTAAAGAACAACTGATCGTGGATTTACAGAATCTTTTGTGGCTGTATGGGGAAGTAAGCCGAGACTTTTACAGAGATAAAGGCGCATTCACTGAAGCGCAATGGACAGCGCACTTTCCGACGTTTAAGTCATTCCTAGCCGCTGCTACAGGCGTGCCGGATATGCCAGAGGAACACGAGTTCCACGGCGACAAGTGGGACATCTCACTAAAGACTACGATTAGTACGTTACCTGAACTACTGGAGCATTGCAAGGTAGACCTTGGTATTTGGGAAGTTGAACGTTTCATTGTAAACAAATGGGACATGGGATATGTAACCAATGTCGGTGAAGACCGCATGGCAAAGTCTCACCAACTGTTTCAAGTAAAGGCTACACTAACTAAGCGCAAGGCGATCATTGCAGCACGCCAAGAACTTGAAGACCTGAAGGCATTGTACAAGGAATCGGCGCATTGGCCGAAGAAAGCTAGCAAGCCAATTGCTATAACAGGTAATAGCTTAGAGCTACTTGTACCTGATCTTCATGCTGGTAAATTTGCATGGGGCAAGGAAACCGGTCACCAAGATTATGACACGCCAACCGCTATCGAAACCTATGAACGTGCCATTGATACGATTCTAGGTAGAGCAAAGGGTTATGTGTTTGACGAGATTCTATTAGGAGTCGGAAATGATCTTCTAAACTCTGATGACTATAACAGTCAGACAACTAAAGGCACACTGGTTAATAGTGACACGCGCTATCAGAAGACATACAAAGCTGTCCGTGAAATGCTATGCAGAACCATCGAGAAGCTAAGGTCACATTGTAAGGTAGTACGGGTAAAGGTAATCCCCGGTAACCACGATACACAGAGTACGTTCACACTGGGTGATTCACTTGAATGTTACTTCCATAACTACGATGACGTTGAAGTTGATAATGGTCCTAGCCCACACAAGTTCTATCGTTGGGGCAGAGTGTTACTAGGCTTCACGCACGGGGACAAAGGAAAAAAAGCTGACTACGGCCTATGGATGGCAACAGAACGTCCACAAGACTTTGGTGAGACTAAGTTCCGTGAAATTCATATCGGGCATACACATGGGCTAAAGGTAGATGAAAAGTTCGGCGTTAGAGTGCGAACATTTGCGGCCCTCTGTCCACCCGATGCTTGGCACAGTGCTGAACACTTTGTTGGCAATCTACGTCAAGCTGAGGCAATCGTCTGGAATAAAGAACAAGGACGTATTGCTGAATTCATTCATACAGAAATTGATTAGGAGATAACATGCCTGCTTGTTGGGAAGAGTCCGAAGAGGCTATGGAAACAATTCATGCCGCAAAGGTAGGAGATATCATTACTGTTCGCGGTAAGCGATATCGATTAGATAAGAAGACTACCACGGCTTGTGCAATCACACGTTACTATTGGTGGGATGAACTTTACGACAAGTACATGAGGAAATAATGAAATACTTTATCTTCAAGCCGGGTGAGAACCTTTGTGATGTCGAAATTGGTCAAGAGTTTAGACTAAAGAATGACGGACGTTGGTACGTTCTTTTACAGCGAAACATTATTCATTGCGTAGTTGGAAGGGAAACTTGGTGGGATATAGTAAAGAGATTCTTTAAAGGAGAGAAAAAGAATGTCAACCGCTACAAAGGAAAGTAACAATCCGAAAGACCTTCTTGGAATTAAGAAGGTTCCAATGGGAGAAGTCTGCCCCGCAGCTATAGCGCATGAAGCTTGTGCTATGTTAGATGGAGATTTGAAATATGGATTTCGTAATTGGCGTCAGAAAGACGTTAAAGCGCGTATCTATGTAGACGCCGCACAGCGCCATCTTAGTGCATGGTTAGAAGGTGAAGACGTAGCAAGTGACAGCGGAGTTCACCATCTAGGACACGCTAGGGCATGTCTTGGAATTCTACTGGATGCGCAAGAGAATGGAAATCTTATCGATGATAGAGTCAAAGGGCCGTTTTCTAAGGTAGCCAGTAAACTTGAAGCTTGGGTAAAAACAAGGATCGAAAAGCATGAACAAGGGATTAAAGGTTGATCTATCTGGGCAAAGATTCGATAAGAGAGTTGTCTTGTCTTTACACAGTCACGTTGGCAGTCGTCCTTTATGGAATGTCAAATGTGACTGCGGTAGAGAATTTACTTGTTTATCTCAAGACTTAAAAAGAGGAGGCCCGTGTCGTAATTGCAGTCCGGGTTTAAAAGCAATTCGTCCATATCGGAGAAAACGCCCTTATGAAGCCCTATACAATGGATGGAAAAATAGACTTGATAAACTGGACAACCATCGTGTGTTTATAAGTTATGAAGAGTTTCTAACATTCACAACTGTACATGAATGTCACTATTGTGGAGCTAGGATTCTTTGGGCAAAATTTAGACAAAGAGGCAAGGACTACTCATCAGCTACTAATCTAGATAGAAAAGATAGTGCACTTCCATACACAATGGATAATGTAGTTGTATGCTGCAAACGGTGCAATATCGGGAAGAATACTCATTTTACTTATAAAGAGTGGAAGCAACTAGGTGATGTAATTAGAACATGGAGAGAGGATGCCGTACAAAAGTAAAGCACAAGCAGCATTCTTCAACGCTAACAAGAAGAAACTTGAGAAAGAAGGCGTTGATGTAAATGAATGGAACGCAGCTTCTAAGGGAAAGAAACTTCCTAAGAAAGCTAAGAAACACGCGAGGTAATATGGCACAGGATAGATTAAACCCAAAGACTACTGAAGATAGACTACACCCTAAGCCGGAAACAAAACCTACTAATGGATGGAGTCAATTTCAGGAGTGGGCCGGGATGGATTGGTTTAGTAATGAACCATTGCTCCCACCATGTAGTGAGGAGATAACACATGAACGAGCCAACAAACGAACTTAAGGTTACGGAATCGTGGCTTAAGGTTCATGAACGTCTTATCATTACGGTTCTATTAGTTGGGGTTTCATTCTTTGCCGTTAATAAAGGTCTGGGCATTGTGTCAACGTATGAAGGCCACAAAGCAACTGAAGCTGCCGCTGTAACAGCCGCGCAAGCTGCTAAGAACCAAGAATCGCTGACACAAGCACAGCAAACGTTACAATCATATCAGCAACAGTTAACAGTGTTCGCAGAGGCTAACCAAAAGCTAGCAACTGCTATCGGCGCTCGTGACAGTCAACTATCCGTACAGCAAAAGACAGATTCAACTCTTGCACCAAGTGATCTAGCATTTCGTTGGAGCACATTTGTAAATGATAAGGGAGTTGGGCCGTCAGCCGGAGGATACGCTGTTACAGAATCCGCAGCCGTGGCAACGGTCATCCAACTGGAATCTGTTCCGGTCTTGACAAAAGACTTGAGTGATGAGAAAGTAAAGGAGTCCAATCTTCAGGCCGATGTCGATAAGGCAAACGGTCTGATCGATCAGGGCAAGACTCTTGTAGGCGGTTTGCAGTTGCAGTTGACAGATACACAGAAACAGTGTACTATTGATTTGAACGCTGAGAAGGCTAAGGCCCGTGTAGGGAAACTGAAGGCTTTCGGTATTGGATACGTAGCTGGCGTTATCAGTGGCGCTTTGTTACATTTGTTTTAAGTGGGCGGTTAGTTCTAACGGGAAAATAGTGGCTTTGCAAGCCGAAGTTGAGAGTTCGATTCTCTCACTGTCCACCAAAATGTCGTGTCTCCAGAAACTATCGGTTTGAATTGAGCGCAACCTAACCGAGCGATTAAGTTATGGGGTATTCTTCCAGTGGTTAGGAAAGTGGACTTTCAATCCGTTAACCAGAGTTCGAATCTCTGATACCCCACCAAGTCGGTGTCAAGTAAAACTATCGGGGTCTTGCGAAAACATCCGAGCCGAGAAAGGAAACATGGATTACATGCAATGGCGCAAACAAATGGCAGAACGGCGCAGAGTTTGCCTAGCGTGCGAAACAGAAGAATGGCTATCGAAAGCCAGCGCAGAAGAACTAGAAGCTTCACAACCCTGTGCTGATAATCATGAAGGTCCATACTGCAAAGAAAGGAAACATGGAATCTACTAGAGCAGCGCGAGTTGAACAGCGTAGGATTCTCGGGGAGTATTACCGGGATTTGGCAACTAACTATGACGACTATCACAAGCTGGCGAAGGAGATTGGTCCAACACTTGCATGGCCGAGTAAGCCGAATGTACCGGAGTTTGAAAACGCATGAATGATTTTAAAATAATCTTCGATGGAGATGTTACTAGCGCCTCTTGGACTGTTAACCTTGAACAGTTAAAACTTATTAGGGATTTATTTTTACCAAGAGCTATCTCATTGGTAGAGAGTGGCGCATTTGACCCTTCTAAGGTTAAAGATTTTGAATACGATTCCACTCATCGGCCTAAGTAACACCCATTTCGTTTAGTGGCAGGACCGCTGACTCTGACTCAGCAGGCCGATGTTCGATTCATCGCGTGGGTGCCAAGAAAGGAAAAGAAATGCCGTTAGTATCTTATAAGAATTCTCAAGGAAACTTTTCGATTTGGAAAGAGTCAGGACCGGGTTATGCAGATGAAGTAGGTATGGTTTATAAATATCACACGCAACCTGTTCACACAAAATGCCCCTTTGGGTTTGAGCTAAAGCATAGTTGTCTGACAATTGAAGAGTTAGCTATTTTAGTGAAACTAATTGACGCTACAATTGAAAAGGAATTATGCGGAAGTTAGGCGCAATGGACCATGACGAGTGCGCTCCGTGGTGTGACCATGACCCGGCCAATCATGTAGCAGATTGTGACGATTCGTTCTGCGATGGAGAAAGATGCCAACCGGGTAAGAATGACCAATGCTTCGGAACTGGTAAGGATAATGTACGCGGCTGTAGGTGCAAGATAGTTTACACTATTTTGTGGAACACACGTCACATGAAGTTTTAACACGGGGTTCGTTCAACGGCTAGGACGGCAGACTTTGACTCTGCTCATCGTGGTTCGAATCCATGACCCCGTGCCAAATTAGGGGATATGGTCTAATGGTGATGATGCCATCTTGTCAAGGTGAAAGGTGCGGGTTCGAATCCCGCTATTCCCGCCAGTAAGAAAGGTGAGTATGGATTGGATTTTACTTGCACCGCAGTATCACGCAATTATATTAGTGCTAGTACTTATGGCACTCACTATGATCTTTAGGATATATAGGAAAGTCTGTAAGGAGGAGTATGAAGCAGTTACTATTTTCGTTAACCGCCAAAGACTTCGAATTTCAAACCTTCTGTACCGGAGGTAACGGTGGACAGCATCGAAACGCTAAACAAAATGGTGTACGATGCATTCACACTGCTTCAGGCGCAGTCGGGGAACATAGAGACGGACGTGAGCAGTATAAGAATAGACAAGAGGCGTTCCGTAAATGCTGCGAATCAGATAAGTTTCGAGCGTGGCATAAGCTGGAGACTATGCGAAGATTGGGCCAACTTGACGGCATCGATTCTAGAGTAGACGCCATGATGCAGGAACAGAATTTGAAAGTAGAGTACTTTGCTACTCCTGAAGAACGTCGCAATATGAAAGGCATACACGGGAGTTAAGCGGGATTAGTGTTTAATAGCAGCATACGTGGCTTCCACCCACTAGGTAAGAGTGCAACTCTCTTATTCCGCTCCAGTTTTCCTACGCCTTAGATGCACCTACTAATAGGCGTTTGTAGGCAATGGGGTGCAATACTTGTCTACCTATGGCGAAGTGGTTCAACGCGGGTGGCTGCAACCCACCTATATATCAGGGGTTCGAATCCCTTTGGGTAGTCCAAATTGAAGTGCGTCCACGTTCTTCCTCTATACCGTAGCCGGGTCAAGGCGCTAGTATATGAAACGTGCCTCTACGTACTCTACAGGGAGAAGTTGACCTATCTGTAGAAACGCTGACAAGATTAGAGGATTGCGCCTATAGCTCAAGTGGCAGAGCATTCGCCTTGTAAGCGAAAGCGTAGGTTTTCGAGTAACCTTGGGCGCTCCAATTTAAGCTAGTCGATTCCGTTCCACGGAACAAATACACAAAAAAAGTTAACAGTCGGCTATACACATGGGACTAAGCTAATGGCAAACTGACCGGCTCCAACCCGGTACTTAGGGGTTCAAGTCCTCTGTCCCATGCCAAATTAAGGAACACATGAGACGCAATCTATTTGCATATACTGCACCGGGAGTTAACTATCCTGAGTACATATCTATCAACTTTGAGGATGGGCATCTTAGTGTGACTGTTCGGAATCCAGCTAAAGAAGATGGTAGTTGCGGAGAGACAGCTAGTGTAACTCTGCCAGTTGGCGAATCAAATATACTAGCAGATGCGATTACATTCTCATATAGAGGATTGATATGACGTTCGATAAAACAGATGTAGATAACCTTGCTCTTGTCACTTGGAAGGAAGCTAGAGGGGAAGGCATGGAAGGATGTCGCGCAGTGATGCACGTCATTACTAACCGTGTAGGACACCCCGGCTTCGCTCATACTCTCCATGATGTGATCTATGGTAAGAACCAATTTACCAGTATGTCCGTATCCTCTGATCCAGAGTTCAACCTTGTCCCTAGTCCCAACGATGCGATCTTTATAGCCTGTCACGCTCTGGCGCTTCTAGTACTAGCCGGTAGTGACGAGGACGTTACCAAAGGCGCTCACTATTATGCCAACCTCAAGAACACCACAAGCGGTTGGTTCTTTAGAAACATTGTTAACAACCCCGCCGAGCATCCCGTGACGGCTACCATCGGTCACCACACTTTCTTTAAATAAACTACCCCTGACTCGTGGGTATCAATAACGAGCAGCTAAAGAGGCAGGCCCTAACCGGCTTGCCTCCTTTTCATTGCACTTTTTGTGCCTGTATCATTTACAAGGGAAAATAATGTCAAAGGAATTCAGTAATCTCGCAAGTATTGTGTACCGCCGAACTTATGCGCGGAAAGATCATGGGCAGTTAGAAAATTGGAACCAAACAGTAGAACGTGCCATTATGGGTAACGTCAAAGGAAAGAATGTTCCAGAAGCCGAAATCAAGGAACTACTTAGACTAGCTAACGAACGTAAGGCAGGACCGGCAGGGAGAGGCTATTGGTTCTCGGGAGCACCGGCCCATGAGAGATTTGGTGGAGCAGCTTTAAATAACTGTTGGTTTCTAACGGCAGCAGATTACAATCATTTTGTTATAGCACAAGATTTACTAATGCTAGGAGGAGGAGTAGGGTTATCTGTTGAGCATCAATTTACCAGTAAACTTCCTAGGATTAAGAAAGATGTATACATTACGCACAAAGCTACCAAAGATGCTGATTTCATCGTGCCCGATTCTCGTGAAGGATGGTGCGAACTTACTAGACGTGTATTAGAGAGTTTATTTGAAACCGGTAAGTCATTTACTTACTCTACAGTTTGCCTAAGAGGATACGGAGAGCCGATTGTTGGATTTGGAGGAGTAGCAAGTGGACCGCTGCCATTGATTAAATTTATTGATACCTTACTGTCCATTCTTCTACCAAGAGCAGGAAAGCCAGTTCGACCCATTGACGCAGCAGATATTCTAACGGCTACAGGAGAGATGGTTGTAGCAGGCAACGTGCGTCGATCTGCTATTATTATTCTTGGAGATGTATGGGATAAAGATTATCTCAGGGCTAAGAGATGGGATTTAGGACCTATTCCTACTCATCGTAGCTGCGCTAATTACTCAGTCGTCTGTGATGATACTGATGACTTCCACCCTCTATTCTGGAAGACGTATGAGCAAGGAGAGCCATTCGGGATTGTAAACCGTACTGCCATTCAGAAGTATGGGCGCATGGGAGAACTAAAACCTGACAGCGCGATAGGCGTCAACCCTTGCGCAGAAGCGACTCTTGAGAACGGTGAGCCATGCAACTTAACCGAGATGGCCCTGTGCAACATGGAGTCAGAACAGGAGTTCATTGACGCCTCTAGGCTCATGCAGCGCTATGCAAAGCGCGTGACTATGGAAAGATATCATCATCCTCTCTCACAGGCTGTAATCGCCCGTAATAGGCGCACAGGGAACGGCATCACCGGCTGTCTAGCTTCTGGGCTGTTCTTACCTGAAACACTAGACCGGGCCTATGCCGCCATTCAAGATGAGGATGCAAAGTACTCCAAAGAGCTAGGATTGCCTTTGAGCAAGAGAACTACGGTAGTCAAACCTTCCGGTACGATGTCAAAAGTTCTAGACTGTAACGGGTATGAGGGAATCCATGCGGCATGGAGTCGGTATATTGTCCAGCGCATCCGAGTAGCATCTAACGACCCGTTGGTGCCGAAATTGAGAGCCGCTGGACATCACATTGAACCTGTGATAAGATTTGATGGTACGTTAGACCAGCAGACTTTAGTAGTAGACTTCTACGTAGCCGCTCCTGAAGGAAGCCCCGTCGCAGATGAAGATTGGGATACATGGAAGCAATTGGATGTACTAAAGATGGCGCAGAAACATTGGTCAGATCAGGCGGTATCAGTAACGGTGTATTATAAACGTGAAGATATCCCGAAACTGAAAGAATGGGTAGCACAGAATTTACAATTTGTCAAGTCCATTAGTTTTCTATGTCACGGGGATCACGGATTCAAACAGGCTCCTAAAGAGGCAATTACTCGTGAGCAATATGAGAAATTATCTAGCAAGATTAAGCCTATCCAAATAGAAGACATCGGCGAAGGCCGCATGATTGAAGGGATGGAATGCGAGGGAGGAGTATGTCCGATTCGCTAATTCGTGTAGAATATAATAGCAAACCTAGTAAAACTATCCGGGTGTACAAGTGCGCTGCACCCGGATGCGCCACTGAAGTCAGAATTCGGGATGATAATAAGTCTCACTCCGGCATGTGTCAGACCCATTCTCATCAGAAGCGGCCCTATGAAAGTATCTATAAATGCTTTCTGAATGATTGGCGCAAGCTGGGTAATACAATAACTTATGAAGAGTTTTTAGACTTCACTAAAGTTCCAAACTGCTGTTACTGCTCCTGTCTTATACCGTGGATTCCGTATTCTACCGTAGGAGGAGAGTATACATCTAGGGCCTACTTTTTGGATAGGAAGGATAACTCACTAGGATATTCCAAGGAAAATTGTGTTGTGTGTTGTACCAGTTGTAATATGATTAAACGAGATTTACTCACCCATGATGAAATGCTAGTAGCAATGAAAGCGGTATTAGAATACAGAAAAGGCTCCCTATAAACGGGAGCCTATTTTTTTTTGTTTACAGGTCCTTTCTATCCTCCGTAACGGCCAGATGCTCGTACTTCTCAAACTTCGTCTGACTGTCCAGAGGCTTACGCGTCAGGGTAACCAGCAAGTCTTCAGTCTCAAACTTGTAGATACCGTGGATTCCATCGAAGGAAGTCAACTGTTCCGGTTTGAGAATGTTACCAACGTACTGTGCCGTTGCCTTCTTTGGTTTCCCGGCCTTGGTAGTAGCTGGAACGTGAAGGTAGTAATCGCACCGGAATGCCTTAAATGGATTGCAACGAACCTCAGAGTTATCCTCAAAATCTCCGTCTTCATCCGGTTCACCGGCCTTCAGGCTAATCTTCTTGCCCTTCTTGGACACGATGGAAACAAGGTAAGTATCAGCGAAGCTAGAGTATTCCTTAACGTTCAGAATCTCCATCGTCTTGACTGGCGACTCATCGTACCGGTTGCACTCTTCCACGATTGCCTGTAGAATGTCGAAACTCATCGGCTTGACCATTGAGGCAACAACTCCCAGACCATTTACGTGCGCCGGGTTCTTCAGGTTATCCTTGCCGTATTCCATAATGAAGTCGTTATCCAAACCGTTGAATTCCAGATTGTAATAGATACGACCCGGACGGTTCTGAAGGTGACTGTTAATCTTGCCGTAGTCATTGCTAGTCAACAGGATAAGCTTCTGCGTGGTAAAGATACCATCAAACAGTGTCAGCAAGCCCTGCTGCGAGTCGGCGTCGTACACCTTTTCAAACTCATCAAACAGAAGAATGCAAGGCTGTGTAATGCTCTGCAAGAAGGTATTGAAGCTATCCCCGCCAAAGGAGTTGTTTACGACCAGCGTAGGGATGCCGAGTTTAGCCGCAGTGCTGCAAATCGTCTTCGTCAGAAGAGTCTTACCGCTGCCCTTTTCCCCGGACAGAAGCACACCGGTAGTAGCTGGACGGTCAGCAAAGGTATCCAAGATACGGATAGCTTGCTTCTTGATGTCTCCGTAGAGACGCTTCGGCAAATCGAAGTTAGGGAGTTCTCTCACAAAGAACCCAGTTTCCATTGACACGCTTACGAGATAAATCCCACCGGGAAGCTTCTCATACCGTTGGCTAGGAGTGTCAACACCTTGGAAGAACGCATCGCCCTTCTTAAAGAATGTAATTGCTGTCTGTGTCATATTCCCTTTCTTGACTTTCTACAAAATTTATGGTATAATGGAAATACATTATGATTCCCACTACCGTTTGCCCATGTGGCACTACTACCACCAATCCGGCTTTCTGCTCACGTCTTTGTGCTAACCGTGGTAGAGAACGTTCGCCTAGACCTAAACTCTTAACTAAGCGCTGTAAAGCATGTAACGTACTAATTCCAAAAAGCCATCACTATTGTCCACCATGTAGGGTTAAACGCTTTGAAATGAAAGACATAACCCTACAAGAAGCCATTTACGAACACCAGCACAAGTCTTCAGCTTATGCCTTGGTTAGAACAAGAGCTAGAGCATCGTTTCCAGATTGCCCTTGTCAACGTTGCGGATATAACAAACATACTGAAGTCTGTCACATCCGGGCTATTTCAACCTTTCCACTTGATACCAAACTTTCAGTAGTCAACGATAGGTTCAATCTTCTACGTTTGTGTCCCAATTGCCATTGGGAACATGATAATTTGGAGAGCACGGCAGGACTCGAACCTGCGACCAAAGGATTAGAAATCCTTGACTCTTCCTTCTGAGTTACGCGCCCGTTAAAAGTCTAGTGCGAATGTCCGCGATTGTGTGCTCAAGTACAATCTTACTATCCTTGAACACGGTTGTCAAGAGGCCCTGCTGTTCTTGCTCAAGGGTTTGTTGGTCGTAGAGAACATAGTGACCGTTCTCAAATTCGATTCGGATTAACCCACAGGCCGAATTCTTCATGCCGTTGTCCGTCTTGGGCTTCTTAAACAGATTACGCGCCTCACCGTTTACCTGTCCCCATGTGGCCTTAATAGCGGTCCCCAGAGTGTCACGGGTAACGTACTGATACGTGTAGCTACCGATTCCAAAGACAATGTTGTTAGAAGCGAATCCCTTAGTCTTCAATCCTTCAAGGATACGCTGTGCGCGGTCCAATGAGATGCTATCTCCGTAGATAAGGCCAACGTGTGAATCGAGAACCTTATACCCAAACGGAGTCCTAGTCCCGCCAAAGATTTCCCAGAGACATTCAACTGCTCCTTTATAAGCAGGAGAGCCAAACCTAGCATCGGGGTCACCTACGATAATCTTTACAGGGTCCCCGGAGTCAGGCCGAAATACCACCTTCCCATAACGGGCAAGGATTCGAGGCTTCAAATACTGAGCAAAGCTAGTGATAACTTCCCAGAAGTCCCACGTATCAGATACAATACTGACGATTCCTTTGGGATAAACATCTTCAATCAAGCGCCGGAATGTCTCAATCTCACTGTCCTGAGTTCCCATGCACATGACTGAGTGCTCTGTAGCCGGTACACTACCGCCAAGGAACGTGTCTGCTCCGTGGTAATACTCTTCAAGGAAGTCCAAGGCCAGAATCGTATCAGTACCAGTGAAGCTAGTGAGATGGCCCATCCCGCTCGTGGCCCCACCGACTGTTCCTACCATGCCACGGGCGCTGAAGTCGTGTCCCTGCCACGGAACGAATTCCAAAGGTGCTCCAGTCATAAGAGCGTAGTCTGTGAACAGCTTTCTGTATTCATAGGCCACGGTTGCCGATGTGATAATCTGCCAGAGTTCCGCAGAGATTGCCGTCTCCAGATAACCGACCACCCACGCAAAGCCTGAGATGGTATTCTTCATGGTGAAGAGCGGAACCCGGATATCGACACGGGAGCCTTCCGGGAGAGCCTTAATCTCGATAGGCAGGTACCCAACACGGTGCAACTGTTTGACATGCTCCATGTCCACGGCATTCGGCCCTAGAGCCATATCCATCCTACGCTTGTACTTGGCAATGACTTCCTCTTCAGGAAGGTCAAAGAAATTCTTATTCCACGTATCGATGAGGAGATTCTTCAGGACATATTGCAGACCAAAGAATACCACCTTGCCATCGTAGCCGGGTCCAGCGTTGAGGAACTTCGAAGACCGGCAAGTAAAGTTCTCATTGATAAACTCTGTCACCTTTGGGTACTGTGACGGATGGCCGGTCTTGTAGAAGTCCGTTGCGTGTAGTGGAAAAATGTTCACTTTATTCCTTTCGAGCACATCAAATATTTACCTCTGACTTCTCCGTTATCCATATCCGTTACATGGAAAACCTCTCCGTGGAGTCCATTAAACTTACCGCATTCTGAACATTGATTTTCATTTATCATACGGACGATTCCGTTTGCAATAGCACTCCTATTACAACCTTCAATAGTTACTGATGTATTAGGATACGCCAAGTTACCATCATTTACAATTAGCACCATTGAAGATTCATGCGTCTCGAAGAGTGTAGCTTTACTCATATACGAATCAACCTTTCATCTTGTTCAACGTTAGGGAACACATAGGGACAGTAGATATAATCGTACCATTCCAGCAAATCTGTCAGTCCCTTTGAGAAGATACCATGTGTCACGTATAGGGAAAGCTTCCCGGTAGTTATCTCAGACAATGGCTTGGCAAGTTCTATGAACGTTCGCCCACCATCACAGATATCATCGACTACTAGGACAGGACTAGCTCCTAGCCCATTGCTGTGAACCACCGTCCCGGTAATCTCCCCATTGAGAGGATTACGGACTTTCTCAGCCTGTACCATCCGAACATTCTGATATTGTGCTAGCTTGAAAACCTTCTTACTAGCTCCAGCATCGGGCGCAATGAGAACTGTACCACCCATGAAAGCTGTAGTAGGCATCCTATCTTTGAAGATGCTAATCAAATCCTGTACTAGTACCCGGTCAAGTAAAGCCACGGTTACATCACTATGAGGGTCTGAAATGTGTACCTCGTCAAATTTCAATGAATTGATAAAGTTAGCTGCCACCTTAAGGGCCAACGCTTCACCGGGCGCACACACTCGGTCCTGCCGCGCATATGGCATATAAGGAAGGTGCAAGTTCTTTCTGACAGGCTTGGAATAGAACTTATCCAAAAACCAACGGTCAATTGCGTCTACCAGCAACGCCAGTTCCATCAGGTCACTAGCAGATGTAATAGTAGCATGAAAGTCTACCGGACAGTCAGGACTGTACTCCAAGTTAGCAGGCGTAAGCTTTACCTGAATCTCGCCACCGGAGAATGTGAAACTCTTATACGGAATGAGCAAGTTTTTGTTAAGAATGTGAATCATTTTCCCATCTCTCCTATTCCACGGGAGGCCATGCCCGTTCGCTACGCGCCGGTCTAGGCTCAACTGCTGTCAGCCGCTCGATAATCTTAACTAACTGACCCGGTACACTCCGGTCATCCCAGTTAGCCTTCACGGCTGCAATCATCTTCTTCTCTTCTATCGTCAACATGGTTATATCCTCTCACAGACCAAAGAAAAAGTCAAGGGGCTAATTCCTTGACTTGGGTTTATCGATTGTCTCCTTCGCTCTTAATGACGCCTCGGTCCTTACGGTCACGAAGCTTTGCAATATTCATGCCAGCAATCGTGCTCATGGGAATCCGTAGCTCCTCGGCCAGTGCTGCGATATACCAAAGCACATCGCCCAATTCTTTTGC